ATATTATTATATTATTATATATATTATATTATTATATATATTATATTATTATATATTATTTCACACTCGCACTAAATCACGAAACGCCGCTCTACGTTGAGCTACAGCCGAACGCCTACAGTACCAACGGTTACAGCGGTTACAAAAAAGACACTATTCTATATAGGGTTTTTACGTTTTTGTAACCAATATTCGCCTACTCTCTCAATGCCTCTCGCCTAAACTTTCGCCTAAAACTTTTGCACAATGCTACATTTCTCGCCTCCGCACTTTATCGCGCTGGATATTTTTTTGTATTATTTTTTTTCAATGTTGGTTTGATGCTTTTCCTTTGTTTTTGAATGTTTCCATTGTTTTTTGATGTTGGTTTGTGAATGAAAGTGCTATAAGCTAGTGTATTACATATTGATTTTGACTTTTTGTAAAATATCCCCTAATTGTATAATATTTTACATATAATATTATACAATTTTTTTATACAAATTTTTGTGTTTTTTATGTTTTATTTTTTTTTGTTTCATATTTTTTTTAGTGCAAAAAAAAAGAAAAATATTTTTTTCAAATACTTTTTTTTTATTTTTTTATTATGTTTATTTTATGTTTTTTTTATTTTATTATTTTTATGTTTTTTTTATTATGTTTATTTTATGTTATTTGTTTATTTTTTTATAATTATTTTTTTTATTTTTTATAATGTTAGTTGTGAAATATTGTTATATTATTATTATTATTATTATTATATATTTACATATATTTTTTTGTCTTTTTGGAGTGCGACTTTTTGTCTTTTTGAGTGCGGCCAAGAGCAAAAAAAAATAAAAAAAATTTGTAAAAGTTATTGACAAAAATTATGATTTTTGGTATAATTAAAGAGTAGAAAAATAGAAAAAATGGAGGTATGAAAAAAATGAAAAAAGCAGAAAAAAAAATCAAATTAATGGAAAAAATTGAAGCGGTAAAGGTTGTTATATATTTTTACTTTTTAGCAATTTACGGCTTAATTTTATGGGTGCAGTATAAGAGTTTTTTAAGTTCTAGCACAATAGAAAAAATAATCGGTATTTTTTTAGTTTATAAAATTATAACTAAAATTTTAAAATTAGAATTTTTGAAAAAATAGGGGGTAAAAAAATGAGTGATTTGGATTATATAAAAAGTTGTTTTCCTTTTGATTTTAAAAAAAGTGGAATAATTAAAGAGAAAAAAATAACAAATCTAGAGCTTGCATATTAAAAGTGGTAACACCGCTTTTTTATGCTATAATATAAAAAATAAAAAATGAACTATAAAAGCAAGCTAAAAAAACGACCTATAAAGGCTATTCTATAAAGCAAGCGAATTTGAGCAAATGCGAGCTATAAAGAGCAAAAGAAAAACGAGCGAGCGACCGAGAAAAGACCAAAAAAATATTTTCTTTTTGGATATTTTTGGATATTTAAAGAAAAAAAATAGGCAATAAAAAGAACAAAAAAAAATGAAAAATTTTTGCGAAAGTTATTGACAAAAACAATAAAATTTGGTATAATAAAAGAGTAGCAAGGAAGAGCTATAAAAAAAGTCAATAAATAAAATCAAAAAAATTTAAAAAAGTTTTGTAAAAGTTATTGACAAGCAATAAAATGTATGTTATAATATATATATAACAAGAAAAGACATAAGCCTTGACCAAACAGGCAAGCGGTTTTTTGGAGGTATGAAAATGAAAAAATTGGAATTGATTAAGGAAATTGAAAAAAGAAGTACAAAAAGTAAATGGGACAAGGGTGTTGGCGAATATGCAGTTGAGCTATTAGAAAATATAGAAAATGGAGATATTATCACAGAGGAAAATCTTTTAAATGGTGCGAGCAGTTGGAAAGAATATAGCTTGGGATGTTGTAGCTTGATATATAATAGTGATATTTGCGAAAGGTTGGCAACACAAAGCGAACAGAAAAGAACTAGAAACGGCGAACTAAAACCAAACAAAAACGAGGAGTGGCTAGACACACAAGCAAGAGCATTATATCAAGCAAGTTGTAGAATTTTAAAAATAGCAAAAAATCAAACATTAGAGAATTAATCTCTAATGTTTGGGATATTGTAAAAAACGGAAAACGATTTAAACAAAATTCAAAAAGTAATATGTAAATAACGGAAAATAATTCATACAAAATTTAAAAAGTGGAGGTTTTAAAATGGAAATAAAAATAAAAATGACTAATACTTTTGAAAAGTATTGTATAAATTCTATTGAAAAAAGAAAAGAACTAAAAACGATTAGTATTATAAAAGAATTATTAAAAAATGAAAAAATAACAAAGGCCAAAAATTTGGCACTAAAAAATTGTAGTATAGCAGATTTGAAATATAACAACAAAAATATTATAGGTTGTAAAATATCTAGTTTGTTTGATTTGTACAATTTTAATGGATATATTATCTTAGAATTGAAATAGGAAGGTAGTAAAATGTTAAGTAAAAAAGAACAAGAGCAAATATATCAAAATTTTATAAAGAAAAATAATCTAAAAAAGGAGAATATATAAAAATGAAAAATAAAAATATAAAAGAAGAACAAGCAAAAAAGGAAATTTTAGAGAGATTAGATAAGTTTAACAATGTATCTATTACAAACCCGTGTTTTAACGCAAACTATTGTAGAGAAGATGAGGAAGAATTATTTAAAGAATTAGAACAAAAATATAATTGCAAAATTGATAGAACATTTTACAAAATAAAATTTTTAAAGGAAGTGTAAATATGAAAAAAGCAAAAAAATATTTAGGAAGAAAAGTTTTTGTCAAATTGCCTTATGTGGAAGGTTGTCAAGATTTTGAAAAAAAAATTAATATTGTTCGTAGTTTTGAAAGTTTTAAAAATGATATTGAAAATGAAATGTATAACATAATTGAATTATTAGAAGATGATATTGTTTTATATCGTTGTGATATTAAAAAAGCAAATAATCTTGCAAATTTGTGTGATATAAGAAATTATTGGGCAAAAGGTATTTTTAAATATAGAGAATTTTTTACTAAAGAAGAAATAAAAAAAATGTTGGAAAATGATTATCTTGTAGCAATAGAAGGGTTGCAAGAAATCGACTTGGAAGATTTGGATAAATTAGAATAAAAGGGAGGCAATATTAGTTGTGAAACAAATTGTATATTTAAAATGCGATATAAAAAAGCAAAATAAAATTGAGTGTTTGCAGGAATTGGCAAAAATCCAAAAATTAGTGGAAAAATGGAATAAAAAAATAGGAGGTAATAAAAATGAACGATTATAATTATATGAGTTATGAGGTTTTTAAAAACGGAAAATAATATTATAAAAATAAAAAATAATAAAAAAAAGGAGTTGTATAAAATGGTAAAAATGGACTTGAAAGAACTACAAGATTATTTAGGGATAACGGATAATGATAATTATATGTATAAGGCAGATGTTATTGGAGAGTTTAGAGATTTAGAAAAGTTAATTGAAAATATGAAAGATTATAAAGATTTAGAAATTATATTAAAAGAAGATTATTACAACTTGAAATTAAATAATAGAATAATGTATGAAGGAAAAAAATTGATAATATATTATAATGAAAATAAAACGCAAATTATGAAAAAACAAGAGAACAAACGGAAAATGAGTTGATAAACGCATTAGAGCAAATAAAAACAATAGCAAAAAAAATGAATATAACTCAGATTATTGGAGAACATTTTGGAACGTATTACAATATTTGAATTAGAATAAAGTTTGAAAAGGAAAGGAAAAGTAAATATGTTGATAATAAGTATGTTAATTTTAACAATTACAATATTTATATTTGGGTATCTGCTAACAGAAGAGCATTTAGAAAAAGCAGAAGAAAAAATGATTGAAAAAATTGTGAAAGAAAGATTAAACAAAAATTAATAAAATTGAAAGGAGATAGAACGCAAAATGATAAAATTAGATAAAGAAAAAATAATAAAATCTTATTGTGGAGATATTGTATGGCTAGAAGAAGTTGAAAGTCAAATATTGGAAAACTTAAATAATAATTTGAATAATTTGACAAATAAAGAAATTATGCAGCTAGGAAAAGCAAAAGAACTGATAATAATTTTATATAAAATGAATTATATAATTGTTGAAACAGAAACAAAAGAATATTTTGACAAATATAATGCCCAAGTTCTTGAATTATATAGTACAATGAAAATTGATTTAATGGAATTACTTGATTATGATAATTTTTGGGAAGAAATTAACTAAAAAACGCAAAATAATATTATTATAGGGGGTTATAAAATGAAATTTAGTAAAATAAAATTACAAATGGTAAAAGAAAAAAATTTTACATACAATAGCAAAACAATTTTTAGTAGTAAAGATATAGTAAAATATATTAATGAAATCGAAAATTTGGATTTAGAGCCAGATGAAAAAATGATATTGATATGTTTAAATAATAAAAATCAAATAATAGCATATTCAGAAATAGCAAAGGGCGGAGTAGATTTTTGTAATATAGATTTTAAAGTATTATTCAAAACAATTTTAATTGCAAATGCAACAAAATTTATATTGGTACATAATCATCCAACAGGTAACGCAAACCCTAGTTTGCAAGATATAAAAATCACAGAAAAAATAAAGAACGCAAGTAATCTTTTGAATATTCAATTTTTAGACCATATTATTATTGGGGAAAATAGCTTTATAAGTTGTATAACAACAAATTAATAAATAAAATAACGCAAAACAATATTATTATAGTAGGTTTTAAAATGAAAATTTTAGAAAAGGATTTAAAAAAATATAAAGGAAAAGAGATTTATATTGTTTCAGTAGATAGCAAAATGTGTCAACAAAGTTATTACAATTTAGAAGAAAAATGGCAATGTAAAGGAATAAGCGATAATGAATTTAATTTAGTAAGAAAGGTATTTATTGAATATGGAATATAAAGGTTATGTAATAGAACGCAAACGGAAATCAAAACGTAATCAAAATAAATAATGAAACAATTGATTATTTTAGCACAAATGAGAACGCAAAACAATATATAGACAAACGCAAAATACAACTTGACAAGATTAAAAATATTATTTTAGGAGGAAAAGAAAATGGAAAATAAAAATGTAAAATAAACAAATTAGCAGAATATGTATATTATATTTGGATAGAAAGCGAAAACTTAAGCATAGAAAATATAACAGACACAATTTTACAACTAAGCGAAAAATGTCTGTAAAAGAAATAACGGAAATGAATTACAATGATTTTATTAATGAAATTATATTTTAAGGGAGGTGAATTAATATGAGAACTAACTATTTAGTTTATAAAAACGGAACATTAATACCTAAATACACAATAAGAGAAAAATTAACTAAAATAACTATTGCAACAGCTAGTGATTTAATAATAGCTCTAAAAATTGTAGGAAATGATAAAAAAGGTTTAGAGATATTTAATGAAGCTGCTCAGGAAGTTTTTGAATATTAATAAAAGAAATAGGTTTATATTTTAGAAGGAAAATAAAAATAGAGAAAGATATATGAGGTTATAAAAAAATGGCAAGAGATAGAAAAGAATATATGAAAGAATATTATAAAAAACATAAGGCTGAACTTATTGCTAGAACACTTAAATGGCAAAAAGAAAATAAAGAGAAAGCAAAAAGGAATAGTTTAAATTATAGAATTAAAAACAGGGAATATTTAAACGCAAAACAGAGAAAAAAAAGAGAAACAGACCCAAACGCAAAACAAAAATATTTAGATTATTATTATAAAAATAGAGATAAAATAAGTGAACAACGCAAAATAAAATATAGGGAATTACACCCTAAGCTTGAAAATAAAAAATAAATCAAAATTTTTACAAAAGTTATTGACAAATACAAAATGATATGATAATATTATAATGAAAGAGGAACAAAATGTATTTTAATTATCATAACAGATTAAAACAACTACTAAACACAGAAAAATATGTAGTTATAAAAGAAAACGGAAAACCGTTTGTATATAGATTTATATTCCCTAGACTTATGAAAAGTTATCCTATAAGAAATTATAGAATAGAAGAATATAAAAAATATATAGTAAAAAGTTTGTAAGTCTTTACCAGAACGGAAAGCAGAACAATAAAAGGAGATTAATATGGAAGAAGGAATTTATATTATTACTATTTTATGTGTAGATGATGAGAATTTATATATTGATTATATAAATAAAAGATTTAAAAGTCTTGATTTAGCAAAAGAAGAAATGGCTAAAAGTGCATTTATAGAATTTAATGAGCTGAGACAAATAAATGATTGTTATAATATTGTAAATGGTGATGATATTACAATTTATCATAATATGAAAATTTTAACAAGATATAGTATAATAAAAATTTAATGAAAATAAGGAGGATTTTAAAATGAAAGAAGTTGTAAATTTATTTATGGAAGAAAACGATTTAATGGCATTAGAAAAATTATATGAAATAACAAATGATAAATTGGTAAAAATATTAATAAAATGGTATAGTGAATATGCAGAAGAAATAGAAGAGTGTTTTACAAATGAATTTGATATGTATGATGATATAATGCAATATATATGGGAAAAATATGAATTAAATAAAAAATAAATTGATTTTTTACAAAAGTTATTGACAAATACAAAATAATATGATAATATATAAAGAGAGGGATTAAATTATGGAAACAAAAACAAAATTATTTAGAACATACAAATGGTATAGGCCATTATCTACTATATTGGAAAACGGAAAACAAGTGATACTCAATAATATAGTAATTTATGATAAAAAAGGTATAATATTTGAAACTAGAAGTGGTTATTTTAATAATGATATTGAAATTGAAATAAAAGACAATATAGTATTGAAAAGAAAAGAAGATTTTACAAAAAAAATAAATTTTGTGATTAGTAATGGAAAAACTTGGGATAATAAACCAACATATAATTTATATATTCATAAAAATAATGTTAATGTAAAATTTATTGGATTTAGTAAAAATATAGATATAATAATGAAAAATTTTGAAATAAATGGTGGAAAAGCAAGTATAGTATATAAATATTTGGCTGATAATAAAAATCAATATTATAAAAAGTTTGAAGAAGAGTTTAAAAATATATCTAATAAAATGTATGAATTTCCATTCGATATTCAAGAAATAAAAACAATATTTGATAATTTGACAGAAATAAACAAATTGGCAATAAAAGAAGAACAAGCAATTAAAAATTTTGATTTAACACAACTTAAGGAAGAAGAACAGAAAACAAATAAAAGATTAAATGAGGAGGATTAAATTATGAAAGTTGATAAACATAAATGTTTAAAAGCAGTGATAGGACAGATAGAAAATATGTTATATAATAATGAAGAAGATATGGAAAATATTAATGAAAGTTTTAGTGATTGGTGTGAAGAAGGAGAAGTATTTGATTTATTAGATGAAATGAACGAAAAAGAAAAGGAGACTTGTAAGGCATATATGTGGAAGATTGCTTCGGTTGTTGATAGTATGACAAATAAGTTGTATTCTTTTTATGTAAATTCCATAGTGGATTTAAAAGAATCAAAGAAAAAAAATTAAAAATATTAATATTACTAAAAGATTTAATTTAAAAGGAGGAATTTAAAATGAATAATAAAGTTTATATATTAACAGAACATAATTATAACAGAGAGTGTGGAGAAGAAATTGACAGTTGGATTTTAGGTGTATTTACTAATGAGAAAAAGGCAAAAGAAGAAATGAAGAAAGTTATGGAAAATGATATTGAAAATGAGGGTTATATTTATGATAATGAAACGGAAAATATTGTGTTCTTTGGAGAACAAGAAAACTGGAACAATTATATAGAATACAGAATAACGGAAAAAGAAGTTGAGTAGGAGGTTGTTTAAAATGAATATATTAAGTAAAGAAGAACAAGAACAAATATATAAAGATTTTATAACAGAAAATTTTAAAACTGAAATTGAAAATCATAAAAACGGAAATTGCAATTGTGATTTAACAGAGGGCGGAACTGGACTTTGTAATATAGGACAATGGTTAGAAGGTTGTATGAGTAGTGAGGAACTTTTAAGAAATTATGATTATATAGTTGGAAATATTACTAAGGACGGACTTATAGAAAAAGAATATTATAGTCAAGGTTATATATATAAAAATGTTCCTAATTATTGGGCTAAAAAAGGAATATGTTATATAAGTGAATATCAAGGGGAAACAGTTGCGAAACCTCTTATAGGCATAGACGGAAAACAAAGAATAGATGAATTTGGAGAAGAAGAATACGAAGAAGATTATTATATAACAGAAAATTCAAAAGAAGGAGAACATTTTGAAACATATAATAGTATTCAAAATGTAGCAAAATTTGCACTAGAAAATGAGTTCGGAAAAAGTAATGAAAAAGATATAAGATTTTTGGCAAATGAAATATTTGATATGGTTGATTGGCAATTTGCTAGTAGTTTAGCTAGTGAGTTAGTTGAAAATTATGAATTGGAGGTAGAATAATATGGAAAGAATAAATGATTTAGAGAATATTTTGCATAAAAGGTTTGAAAATATTGAGCAATTAGAAAAATTTTTAAAAGAATATTTTAGAACAGAGCTTAAATTATACAAATTTGAAGGAGATATTGATTCTATTGAAGATAATCATTTGACTGGTGTTTTAGCAAATTATGATATAGACATTTGGTATATAAAAGATAATGAAAATAAATTATATATTACAGAAGTTTGTTGGAATGAAAACGAAAAAACAACTAATGAAAATTTACAATTTTATAATGAATTAAATGATATTTTAAATATATATTCAGAAAATTGGGAAGAAGAACCTCTTGACGGAAATGAAGTTGATAATCTTATTGAAGTTTTAAGAAATCAATTAAACCTAATTAACGGAAATATAACAATACAAGAATATTTAGATAAATAACGCAAATTGATAGAATAAAATTAAGGAGGAATATAAAATGCAATTACAAGATTTAGAATTAAAAGTTGCGATAGGTGCTGAAAATTATTATGGAATAAAAACGCAAATTAAATTACCTAAAGTAAATGAAAATTATTATTTACCAACAAATTATAAAGAACCATTACAATGTAGATTAATTGATTATACACCAACATTATCTATTGAAAACATAATAAGAATAATGGCAACTGTTGATATTGGTAAACAAACTGGTTCAGTAGAAGATATAAATTTAAAAGAGGTTAGTCCGTTATTATTATTTACAACTAAAAATCAGGCAAGTCAATGTTACTTAGAAAATAAAGATAAATTTAATTGGGATTATTTATTTGAATAAGGAGTGATAATATGAAATTGAAGAGAAAGAAGTATATAATATATTAATACATATAAAAAGCTTGAAACATATAAGGAAGAATTTTGTATGATAATAAACGGAAAATTGTTTGACTGGAAATAAATGTAAAATATATAAATGCTAGTTGAATTTTAAAATTATTGAAAAGGGAGGATAATAGTTTTATGAAATTAATAAGAAGAGAAATTTATGATTTATTAATAGACAATAAAATTGAATTAAAAGAAAGAATGCAAGAAATTGCTAAAATAAAGAATCTTTTATTAGAAAATGATGTTAAGTTTGATGTATTATTCAAGTACGATAATGTAAAAGATTGTTTAAAAGTAGATTATAATTTTTATAGTAATAAACTAGATAAAGAAATGGATATAGATTTTCTTATAGATGAAAATGTTTTTTGGTGGAACAGTACAGATATTACCTGTACATCAATTGAATATGCAGTAAGTTATTTTAATAACACAGAATTTAAAGTTAATATTGGTGGTTTTGACGGAGATAATTATGTAACAACGATAGAGGAATATTTGAAAGAATATTGTCTTGATAATGAAAAAATAGAAGTATTTAAAGAATAGAGCCGTACTATACAAACGGAGAAAGTAGGATATTATGGAAAAATATTTAAAAAAATAAGTGAAATTAAAAAATATGTGGAGTTTAATGATACAAAATTAGCTTTGGAAGAAATTGATAAATTATATGAAGATATATTATATAATGTGGCTTTAAAAAACGCAAATTCAAAAAGTAAGATTAGATTACAATGTGCAAAGAAAATTCTTAACGATAAAAATACTGAGAACAGACCTTTATTTCAAAAGATTTATAAAATTAATAATGAATATATGTTATGCAATGGGTTTATTGCTGTTATTTTAAAAGACAAAATCGAAGGACTTGAAGTGAATGAAAATTCTGAAAATTGTTTAGATTTAAATAAAGTAATTCCATTAGATTTATCGACTAATTATAAAGAAATAAATTTTGATAAAGTAGAAATTGAAAAGAGTATAATTCAAAACAAATCAAACAAAGAAGATAGAGGACAGATACCTTTAATATTAAAGGTTAATGAATTAGAAATTGGGGTTAATCCTACATACTTAAAATATGCTATTGGAATTTTAGGAGATAATGTAAAAATGATGTGTAGCATTAATAATAATAAAAATCCTATATATTTAGAAAGTGAGTTAGGTAGAGCAATTGTTCTGCCAATCAATTTAGATTATGATAAAAGATAAAATAGAGCAATTTTAAGACGTTTTTTATCTTAAACATATAAGTATATTCTTTTGATGTAAAAACGGTTATATACCATATAGAAACGCTTTGAAAGTATATTCAAAAAACGCAAATTAATTAACAAAATATCATAAAAAAATTAAAATATCTATTGACATTTATTAAATTTTAATATATAAAATAGGTAACAATATTAGAGAACACAAAACGCAAATTGAAATATGATTTAAGGAGGTGAATGTATGAATAGGTGGGAAATCTATTCAATGCTAAAAACTGATAGACTTCCTGATAACATTAAAAATCAATTAGCAATAACAGATAAGGAAGAAATTATTGAAGGCATTATTGAATATATAATGACTAAAAATAAATAAGGGGGAATTTTTATGATAAAGTACGGAGAAAAAATTAGTTTAACAAAATTAGACGACAATAGAATGGCACAAATATCTACAAACAAGTTGAATATTAAGAGGAATTATTATTTAAAATATGGATATTTTAGAGATGACATAATTATTAATGATAAAAATGAAATTATAGATGGATATAGCACTTATGTTTTAGCGAAGAATTTTGGAATAAAAAAAATTATAGTAAAAAGAGAGGGTGGAAAAATTAGGAGGAAAAACAAATGAAGAAAAAAATGTTATTGGAAGAAAATGATAGACTTAATAGAAAAATAATAAAATTTGAAGCAAGAGAAAAAATGTTAGAATATAAATTAAGAAATTATGAAGAAAAAAACGGAAATCCATATACATTTATTAGAGAAATAAAAAATATAATAAGAAAGGAGAAATAAATTGACAAGCAATATAAAAGAAGATTTAACAGGAAAAAAATTTAATTATTTGACCGTAGTAGGATTTGAACATGGATTTTGGAAATGTAAATGTATTTGTGGTAATTATAGTTATTTAACAAGAACTCAATTAATATCTGGAAGTAAGAAATCTTGTGGTTGTATGAGAAGAGCTGGAAATTTAATAGGAAAGAAATTTGGAAGATTAACAGTTATAAGAAAAGTTGGAGTAGACAAAAATAATTTTGTATATTGGGAATGTAAATGTGATTGTGGTAATATAAAGGTTATTAGAGGAACTAGTCTAAAAAGAGGATTAACAAAATCTTGTGGTTGTCTTCAAAAAGAAATTGCTCGTATAAAAATTCCACGAAAAAAATAAGCAACAAATGATATAACAGCATAACCTAAAATTTAAAGAAAGAGGTGTGCTATATGAAATTGACTGAAGAACAAAAAAAAATAGTAGAAGATAATCATAATTTAATATATGGTTATTGTTATAAATATAATTTAAATGTAGAAGAATATTATGGTGATTTAGCCATTGCATTATGTGAAGCCGCACAAACTTATAAAGAAGAAAAATCAAAGTTTACAACATATGTGTATTTAAAATTTGGTACTACAATAAAATATTTGCTAAGAAATCAGGATAAAGATAGATATAAAGCAAATTATAATGCTATTAGTTTAGATGAAAAAATTTCTATTGAAGATTCAAATGTATCTAACATACCTGATAATTTAATTATAGATAATATAACAAATAATAATGATGTTGGGAAGTTACTTTTGCAAGGTTATAATCAATCAGAAATTGGTAAAATTTTACACTATTCACAAGCTTCAATATTTAGACGTATAAAAAAATTGAGAAAAACATTAATGGAGTGTGTGTTATGAACGCAAAATGGATTGAAATTTTGGAAAATTTAGATAAACATATAATATTTGACAAACATATAAATAAAATTTGTTTTAGTGCAGAATTTATAAAGAACAAACAGGAAATAATAAAATTTTTGAAAAATATGAATTAAAATATAACTTTTGGCATATAATATATATGAGAACGCAAAATGAGATTAAGCAAAATTGTGTGAAAAATGAATTTTGGAGTGATTTTGTGTCAAAATCTAACAAACGTGCAAAAGATATGTTGATAAAATTATATGGTGCAGAATGTTTTATAGAAAAGTTACATATAAGACCAAGTACAGAAAGAAAATATAGTGGAAAAGCACAATATCATAAAATGAAACAATTGACATATCATCATATTATTGAGAAATCAAAAAATGGTAAGGCTACTGTAGAAAATGGAGCTCTTCTATCATTAGAAAATCATCAATGGTTTAATAAGCAAAGTCGAGAAGAACAAAATAGAATAAACAATATGTTTCAAGAGTATAAGAGTCAATTTAATCAAAAATATAAAATAGCTGTAGCACAAATTACAAATGGTAAAATTGAAAAAACAGAATTATTAGTTCCAGAAGATAGGGAAGAACCTATTTATATACAAGCATATGATATAACAGAAGAAGAGTGGCAAAATTTTAAAGCTGAAAGAAACAAAAGAGTTTTGGAGAACCCTAAGTGGGAGAACGCAAAACGCAAATTTAAAGAGATAGAAAGGTAGAAAAATGAAAGAATATTGGAAGTCTGTTAATGGATATGAAAATAAATATGAAGTTTCAAATACTGGTAAGTTAAGAAGTTTAAATTATAATAATACACATACTATCAAAGAACTTAAACCTAAAATTAACAAGCAGGGCTATTTAGAAATCTCATTGTCGTTTAATAATAAAAGGCGAGACTATATCCTTAGCAGACTAATTTTTACAACTTTTACTAATATAACATTATGCAAAAATGACATAATAATATATAAGGACGGAAACCCACTTAATACATCTTTAGATAACTTATGTGTTATTACTAGAGGGCAAAAACAAGAACATACATATGATATTGGTAATAGAGAGAGATATATATTTGAATATAATGGTAAACTAAGACCAATAAAAGAAATTGCAAAAATAAATAATATAACTGAAGAATTAATTAGAGCAAGACTTAAATTGGGCTGGTGTATTTATGAATGTGCAGAAATTACGAAGGGTGAGGTAGTAAAATGAAAAAGAATTTTAGATATGATAGCAGTTATAATAGTGCTAAAAAGCAAAATATACAAGAAATGGTAGAACATATATTAGATAAAAAATATGGAGATACAGTATCATTAGGTGAAGCATCAAAAATATTAGGATATAATCTTGATGATGAACATGAGGCACAGAAATTTAAATCTAGTATGGCAAGAGTTAAAAATTTTTTAATTGATTATGGATATATTTTAAAAACGATTACTAATGTTGGTTATTATATATTGAAGCCAAAACAAATTCCTAGTTATACTTATAGAACATATATTGTTAAACCTATAAAATTATTAAATAAGGCAGATAGAATTTTAAAACATACTGAAATAATTAACTTGGACGAAATAAGGCTTAAAGAGTTTAATGAAGTAAATAATCTTAACAAAAAATTATATAACTCTATAGATAAAGAAATAACGGAAAGTGATTATTATAAAAATAAAGGATATTATAATGATTTAAATGATTAGGAGATGATTTTTATGGCATTTTATGCACCTTTTTTAGATGATGATACAGGTATTGAATACAAAAATGAAAATATATTAAAAGCATTAAGGACATTAAGTGAAGACGAATTAAATGCTCTTATAATTTTTGCTAAAACAATATGTAAAGATTATAAAGTTAAAAAACTAGAAGAAGAAAAACAAGCTATAGAACGCAAAATAGACTTATTGAAAGGAGAAGGTATAAATGAATAATATAAAGGATTTTTTAGTAATGAATAAAGTAGCTAAAATCCCAATACAAACAAAGAAAAAAGAAATAGAATATACATATAAATTATCTTATAATAATAATATAGATTTTATAATAGATAAAAATAAAAATGGGAAACTATATAAACAATTCGTAGTTATACCTTCTGAAAAGTTGATGTATATAAGAGATAAATCTGGAGATTATCCAGTTAATAATCAATCTTTAGCTGCATTTTTTAGTCAGATGTCAAGAGATGAATATAACAATTTAATGGCAAATGTTAATGAATGGTATGTTGATTTTAGTAGATATGAAAAAATATATTATAGATTTCATTTACTTCAAGAAATTTTTTGTTCGCATTATGATTCAGATAAATTTAAATATGAAATAATTAAAAGAGGATTTAAACCACCTTATATTAGTGGAAATGAATCATTATATTTAGACGATATTAATTTATTTGTAAAAATTTTAAAAGAAACTAAAAAAAATAATAAAATAGATAATAATGAACTAAGAGATTTATTTTATATTGGGCATAATATAAATTTTAATAATGTACTTTATATATTAGATAAAAGAAAAGATTCTGATTTTAAAATAACAGTTGGAGATTATTATAATTATAAAGGAATTACACTTTTATCAGTAATAAAAAAATATAATTTAGATTTTACCACATTTATAAATTATTTATTTGATAATTTGTATTATCAAGGTATTGAAGAACTAGACGGAGATATATTGACGATATATGATGATTACTTAAATATGCAAAAGATTATATATAATAAAATTAAAAATAAATATCCAGACAGTTTAAAGTTAGAACATGATAGGCTAGTTATGAAGTTCAATTTGCACAAACAATATTATCAAGATAAAATAATTAAATTTAATCAAGAGAAAGTGAAGGAAATAGAATATAGCACAAAAGAATATTCAATAATACTTCCAGCAACGTCTCAAGATATAATAGATGAAGGCATAAATTTACATCATTGTGTTGGTTCTTATGTTGAAAAGGTTAAAGATGGAATAACTCATATATTATTTATGAGAAAAACCGATGATATAGATAAAAGTTTAATAACAATAGAATTTAATGATAATAGTGTATTAATGGTAAGGGGTTTACAAAACAGATATATAGATGAAGAAGAAAAAAAATTTATAAAAAAGTGGGCTATAGAAAAAAATATTAACATTGATGATAGAACATGTTTATAAAATATAAAAGGAGAATTTTATGAAAGTAAAAAATGCTAATTTAAAGTGGAATGTTTTAATGTGTGATTTTAATTCTAAAAAAAAATAAGAAACTATAATATATTTAGCCAACGTTTTGTAAATGAATTACATAAAAAGGTTAAAAAAAAAGAGGTCGGGTGTTATGATGAGCACTGAATATGTAAATAAAGAATTAAGATTAAATTTTATATGAGGAGTAATTTTATGAAAATTGGAGATATAAATTTAAATAAAACAATAATAATTTATGCTTCTGTAAATGATATAAAAAATAAAAGTAGGATAATATATACGTTAAAAGAATTTGAAGAAGCGATAAAAAGACAAGATAAAATTATAGAAACTACACAATTTCATGCTTTGAGTTCTAAATATTTTGAAAAAGGATATGATATATTTATAATTTCTGAAGGGGAACAAATAAAAATGAGCGATATTTTGAGAATAGAAAAAGCTCCATTTACCTATGGCAGAGAAATAAGATTAGCACATAATTGGGAAAAAATGTTTCATTCTGGAGTTTTTAATATACCTTATAGTTGGGAATTTTAGATAGGAGGATTTGTAAATTGAGAGTAATATTAAAAAATGGTAAAATTGGAAAATTGGTTAAGGATGTGCATATAATTTTTGATGATGGTGATGGACACAGCTATACTGTACCAGCTAATGATATAATCGAAGAAGTAAAAAATGAAAATTATAAAAAGGAGGAAGGTTTAAGATGTTCCAATTAAATGATGTAATATGTTTTAGAGAAAATCATAAATGGGTTGGTTGCATAGGATTTGTAAATGAAATAAAAAAAATAAAAAAAGAAGATGGAAAGGAAACCTTGAGATTAATGATAGGAGTGCCAGTTCCAATGGAAGGAATTGCTTATATATTTGCAACACCAGAAGAAGTTGAAAATTTGGAGTGTACAACAAGTTATCCATATAAAATAGTATAATATATTCATAAATTAGAAGTAATTGAAAATATTATAGATAGTCCGAATTTTTTTGAATGATACTGCACAGGGTAAAAATGGCGAATATTTAGATGTAGATGGTGGTCAAATACATGTATTAAAACGAGATATAAATTATATTTTAGAAAATTATAGGGATATTATATAATAAGGAGATGTAAAAATGAAAAAAAAATTTGAAGTTTTAGAAATAGTATTAATATTATTAATTATTTTTTGGTTAATATTTGGAATTATTGATGAAATAAAAAAAATAAAAGGTTCAAGTCAAACAATTAATTATGTTGAACAACAAAATGAATCAAATGTATTAAGAATAGATTTTTTTTAAAAAATGAATAATCAAAGTTAAAATAGCATATAATATTAACATAGGAGGTAGCAAGTGAAATTTATTATAAAAATAATTATTTTCATCAGAAGTGTTTATTTCTATTATATAGCCAGAAAAGAATGTATAAAACGAGGCTTTATTGATAAACAAGGAAACACAACTCAAAAAGGTAATATCTATAACAGATTTCTTGATAATCATTATTTATTAAAATCTCGTAATCTTGATAATCTTACTGATGCTGATATGAAGATTGTTAATCAAGATTTTGAAAAATATTATAATGAAAATTATGGAGAAAATTATTTAGATAAAGATGAAATTAAACAATTTGTTTTGTAAAAATCATAAGGAGGAATAAAATGAATGAATTTGAAAAAATAATAGAAAATTTTAAAAATATGAAGTCATTAGAATATTGCCATACATACAAAAGCAAGTTAATAGATGAAATTTTATATATAATGGAACAAAAGGATATGAAAATTACAAAAATTATAAATAAATTAAATGAAGATAATAATAATGACCAAATAGAAGTTAAAAAATATGAAGAAATGAGAAGACATTGTACAAATAATTTTTATAAAGATAGTTATCAAAAAAGTATTCATGAATTAAACTCTAAAAGGCAAGTAAGAAATGAAATAATTAATTTTATTAATAATTTAGAATAAAAGAGGTGTTATAAATGACAAAAGAACGAGCAATTGAAATATTAGAATATATGAATGATGGATATACTTTTAAAGATTGTGCCATTTGTGATAGAAATAGCTATAATGAAAAAACAAATTGTTGTGATAGAAATAAGTGTGAGTATTTGAAGGCTATAGATGTTGTTTTGGATATAATAAATAAAACAAATAATAAAGAAGATAATTTAAAAAATTATGAAATTGATAGAATTGGTAATTTATCTTTATGCTATAAAACATTCATTAATAGAAAACATAAAAATGATGAGATTGAAATTTGTATATGGGACAAAGATTTTCAATCAAGATGGACAATTGCAAGTTTTGACAAAGATGAAGAATATGATTGTTATCGTTTAAATAGTTGTTTGGACAGACTAAATGAAGAAAAGCTTAATTGGCAAGATTTTGGCGAATTAGTCAAGAAGGGTTATAAATTTTTAGGTGCTAAGGGTGTTGATACATATAGCCAAATATATGAGCATTAAAAATACATAAAATTAAAGTTTTATAAGGAGGTTAATATGGAGGAGATAAATAAGTTAAGCACTTCTATATGTGATTTAAGTTATCAAGAAGGGTTAGAAGAAATTATAAAAAATTTAAAAACGATAAATATTGATACATTTGCTATGAATGATACTTCTCAAGCTAGATATATAGGACAAAAGGAAATGTTGGAATTAATAATAAAGTATTTAGAAAGATGTCTATAGGTAATATTGTGTTAGATGAATTTATTAAAGAAATAAAAGTGGAGGACAATAATTATGTTAAAAATAGAAGATTTAAGTAAATTAAAAATAACATCATTAACAGCAGTCATACATTTTAAATATGATAATAAAGATTATTTTATTCATACTAATAATGAAAGTACTACAAGTACAACTTTATATGAAGGAAGAACAAAATTTAAAAATGAGCCATTAAAAAGTTGTTGGGGATACATACCAAACTTAATAAAATATAAAAATAACAAAAGGGTTTTAAGCTCTATAGATAAAAGAAATTTTGTTAAAAAATTATATAAGGCTAATTTAATAGATGTTTACGATGAAATAAAAGAAGAAGTTGAAAATGAAAAAATAGAATATCAAAATTTAATTGAACAAATAAATAAATTAAATAAAAGATTGATAGAGCTAAAAAATGCATAAAACTAAAATTTTATAAATAAGGAGTTTTTATGGAAAATTTAGAAGAATTAAAGAAAAAATATGAAGAATTGGGACAAAAAATAAATGAGTTAGAAAATAATTTAAAGAATAAAAATAATAGAAGCAGAGTAAATCATTATTGTGAATATTATTATATAACTGGAGATTCAGAAATAGCCTCTGATGAAGAAAATAATTTGGAATTAGATGATAATAGATATAATATGGGAAATTATTTTAAAACAAAAGAGCAAGGCGAAAAAGTTTTAAATAAATTAAAAATTTATACAAAGTTAAAAGATTTAGCTAATAGATTAAGTGAAGAAGACCCTGTAGATTGGAGTAACTTAGACCAATATAAGTTTTATATTTATTATAATCATCATTATAACTATCTTTCACAAGGTTCGTTCTGTTGTGTTCACTATATTGGTAGTATATATTGTACTAGTCCACATTTCCTAGATAAAGCTATAAAAGAAATAGGAGAAGAAGAATTAAGGGAGTTGTTTGAAAATGAGTAAAGGAATAAGAATTTATAATTGGTTTATTGGAATATGGGGGACTATTTTAACTAGTTTATTAATTATGGGAAGTATGATGAAAGAAATATTTGATAAAGAATATAAACCATCAACATTGTATATATTATTTGTAACTTTTGTTTTTACATATTATGTTTTTAAATTAGCATACATGATAAATTATTCCATAAATTCAAAGGATGAGGAGGAAAAATAATATGCTATCTAAAGAAAATATAGATAAATTAATATTTGGAGGTATATATAGAGTTGATTACGATGATTTAAAAGTTTGGTGCCCTAATCAACTTGAAGGATTCAATGACCAACACTATGGAACTTGGATACCAGTTCATTCTATAAACAAAGAGGGTAAAGAAAATTATTATATGATTGATACTTATCAAATGTCAGGCGATTATTTTAATAATAAATATAGTAATGATAAGGAAGAAAGATATAAATCTTTATTGGAAGGTTTAGAAGAATGTTCTAATGGAGAGCATGGAAATTATGTAGCTAGACTTCCTTTTAATTATTATTATTCTGCAATTATAGAAATAACTGACGAAAATTTCCATATATTTAAATTAATTGCCGATTTGCATGATTATAAATTGACAGACGAAAATGATGGTCGTAAATATAATGAAGAAGATGTTTTATATTATGTTAGATTATATAATGAACATAATTATCCAAAAGGAATAGTTATTGTAAAAAAAGATGCAAAAATAAATTACCAAAATAACATAGAGGCTAAAATTTCTGATATAAAAAAATGGATAAAATATCCTGAGCCTGCATCTGATTATGAGATAGAAGAATTGTTAAGCATAGAAAAAGAAGCTATTGAAAATAATGCAGAATATGATAAATGTGAACTTGATAAGTTTATCAAGAAGAATATCTTTATAAAAGAATTAAAAAATATATACAATTCTTACCTTAAAGCCCTAGAAAATGAATAAAATAAAGGAGGAAATATGAACAGTATAGAAGAAATTAAGAAGTTTATTAATGAAAAAGAATATTATGGAGATTTTGAAAATTTTTTTGATGATTACTATGATGATTTTGACAATATTAATTGTATATTATGGGAGACTTTAAAATCAGATGACCATAGATGGTATCAAGTTGATTATAATGTTTACGAATTTATAAAAAATGGAAATAGCTTAGGATATTTATGCATAGAAGAAGTTGGGATATTAAAGAGCGAGTCAATGACTAAAGCAGATTGTTATTATAATATTAAAGCTTATAATGTTAAAAAGGTTATAAAAGAATCGTTTGAGATTATAAATAAGTAAAAGAGTATTAAAAGTTTTTGAGATTTTAAAAACTAAAGTGCAATTATTATAAAATTAAAGTGCAAAAACTGCACTAAAGGAGATGTTTATTATGGATAAAAGTGCAATGATTAGAGGAGCAATATTGGCAATGCAAATAGATAACAATACTAAAACACAATTGTTTAATTATTTAGATGAATTAGAAGAAAGAGAACGTTGGCTATGTGCGTTAGAAGCTGCTGGAGTAGATAATTGGAGTGGCTATGGATATGCTCATGAAGTAATAGAAGAATGGGATAATGAAGAATAAAAAGTTGATAAAATAGAATTTTTATCCATTTTTGAATTTTTCTTAGAACCATCTACTTTATTCTTAATATTATTTTTATTTAAACTATCTTTGACATTTTCATTATTAATATTTAACATATTTAGTACCTTTCTAATAAAAATTCTACTTTAAGTTTGAGACCAATTCATTATGCAAGTGTTTCTGGTGGTAAAGATAGTTTATATATGTTAAGACTTATATTAACAAAACAAGATAAATATCCATTAGATATGGTAGTTCATTTTGAATTAGAAATAGATTGGGATTGGTCTAAAAAAGTAATAGATGAAATGGAAAGAATTTGCCAACAAATAGGATTAAAATTTGTTAGGATAAAACCAAGAAAAACTTGGGAAGAAATATATAATAAATATGGGTTTCCCAATGCAAGAGCTAGATGGTGCAACAACATATACAAATTAGATTGCAAGAAGCAACTTAATGAATGGATAAAATCTCAAAATTGTAGACCAGTTGCTTATATAGGATTTTGTGCTGATGAAACAGACAGATTTAAATATGAAATTGGTAATTGGGATAAACAAGACTGTTGTTATCCATTAGCAGAAGAAGGTATTGAAGAAAAAGACATATTAGAATGGGCTAAAAATCAAGATTTATTAAAAGATTATTATAAATATTTTAAAAGACAAGGATGTACTGGGTGTCCGATGGCAACTATGAAAGAATGGGCTTATCTATATCAAAAAGAGCCAGATAGATTTGAATATTATATGCAAAAAATTAGAGAAACTGAAATTATGATAAAGAATAAAGGTAGAAGTTGGCAATTTAAGAACATAGGAGTAGACGAGTTTGAAAGAAGAATAAAAGATAAATGGATAAAAAAATTAGAAAATGAGCAATTAATTGAATAATTTATATACTTTTAGCATATAATATTAGTAAATAAAAATATTATAAGTAAAGGGGATATATATGGAAAACATTCACACATTGTATCTTGGTGATTGTTTAGAAGTAATGAAAAACATTCCAAATGGAAGTATAGATTTAATAGTAACTGACCCACCATATTTAATTAGATATAAGACTAATCACAGAAAAAATAAAAATCATGATTTTTGTAATGAAATAAAAAATGATGATAATTATGAATTAATTCATAATTATATAAAAGAATGCTATAGAATTTTAAAAGATAATAAAGCTATGTATATGTTTTGTAGTTGCGACCATGTTGATTATTTCAAACAAGAGTTAGAAAAATCTGGATTTAAAATTAAAAATATGATTATTTGGGTAAAAAATAATTGGACTGCTGGTGATTTAAAAGCACAATTTGGAAAACAATATGAAATATTATTTTTAGTTAACAAAGGTAGATGTTTCTTTATCATCAAAATCAGAAACCATTAGATTTAATAAAATTGTGTATTGAAAAACATAGTAAGGAAAATGATATAATTTTTGATGGATTTATGGGTAGCGGTACTACTGGGGTTGCTTGTAAACAATTAAATAGAAAATTTATCGGAATAGAATTAGATGAAAAATATTTTGAAATAGCACAAAATAGAATAAATTTATCTTGTTAATTTTGCACAAGAACAAATGTGAATTGTGTGGAGGCACTAAAAATTTAGATGAAATAAGAGATGGAGAAAATTTTAGAATAAGAAAATTAACAGGAAATATTTAAAAATTTATTATTAAAATAATAAGAAAGTGAGGATATAAGATGATTTTCTTAAATAAATATTTAAAAGAAATAGGAATTGATGAAAATTATTGGCTATTTACCGATAGAAAAGTAGATAAAAGAGCATTACCAGACGAAGAAGGTTTTGTTCTTTCAGAATTCTTTAGCCTAGATGTTTCGCTTGCAATTTATATATATTCTCACTTGTGTTATTTTAAAGAACATTGTTTACATGGAGTTCCAAGCTGTTTTTTATATGATAAAAATGGAAATCATATTGACTTTGAAATAGGCAAGAAAAAATGGACTAAAAAGATTGATGAAATGATAGATGGTTTTAAAATGATTATTGCAAGTGATGAATATATAGAAAAATATATAAATGAACCTGACTATGATAAAAGAAAAATAGAACAAAACAAAATTATTGAGAAAGGATTAAAGGTTTTTATAAAATATTATTCTAATCTTTGGTGTTAAAATGGATAAAAATAGTGAAAATGTAAAAAATATAGTTATTTCTTGTGAAGTTATTTTCTATAAAGAGCCTCCTGAACCTAATACTTTTGGAAATAATGATATAGCCTATCAAATATATTATCATACAGATACTGGAATCATGAGAGTATTTGAAATAGGAGCATTTGGAGATGCAACACTTGTTAGAAGTTTTAAAGATAGAAGAAATAGAGGAATCACATTAAAAGAAATGTTAGAAAATATAGAAGAAATATCAAAAATGAATTATAAAGAGTTTAAAGAAAAAATATTATTTTGTGAGAAAGAGGTAGATAAAAATGGCATATAGTAATTGGGGTGCGTATATATGGAAAAATGGAGAAAATATAACTAAAAAGACGGCTGATAAAGATTTTATTTATATTAAAGCTGATAAAAAATGGTATGAAAGCACTGTGGTTGACGATATGGATGTTGAAGGAATGCCACGTGCTGGAGGTCATGCAGTATTAATTTTCGAAAATTTTGCACTAGAATTTTACAAGATTTATAATCCAAAAATAGTTTTTAATACTGGTAAAATTATACAAACTCAAGTTTTAGAAAAAGATGAATTCATATATGAAAATAAAAAAATACAATTAAAAATAATTGGAATGGCTATAAATACAAATGAAAACATTGTTGAATTTGATATTGAATATAAAAATGATGTTTATTGTGTAATAGTGGGTATGGGTGTTGGAAATGGATATGATAAAACTAGGACTTCTAAATTTATTAGAAAACATATTACATTCACACCAGAAAGAAGATGCTACTTTTTAAAACATAAATGGACAGAAGCAACTGATACTTGGCAAGTTTTAGATTATTTAGGAAGATTAGACGATATAAAAGATGAAAGATATTATAGATGGATATTTGGAATAAAACCATTTTTTAAAGATTTAATAAAATTTAAATTTAAAAACGCATTTTTTCATTTAGAAGAAATACGAGAACGTAATATTAAAATAAAATTATTAAAATAGGAGATTTATGATGAATAAAATTTATGAAGAAATAGCGACTTTACAAGGCGAAATTGCTCAAAGTCAAGAAATAATACATTCTATAGAAGAATCAGATAGTGATAAAATAAGGTTAAAATTTGAAACACAACATTGGTATGGATTTGCCGAACCATTTTTAGGTAAAGATAAAATTAAAGTTGAAACATCTAAAAGTTTCTTATTAACTATATTTAATACAATTATTGAGAACAGAACTAAAGAGATTGACAAACTAATAAAATCTTGTAATTGCTATAAAGTGAGAGGAGAATAAAATGAAAAAGATAGTTAGTTTATTAGTAATTTTAATATTAATGATATTAGTGTTGTGTGGGTGTACTGAGGTTAATAGAGTGTCTTACAATATAAAACAACAAGCAGACAATTTTAATGTAACAAGAAGAATAGTAGTAATGAATGCAAGAACAGACACAGTAATGTTTGAATTGATAGGAAATTTTAGTTTACAAAACAATGCTTCTAATGAATTAGAAATTATATGTGAAGTAGATAACAATGTATATAAGAAACACTTTATATACTTGAATGATTACACAATATATGTAGTAGAAGATGTAAGCGGTGCTTATGTAGACAAATATCATTACGAAGTAAATTACATACCAGAAATGATAGCACCAATAACATTTACATCACAAGATTGATGAAGGCTAGACTTAATCTAGCCTAGGAAGGAAAAGATTATGGAAGAGATAGAAATAGGAGAATATGTAAGAACTAAGGATGGAATAATAGCTCAAATTGAAGATATAGATTATGAAAATAAAATATATGAATTTGACAGAATTATTTATACTAATATCTTTGGTTATGCGTCAACATCGCTAGACAACGATGAAATGTTTGAAAAAATTATAGTAAAACATAGCAAACAACTAAAAGACTTAATAGGAGCTGGAGATTTAATAATTTATAGATTAAAAGGACTGAAACATCAAGTTAAAGGATTAATAAGAATATATAAGGATGCAAGAAGTGGAAAAGAAAAATTAGAGATAGATAATTATAGCTTAGAACAAATTGAAATCATAAAGATTTTAACTCATGAACAGATAGAAGCTAATTGCTATAAAGTAGGAGGAGAAGAATGTTAATATTACCAATAAAGCGAAAATGGTTCGATATGATAAAAAGTGGCGAGAAAAAGGAAGAATATAGAGAAATAAAGCCATACTGGACTAAAAGGTTTGAAAATTATTATGAAATAGCAAAATTAAATATTGAACTAGAATGTCCAAATTTTAAAGAAATTTATTATAGGGTAGTATTTAGAAATGGATACGGAAACAATGCTCCACAAATGACCTGTGTGTAAATTAAGAATAGGAAAAGGCAAAGAAAAATGGGGTGCAGAGCCTAATAAAGAATATTACATATTAGAAATATTAGAGATAGTAGGAGGAGAAGATGAATAGAGAGATAAAGTTTAGAGGAAAAAACAAAGATATAGGCTGGGTTTTTGGTCAGTTAGCTTATGGATTAAATGGAGAAACTTATATAATAGAGGAAGTTGAATTAGATAATAGTTATGGATTAGAAGAAACTATTTTATATCCTGTTATGTGGCATAGAGTAGACCTAGAAACAATAGGACAATTTACTCGGATTACACGATAAAAACGGAAAAGAAATATACGAGGGAGATATAGTAAAAATAACAAATAAAAATAGCAAAGTAATACCGATAAAACCTTTAATTGCACAAATTGTTTGGTCAGAAGAATATTTGGCTTATATATTAATAACTACAAGTGTAAAAGACGCATTTGAAAATTTAGGAGAGTATATTGATTATGATATAGAAGTGATAGGAAATATCTGCGAAGATAGTAAATTATTGGAAGGAGAATAGATATGTTAAAAATAAGAGAACGGAGTAAATTTAAAAGAGCTTGAAAAGTTTGGATATACGAAATTTGATATAGGACTATATGAACCATATGAAATATATGAAAAATATATAAAACCTTATTTAAGCATAAGGATAAGACCAGATGGAAATATTGTTGCTAATAATGATGATACAAATGCAATTTTAAAAGAAGAATATATACAAGATTTAATCACAGCAAATTTAGTAGTAAAGGAGTAAAGATATGTTAGATATAAAATTAAAAATAATTATATTTTTAACAATAGTTTTGTACATAGTAGCGTTATCAATAACAATAATTAAATTAGTTAATTGGCAAAATGAATATAACAATAAAGATGAGCAAATAAAAATATTTAAACAAAGCTTAAATGAACAAATAGAAGAAAAACAAGTATATATGAATTTATTAAAAGAGAGGAGTAAATAAGATATGAAAGTATTTAAAAATATAGATGAAAAATTTAAAGATATAGGATTTAAAAAGGTAAAAGATGACAAATATTCAGTTACATATGAAAGATATAATGGAAAGTATAAATACATACAAGTATTAGATATTAGTCATAAGAAAAATGGAAGACATATTATACAAAGTTATGATAAAGATTTGTTTGACAAAAAAGGAATAGGCAATACTGGTGTTGGCTTAACATATTATGAAACGAAATTGGCATTAAAAAAGATGAAAAAGAAAAAATGGCACAAATAATTGCTAGGAGGTGTTTTAAGTGAAAGAATGTAAATTTATAAGACAAAATAATTATGATTATATTGTGTATGAATGCAGTAATTGTAAAGAAGAGTGGTGTTTTGAAGATGGAACACCAGAAGATAATAGCTATAATTATTGTCCAAAATGTGGAGCAAAAGTAACAAAAATTATTGAATTAGAAGAGGAGGGCGAGTAGTGGAAAATAGTATAGAAGAAACAATAAAAATAATTGAACGAAAAATAAAAGAAGCAGAACATTATTCAAATATTACTGGACTTTGTTTGACTTTAGATGAAGAGCTACGCAATGCTCTTATGAATATTTTATCAAATTATAAAAAAGTATTAAAAGAGAATGAAGAATTAAAATTTGAAGAAAGAAGCAGAATAATTGGGAAATACGGAGATGTTGAAATTCACGATGTGATAAATAGAACATTATCAAATGATTATATTCCAGTTCAAAAAGTAAAAGAGAAGATGGAAAAAGATATAAAAACAAATGAACATACAATACTTGGAGGAAGAAGGAATGGAAAAACTTTAGAATATGGCAAAAGATTAGGAAGAATAGAAATGTGTCAAGAACTACTAGAAGGGGAAAATAAAATATGTATGGTATATTAAGAAAATTAAAAAGTATATTAAACGGTTTAAATGATGAAGAACTAGAAGAATTTGATTTATGGGTAGACAATGAACAAGTAATCAGTGTAATAGCAGTAGACAGAAATGGTATAAGTTTAATTACAGATAGTAGTAAATTAAAAATAGATGGTAAAGAATGGTAGAAAGGAGAAAAATATGACAGAGGAAGAAAAGAAAGCTATTGAATTATTAGAAGAATTAGATTGGCTATATTTGGATTTTCCAGAAACAAAGTGTAGTGAATATGAAGATGCCGCAAATCGTATTATATCAGATTATAAAAGAGTATTAAAAGAGAATGAAGAATTAAAAATAAAAAACAATGCAATAAAAAGAGAAAGTGAAGCATATGCTGAACACATGATTAGATTAGATAATGAATTAAATTTAGAAAAAGAAAAATCAAAATATGAATGGATTAGACAAAATTGTTTATCGCAAGAATTAGTAAATAAGTTATATATTCCGATTCAAAAAGTAAAAGACATAATAGACAGAATTGATTATGATATAAAAAAGACTAAAGAAATAATATCAAAAAATACAAATATTTTTGCAAGTTATCGAAAAAATGATTACCAAATAGTTAGATTAAAAGCGATGAATACAAAATCTTTAGATATAAAAAAGAGATTACAAAAATTACTAGAGAGTGAGGAATAATATGATTAATGAAGAAGCACAGAAAATATTAGATAGTATGCGTAATGTTATGTCAGAAAATTTAACAGGAGAGGCTAAAGGATTATTTGAAGCAATTATGAAGATAGCAGATGAAAGAGATGAATTAAGAGAAACAGTTGAGCGACAAAACTTAGAGATAATGGCACAAAAAGATGCACGCGATTTTGATGCGGAAATAACAAATGATGTAAATGAAATTGCAGTTAAATTATTAAAAAAACTTAAAGAAAAAAATGAAATAATAAATAGGCAAAATGAAGAATTAAAAAAAATAAAAAGTAAATATTGGGAATTAGCTAAAATTTTATTAGACAATTAAAAGGTCTTATTAAATAGGAGGTGTATTTTAAAATGAATTTTTATAAATATAGAATGTTTACTGCATTAGCATTATTATCATTTTTATTAATTATGTTTATATTATTGATGAATTACGATATAAAAATGAAAAATATAGAAAGGGATAAAGAAATTGAAAGATTAAAAATATTATCTAATTCTAATATTACTAATTATGTAATAGAAAAAGAATATTAGAGATAAAAAATCTATTAAACATAAAAAGTGCATAAAACATTGTTTTTATGCACTTTTTCAAAAATGAAACCCTTGGGGCTGTAGGGTTACAAGGTTCGGTGGTTTTTAAAAATCAAAAATTTTAATAATTTTAAGAAAATTTTATAAAAATGAATATTTTTATAGTTTTTAGCATATAATAATAATATAAGATGATTTTTGTTTTGAGATAGAAAGGAATATTACTTAATAATGGATTATAAAATTAGAGTTCATAAACCTGAATTAGAAATATCTATTTTAAATCAAAATCTTACTTTGTTAAAAGCAAGAAACAATCTTAGATGGTTGCAAAATAATAAATGTATTAATTGTAAAGATAAGTGTAATGATTGTATAATAGATTATAATGATAAGATTTCAATTGAAAAAGTTTTAGATTATCTTGATAAAATTATTCCCAAAAGGTCAATAAAAGGTTTTTATAAATTCGGAGGTGAAAAATGAGAATAAAAAATGTTAAACTAGAATGGTGTGTTCTAATAGAAGATTTTAATTCAAGACAAATAAAAAATTATAATATCTTCGGTCAAAAATTTATTGAGGAAATACATAAAAAGGTTAGAACAAAAAAAATTACTAATTTAAAAGAATTAAGAGAAGAAATAAGAAGCTGGGCAATTTATCATTATTGGTGCAAATCAGAATTTGAAATTGCAGTAGGTGGATTATTTGCTAAAAGTTTAGAAGATTTTGAAAAAATAGATGCTTACAGGCAGATAGAAATGAATTTAGATAGAATTACAGAATATGTAAATAATACTTTAAGAATATTTGTTTAAAGGAGATAATATGTGGCAAGATTGGTTTTATAAATATCAAAAAGTTAAAAATAAAAATAAGATGTCTAAAGAAGAAGCTATTGAATGGCTTACAACAATGAAAATGATGATGTATGAAAGTTTAAAAAAATCAGATTTTTATTATAAAATTAGTTGCTTAAATACTTCTAAAATTGTTGAAGCTTTGGATGTAGTTTTAAAAGAATTAGAATAAAGGAGAGATTTTATGTTTTGTACTGAAGAAGACAGAGATAATTGTTGTGTTGAAAAAATGGGTTGTAAGAATTGTTTTTATGATAATGATGAAAATATGTTGGAAGAAATTAACAATTTAAGAAAAAAGAATAATGTTTTACGAAAAGAAAGAGATTATTTTAAAAAAATGTATTTAGAAACAAATAATATATTCTTACAAAAATTATAAAGGAGAAAGAATGAAAATAATTAAACCAGAAATATTTATAGATAATTTAGATTATACAAAAATAATGAAAAATATAGAAAAGGCGTGTAGAACTTGTTATCGTTCAGAGGATAAGATTACCGAAGATAGCTATAAAACTTTACTAAAAAACTGTATAAACAGGGGACATGAGTCTGTTTTAGAGCATGAAAAAATAACAATAAGAATGATATGCGATGTTGGAGTTTATAAGGACTTAACAAGACACAGAATAGCATCATTTTCTATTGAAAGCACAAGATATTGTAACTACGGAAAAGATAAATTTGATAATCAAATAAAATTTATAAACCCTGTAAACATTGAAAAAAACACAGAACTATATAATGAATGGGAAAGATGCTGCGAAGAAATAGAAAATCATTACATGAAAATGACTCAAATGGGAGCAACACCAGACCAAATGAGAATGATTTTACCTCACTCAACTGCTGCATTAGTAACAATGACAGCTAATATAAGAGAATGGAAACATATATTGGAATTAAGAGCTAATAATCATGCTCATCCATCAGTTCAACAAGTAATGATACCATTATTACTATATTTTAAGGAAAAAATGCCAGAAATATTTGATAGTGTAGCGTACAATAAAGAATTTGATATTAATAAATATGCAAAAATAATAGTTGGATAAAGGAGGATTCTATGTTAGAATTATATTTAGGAAGTTGTGTTCTTTCAGCAATTTCTATTATAATTGCAGGTATAGTCTGTTCTGCATTATTAAAAAGTATGGGTAGAAAACTTAATAAATCTAATATAAAAAAAAGTAAAATTATTTTTGCATTTATCATAGTAAGTATGGTGCCTATATTAAGAGAGATTATTATATTTACCATGTTTCATATTGTATTGTGTAGTGATAAATGTTTTTTAGAAAATTATGGTAAAATAGAGGGGAATATGTAATGAAAAAAATTATATGTAATAAAATAAAATGTAAACATTGTGGTGATATTATAGAAAGTGAATACACACATGATTTTAAATTTTGCTCTTGTAAAAAGGTATATGTAGATGGAGGCAAGTCTTATTTAAGAAGAGGATTTCCAGATGGAAACTGGGAAGACCATTATGAAGAGCTAAGTATTGAGGAGGAAGATAATAATGGATAAAGTGAAAATTTTTGAAGAGGAATTAAACCTGATTAAAAATAAAGAAATAAGAAGTTTTGTAGAAAAATTTTTAAAACAAGTGCCTGATTACTTTTTTACTACAGCCGCTTCAAGTACAGGAAAATATCATCCTCAATATGCATTAGGAGAAGGAGGATTAGTAAGACATACTAAAGCTGCAACAAGAATTGCATACGAGTTATTTAGAGTTAATTTCTTCAAATATAATGAAATAGAACAGGATATAATATTAGCCTCATTAATATTACATGATACTTATAAACACGGATTAAACGGTTCAAAATACACAGTTACAGAACATCCAACAATTGCAGCCAATGAAATTTTGAATTTCGAATCTAACTTAGACCAAGAATGGAAACAAAGAATAGCAAATAATATTGCTAGTCATATGGGTCAATGGAATTTTGATTATAAAACTAAAAAAGAAGTTTTACCATTACCAAAATCTGGAATGCAAAATTTTGTACATATGTGCGACTATCTTGCTTCTAGGAAATGTTTAGAATTTAATTTTGATGCTGAATTATCAAAATAATTATTTGAGGTGTAAAATGAAATATAAAAAATTAGAAGAACAAAATTATATAACAAACGAAGGTGATGTGCTTGCTTCTTATTCATACCACATACTATTTCCAGAAGGTAGAGACTCAATATGTAATAATGGAATAGAAGAAGTTAATGGTAAACAATGGGAAGTGTTTTATGTTTATTATGAAACTAAAGATGCTTATTATGGAAGCCCTATGGAAGGATTGGGATTGGTAAATGTAATGATTTTAAAAAAAGACACCAGACAATTCTTACCAGAAGAAATAGAAAAGTTGGAAAAGGGTAAATTAGAATTAGAAAGTGTAATGACTGGAGAGCTTAGACATGTTTGGAATATAAAAATAAATCCGGTAGTATCAAAATGGGGTGATAAAAATGATTCAAAATTTAACTAGACAAGAAATTTATGAAATTTTTAATATTGATAAGCCAAATTGTATGCAAGATGATTTTATTGATTATGTTTTAGATATGCAAAAAAAAGTTGAAAATAATCATATTCTAGGAGCGTCTTTAATGGAAAACAAGTTTACAATGTATATCAGAAAATTATATGATGATTTGTCAAAAAAATATACTGATTTATTAGCAAGTGTGCATACAGAGGATTTGGAGATGGTAATTAGAACTTCAAAAAAGGAGCGAGAATTATTAGCCCAAATAAGAATTATAAAGCAAGTTTTAGACGAAATTATTAAATGAAAGGAATATTTTTTATGAATAATAATGAAATTGATGAATTAAAAAGAAAAATAAAGATTAAAGATGAATATATTAAATTGTTAATTGATATATTGTATGATTATGATGGGGAATATGACAAAGAAAAGCAGAAAGGAAACATAATAGGATTAGCCGAACTGATTGATATGGCTTGCGATTATTTAAACTTGGCACTTCAAAGCGATGATAAAGAAGCAATCTACACTAATTTTAATGGTATTGAAAAAAATATATTATTAGAGGATATTAATTTGGAGGATTAAATGAAAACTAATAAAGAATTGATTAAATTGTATCCTTGGTTACGAAATAGAAATCGTTGGGATGGAGAATTAATAAGCGACCAAGATAATTGCAGTGAATTAGATGAGCTCCCTATTGGTTGGAGAATAGCATTTGGTGATAAATTATGTAAAAAAATAGATAAGTTATTAAAAAAAGTAGGTTATCAAAATGATTATAGAATTGCACAAATTAAAGAAAAATGGCGGATTTTTAAATTGGTATGATATGGGCGTCCCAAAAAAAATTTATAAACAATATTCACATTTATTAGAGCAATATGAAATTAAAAGTAAAAAAACTTGTATTGTATGTGGTAAAAAGGGAACTATTAATTATAATGAATCTTGGCTTATTCCATTGTGTAAAAAGTGTAGAAATAAACAAAGAAAGGGGGCATTATGATATATACTAGTGAAAATGATGATTTTAAAATAATCGAGGTTGAATGTGATTGCGTTAGTGATTGTAGAAGATTAATATTTTTTAAAGACAAAGAAACAAAATGTGTGTGCATTTCAACTCGTGCATTAGGTAGTTGTGCAATTCATGACTTCAGTTTATGGAATCGAATTAAAGAATGCTTTAAAATTTTATTTAAGAAAAAATTATATTTTGATGATATAGTATTAGAAGAAAAAGAGTTTGCAGAGCTTGGCAAAATATTAAAAGAAATGTGAAACATTTTTTAAAATATTATATTTTTTTGTTTCACATTTTATATATAATTTTAAAGAAAGGAGATAAAATGAGAAAATTTGAAAAAATTAGTTTAGAAGAATATCATAAATGTCTAATAGGTTATGATGACACTTGGTATAATAATTTAAAATTACCAGAAAGAAAAACAAAAAATAGTGCTGGATATGATATATCTATTCCGTTCAATTTAACGTTAAAAGCTCATAGTACATTAACATTTCCTACATTAGTTAAAGTTAAAATGGATGAAGATGATGTGCTTATAATTGTTCCAAGAAGCAGCTTAGGATTTAAACATAATGTTAGACTAACAAATTCTTTAGGTGTAGTAGATTGTGATTATTATGGTAATCCTAAAAATGAAGGTCATATCTTTATAAAATTTTATAATCCTAATAATTATGATATAGAATTTAAAGCTGGAGAAAGAGTTGCACAAGGAATATTTATAAAATATGGAATTACAGAAGATGATAAAACTACAGAAGAAAGAGTTGGAGGAATAGGTTCTACTAATAAGGAGGAGAATTAATATGAATATTAGCAATATGATAAAGATTGCTATTATGGGAATATCTACAGATAACGAATCTAATAAACTAATTGGAGGTTGATTTAATGTTAGAAAAACCTTATGTAGGATGGACTAATATAAAAATAAAGAATTGGTTTGATAGAGCAAGCTATTTGACAGATATACACTTAGATTTTTTAAACAGTTTAATAAACAGTTACAAAAATTATACAGTAGCATCTATAAAATATGATGCTGAAGGCTGGGAAGGAATAATTGTTATAGATGATTATTCTACCTATATAATTAAATATGAAGATAAAAGTGATAAGCCTTATGTTTTAGAAATAGAAATAGATAAAGATGATGTTTCTAAAGAATTAATTAAAGATATAGAAAATAATTTAGAAGAATGGTGTGCATGGGATATATTAGGTGTAGATGAAGAACAAGACAAAGAACAAATTAAAAAAAATAAAAAAATAATTTTAAAACTTATTAGTGAATTAAAAAAAGTTATAAATGAATATAACAAATTTGTGTGAAAAATAAAAAAAAGGAATGAACTTTATGACAAAAATCAAAAAAAGAGATGGAAGAGTTGTTGTTTTTGATAAAGCAAAAATAGAAAATGCTATTTTGAAAGCTTTTTTAGATATTGATGGGGTTACAGACGAATATTCTGTAGAAAAAGCAAAGGATATTGCTAATTATATTCAAAATTTAACAGATAACATTGGCACTGTCGAAGAAATACAAAATATAGTTGAAGAAAAATTAATGGCAACAAAAAGAAAAGATGTTGCAAGAGCATATATAACATACAGAAACAAAAGAACTTTAGAAAGAGAAAGAAACACAAAATTTATTCAAACAATAAAAGAAAAAATAAATGCAGTTAATATAAAAAATCAAAATGCAAATGTTGATGAAAGTAGTTTTGGAGGAAGAGTTGGTGAAGCAAGTGATGAACTAATGAGAAAATATGCATTAGACTATTTATTGTCTGATATGGCAAAAAACAATCATTTAAATAATGAAATATATATACACGATTTAAATAGTTATGCAATAGGTAATCATAATTGTTTAACACTTCCTATAGATGATTTGTTAAAAAACGGTTTTAATACAAGACAAATTGATATTAGACCAGCAAATTCAATAAATACAGCATTTCAACTAGTGGCAGTTTTGTTTCAACTTCAATCATTACAACAGTTTGGTGGGGTTGCTGCTAGTCATTTAGATTGGTCTATGGTGCCTTATGTCAAAAAATCTTTTAAAAAACATTTAAAAGATGGAGCAAAATATATTAATAAAAATAATGGATTGCAAGAAATATTAAATAGTGATAAAGAATTTGGTTTTAATAATTGCCCAGAAATAAAAGAAAACTATCCAGAAGTATATAAATATGCTTATGACATGACAGAAAAAGAAACTTACCAAGCTGTTGAAGGAATGTATCATAATTTAAATACATTACAATCACGCTCTGGAAATCAATTACCTTTTAGTTCAATTAACTATGGAACATGCACTTTGCCTGAAGGAAGAATGGTAATAAAAGCATTATTAGATGTTTCAATAGAAGGTTTAGGAAAATTGCACAGAACAAGTATCTTCCCTTGTGGAATATGGCAATGTATGAAAGGTGTAAATCGAAAAGAAGGAGAACCAAATTATGATTTATTTAAATTAGCATTAAAATCTACAGCTAAAAGATTATATCCAAACTATTGTAATGTTGATTGGAGCACAAATATTGGATATGATAGAAACGACCCTAGAACTTTTACAAGCACAATGGGGTGTAGAACTTATAATGGATATGATATTAATGGATTAAAACAATTAAAAGATGGACGTGGAAATATATGCCCAGTTACAATTATATTACCAAAATTAGCAATGATGGCAAAAGAAGATTTGAAAGAAAGTGAAGATATTGTTAATAAATTCATGACGATATTAGACGAAAAAATTAATGAAGCTAAGGATATGTTAATTGAAAGATTTGAATATATATGTAGCCAATCACCAAACTCTGCAAAATTTATGTATGAAAATAATCTTATGGTTGGATATGTACCGTCTGAGGGTATAAGAAGTGCTTTAAAACATGGAACCCTTGTTGTAGGACAATTAGGTCTTGCCGAAACATTACAAATATTAATTGGTTGCGACCATACAACTCAAGAAGGTATGGAATTGGCTAAAAAAATAGAAGAATTATTTAAAACAAAATGTGCAAATTTTAAACAAGAATATAAACTTAATTTTGGCGTATATTATACACCAGCAGAAAATTTATGTTATACAGCAATGAAAAGATTTCAAGAAGAATACGGAATAATAAAAAATGTTTCTGACAAAGACTTTTTTACTAATAGCATTCACGTTCCTGTATGGAAAAATATATCACCTTTTGAAAAGATAGACATAGAATCCCAATTAACTGGATATAGTAACGCTGGTTGCATTACTTATGTTGAATTAGAAGGAAGTGTCAAAAACAATTTAGAAGCATTAGAAACTATAGTAAATTATGCAATGGATAAAGATATTCCCTATTTTGCAATTAATGTTCCAAATGATACTTGTTTAGATTGTGGTTATATGGATGAATTTAATAATGAATGTCCACAGTGTCATAGTCAGAATATACAACAACTTCGTAGAGTTACTCGGATATTTAACAGGTAATTATAAAACTGCATTTAATAAGGGAAAACAACAAGAAGTAGAAATGAGATATAAACACAGTAAAAAAATGAAGGATTGGAAATAAATATGAATAATTTTAGATATGCTGGAATAGAATTTGATGATTTTTTAAATGGTAAAGGAGTTGGAATTGTATTATTTATGCAATATTGTACTCACCATTGCAAAGATTGTCATAATCCAGAAACTTGGGATAAGAATGGCGGAATGATTTTTACAGATGACTTATTGAGAAAAATATTAAATTACTTCCAAAATAAAGGGTATGCCACACGTTTAACTTTAAGCGGAGGCGACCCCCTAGATAATATAGAATTTACATATATGATTTCAAAAATTTTTAAAGAAAATTTTCCAAACCATGAATTATGGATTTATACAGGATATACTTTTGAAAATATTTTAAAGGATAAAAGATATTTTAAGATATTACAATATTGTGATATTTTAATAGATGGAGAATTTTTAGAAGATGAAAGGGATATTAGTTTGAAATTTAGAGGGTCTAAGAATCAAAGAATTATTAATGTTCAAAAAAGTTTGCAGTTTAATAAAATTATAAAATTGGAGGAATAAAATGGTAAATTTAGAATTAGGAAACATAGCTTTTAATACAAATATTAATCAAACACATAATTGCCCAAATTATATAATATCTTTTTTAGACAGTATTAGCAATGTTTTAAGTATAAAAATGTGGAATAAATATCAAGAAGAATATGACTCCCCTTTTGATAATACTGGAAATAAATATAAAAATGATGTTTTTGAAGTTGAGGCTTATAATTGGAATGATGATTATGAACAACCATATAATTTTAAATATAAAGATGTAGAAATTAGTTGGTACAAATATTGTGGTAGAGATACTACAATAAACAAAGAAGTTAGTCCAGATGAAGCTGTTAAAATGTTTAATGATTGCCTAGATAGCTTACAAAATATTGATGATATGGAGGAGATTATATGATAAAGGTTAAAAGGACAATTAATGCAGATACTAGAACTGCTGAAGCAGAAGTAACAAAAGAAATGTTATTAAGAGATACAAAATCTCATATTGAAGATGTTAAAAATGGTTGTAATTTTTTTGCTGATATGTTAATTGAAGCTGGTAAAAATCACGACCATACAAAAATAGATTATATTGATGAATTTTATGATAATTTTAAAACCAGACAACAAGGAGATAATTTTAAAAAATTGGGCTGGTGGCAAAAACATTTAACAGAAAGACATCATCTAAACGATAAATGTCCAGATGATGTGAATTTAATAGATGTTTTAGAAATGATAACGGATTGTGTTATGGCTGGTAAAGCAAGAAGTGGAGAAGTATATGAAATAGTTATTAATCCAGATATAATTACTAAAGCAATAACAAATACACAAAAATTATTAGAAGATAATATAGAAGTAGTAGAACAAAAACCTTTTGATTGGTCTGGTAATTAATATTTTCGGCGATTAATTTCGCCGAAAAATAAAAAAAATAAAATTTTTTATAAAAAGTGAATAAATTTTAGAAAATTAGCATATAATATAATAGGATAAGAAATATAGCAGGGTGGAGCAGTTGGTAGCTCGTGGGGCTCATAATCCCAAGGTCGTAGGTTCGAATCCTATCTCTGCAACCATGGACGAAGGGTTACTTTTATGTATTGATAATTTGTGGGCTTTGCTCGTGTTATTCTTGTGCTTAGTTAAAAAATAATCTACCGTATTGTTAAGTGAATTGGAGTTCTCGAAATCAAGTTGCTATAGATAATAAATATTTAAGCACTTACAGCAATTATTAAAAATTAGATTACAAATATTTATGAAAGTATTTAATTATAACTAGAAATATTGTAGCCTTTCGTTCGATAATATTGGGGTATAGCTCAGTTGGTAGAGCGATGAAAAAAATGAGTTTAGACTAACTCTTACAGCAAATTTAAAAAAACTTTGTAACATGTGTCGCAGGTTCGAATCCTGCTGCCCCAGCAAACTTTCATTTACTTACCTCTTAGGCACTTACAGCAAATTAAGATAAATTAGAAAACAGATTGATTTCTATGTTTCCACTTTTGTGGAACCCAATGTGCCTAGGTAAAAAACAAGGAGGATATAAATGTTTTTAGAAAAAATGGAAGAAACTTTAAATAACGAGTTTAATGTATCAGAAACAGAAAATGGTGCTTTAGGGTATAGGACTACTGGTAAAAATTTACTTGATTTAAATTTTCAAGTAGCTAATTTGAGAAATGCAAGTGAAAAAGAAATCATACAAAGGTTTACAAAAGCCTTTTATGAAAACAAAGAATTAAGCATAAAATGGTTATTTTATGTGCGTGATATAAGAGAGGGAATGGGGGAAAGAAGGCTATTTAGAGTCATTTCTAGGCATTTAGCAGACAACAACCCAGAAATTTTGAAAAAATTAATAAAATACGTTCCATTTTATGGTAGATACGATGATTTATTTTGTTTATTAGAAACAGAGTGCGAAAAAGAAGTTTTAGAATTAATAAAAAAACAACTATTTGAAGATGTAGCTAAAATGATACAAAAGGAACCATGTTCACTTTTAGCAAAATGGTTACCATCAGAATGTACTAAAGATAAAGAAAAGAAAAAATATGTAAATATAATAATTAAATATTTAAATTTAAAACCAAAAGAATATAGAACAATGCTTACAAGCTTAAGAAAATATTTAGAGGTTGTTGAAACTAAAATTTCAAAAAATCAATGGAAAGATATAAATTACTCAGCTGTTCCATCTAGTGCAAATTTAAAATATAATGCCGCCTTTTTAAGACATGATGAAAAAAGAAGAAGAGAATTTTTATCAAGTGTTACAAAAGGTGAACAAAAAATTAACTCTTCAGTATTATTCCCACATGATATTGTTCACAAATATGCTATTAGTAGATGGGATGATAGAACGAAGAACGACCAAACTCTTGAAGAACTATGGAAAGCACTTCCAAATTTAGTTCCAGAAAACAATAACACAATTGTTGTTGCTGATGGAAGTGGAAGTATGATTATGAGAGTTGGGAAAACATTAGTAACTGCCCTAGATATAGCTAATGCATTGGCAATTTATTTTTCAGAAAGAAGCGGTGGTGAATTTAAAGATAAATATATTACATTTAGCGAAGAACCACAATTGGTAGATTTTTCAAATTGTAAAAATTTAAGAGAAAAAATAAATGTCGCTCTAAATTATGATGAAGTAGCTAATACAAATATTGAAGCAGTATTTGATTTAATATTAACAACAGCAAAGAAGAATAAAATGGAACAAAAAGATTTACCTTCAAATATATTAATTATTTCTGATATGGAATTTGATTGTGCAGTTGATGGTGATGTTAACCAAAAATTATTCGATAATATTAAAAACAGATATGAAGAAGCTGGATATAAATTACCAAAATTAATATTTTGGAATGTAAATAGTAGAACCAATACTATACCATTAGCTGAAAATGAATTGGGTGTAGTGCTTATTTCAGGATTTTCAACAAATTTAATTAAAATGTGTATGTCAAATAAGACAGACCCATATAAATGTTTAGTAGAGCAGCTTATGAGTGATAGATATAAAAATATAACAATATAAATAATAAATGGCACGTACAGCAAATTTACAAATAAATTAGGGGTTTATTTTGTGCCTAGATATGGGCGATTGAAAAATATCGCCCAAATTATAAAACATGAATATGGTTGTGAGAATATGAATGATGATGAATTAGAGAGATTAAGTGTTATAGCAAATGTTTTACAAATTGCCAATTTCATTATGAATGTTAAAGAAACTAGTAATGATGAAATAATGAAAATGTTAGAGCATCAAGATAGAGAATATTTAGATTGTATTTTGGATAGACTTGATAATATTGAAAAACATTTGGGAATTAATAACAAGGGGTGTTTTAAAAATGATAAGTAAAAATGAATTTGTTGAAATATTGGCTCAATTGCAAGAAGCACAAGAAGTTACAGAAAAAGTAAATCAAATATTTAAAAATTCAAAAATGTATATGCTAAATGACTTTGCTGATTGTTCTTCGCTTATGATATGTCATGATGATATAGTTGTTAAATTATTGGATAATATGTTTAATACTGATTTAGTTGAGTATTGGGTTTATGAATTAAATTATGGTAAAGAATATAAAGAGGGTTCTGTTATTAATGCAGATGGGTCAATTTGTGATATTAGCACACCAGAAAAATTATATGATGTATTAAAAGAGGATTTTATTAATGAAAATAATAACAAAATTTAAAGAATATTTATTTAATAAAAAACAAAGAAAACAAATTTAAAAATGCGTTAATTCCAATAAAGTTAGGGGATAATACTAATGCATATAAATTAAATACAAATGAACCAGATGATGAAATAAGAAAGAAATATTTTGAAAAAGAAAATGAAATTGCCAAATATAGAGATGATATGAAAAATGAAGCTTTTGATTTATTAAAAAAATATTTTTGGGATTTATGGGATTAAATTTTTTAATTGGGGGCATAATGTAATGGTAGCATAATAGTCTCCAAAACTATTTGTGAAGGTTCGAATCCTTCTGCTTCTGCCATACAAAAAATTTTTATTTTTTTTAAAAAAAGTATTGACAATCAATATGAAATATGGTATTATAATAATATAAAGTTCCAAATAACTGAATATGGTATTAAATCGTAATTAAGTACGATTCAATATAGATGCAATTTATTACCTTTTAACAAAAGTTTTAAATTGAAAAATAAGATATGTGTTTATTGGAACTTTACACATATCTTATTTTTTTTAAAAAAAATGAATAAATTTAAAACTTATAGCATATAATATTAACATAGGAGGGTAAATATGAGCTGGTGCAATTCATATACAAAGGCATTAAATTTTATGCCTAAAGAAAATAGTAAAACACAACAGAAGAAAAAAGAGGATTTATTAAAAAATCCAATCAATTATGTGGTTTGCAAAAAGTGTGGCAAAAAAAATACTACATTATTTAAAGTAGATGGCGATTATTATTGCAAAGAACATAAAATATAATTAATAGGTAGGTAGATAGAAATGAAAGAATTAGAATTATTTTATAATAACTTAAAAACATTAAGAAATAACCCAGAAATAACAATTAAAAATTATGATAACCATATTAATGAATTCTTTAGAATTGTTAATATTAAAAATATGGATGATGTAAGAAAATTAAAAACTGTAGATATTGATAAATATAAATCAGAGTTAGTAAAAAAAGGTAATAAATTAAGTTCTATTAGAACAAAAATATCATCAATTAGAAGCTTTTTTGAATTTTTATATCAAAGAGATTATATTGAAAAAAATATTATAACTAAACAAATGACACCAATTGTAATGAAATCACATAAAAATATTCCTAGTCAACAACAATTTAGAGATATGTTACTAAAAATTGATTTTTCTAATAAATATGGAATGAAATACTATACAATTATTAATTTATTTATCTCTACAGGAATAAGATTTAGTGAATTGGCTAATTTAAAGCTTGATGATTTTAAAGATGATACCTTAAGAATATTAGGAAAAGGTAGTAAAGAAAGAATAGTTATATTACAAGATAATATGGTAGAGTTATTAGAAAAATATATTCATTCTTATAGGCTTGAAACCGAACTATTGAGTAAAGAAGAATTTTATGAAAAATCACAATCACAATTAAGATATAGACAATATAAAACATATGAAAATTACATCAATAGAGTTAATGAGTGTAAAGATTTAATATTTAAAAGCAACACAGGAATAAAATTATCTACACCAAACCTAGACGGTTATTTAAAACATTTAGCAACTAAGGCTGGGATAGATATAAAAGAAAAAGATATTTCTGCACATGTATTAAGACATTTTTATGCAATATTTAACTTGGATAATAATGTTCCACTCGATGTTATTCAGGAAAATATGGGGCATTCAAACATAAGTACAACAAGAATATATGCAGAAACTTATTTAGAAAGACGTAGGGAAGAGAGTAAAAAATCTTTCTGGCAATTTTAAGGAGTTTTTATGAATGTAATTTTAATTTCTGGCAAGGCTCGTTCAGGAAAAGATAGTTTTGCCAATGCATTAAGCGAAATTTTACAAAATAAGAATAAAAAAGTTCTTATTACACATTATGCAGATTTATTAAAATATGTATGTAGACAATTTTTCGATTGGAATGGAGAAAAGGATGAACAACGGAAGGACAATTCTACAAAAAGTTGGAACAGAAGGCTTTAGAAGAAAATATCCTAATTTTTGGATTGATTTTATACAAAAGGTATTAGATGTATTCCCAAATGAATGGGATTATGTGATTATACCAGACTGTAGATTTAAAAATGAAATAGAAAACTGGAAAAATACAAAACATAATATTTCAACTGTCAGACTAGAACGACCAGATTATATTTCAGAGTTAACTGAAGAACAACAAGAACATCAGTCTGAAATAGATTTAGATAATTATGATTTTGATGTTAAATTCTATTGTTCTGAGGGAGAAAATTATATAAAAATATCTGCTAAAGATTTTGTGGAAGGAGTTTTAGGAATTGAATAAAATTAAAGGGTTAGCAATTGATTTTGATGAAGTAATGGTGGAAACTATTAATGCTGTTGTATCAATCTTAAATGAAGATTATAAATTAAATGTAAATCCTAGTGATGTTAATAGTTGGAATTTTGATGACGTATATCCTAATATTCCTTTAGAAGTAATAAATAATGTATTTATTGACAAGAGATTTTTTGAAAGAGTAAAATTAAAACCTAATACAATTGAAGTATTAAAAACTATAAATCAAAAATATCCAATAATGGTTGTTACGTTAGGTCAAATAAAAAATCTTAAATTAAAAAGAAATTATCTTAGAGAAAAAATCGAAAATGAAGGCATACAGATTAAATTTATAGGTATAATTGAGGGTAAAGAAACAAAAGCAGATATTGATTTAAATGGTTGGTTATTTCTTGATGATAATCAACACAATTTAGAAATTAGTAATGCTACAGAAAAAATATTGTTTGAAAACAAACCAAATGCAGAATGGAATAACCATTGGAATGGCAAAAGGATTCAAAATATTACTGAATTATTAGAATATTTTGAATAAATATAATAAGGAGGGAAAACATGGAATCTATTTTTACTTTAGAAGATTTTATGAAAAATTATGCCCTAATAACTATTGACGACATAAAAAAAGATTACAAAGGACTTAGTTATGTTTCTTGGGCAAAAGCTTGGAGATTAGCTACAGAGCAAGACCCAAATTGTAGTTATGAAATAATACCTAAATTTGATAATGAGGGTGTTGAACACTTAATCTGGGATGAAGCAGATGCTTCTTGTCTTGTAAGAACTGAATTTACATTCAAAGGGAAAACATTACCAATGCAATTATCTATCATGGATAATTCACACAAGGCTGTAAAAAAAGAACAATTGACAAGTAATCTTATAAGTAATTCAATTATGAGATGCTTAACAAAAAATATTGCTCTCTTTGGTATTGGTTTATCAGTTTATGAAGGCGAAGATATTCCAGATGAAAGTGAAGAAATGTCTGAGATAACTAAAAAAAGAAGAGAAAGCAAAAAAACGCCACAACAAAAATTAACAGATTTATGCAAGCAAAAAATTGCAGAAGGTACTGTAAGAGAAAAAATTGTAACAATACTAACAAAATATCAGGAAAAAGGTTTAATAAATAAAATGTCAGCAGATGATGCAAAAAAAGCATATAAAGAAATTGAAGGAGTGAAATAAGATGATTTTTATTACAAATAATGAAAAACCATTATTTTATGGTTATATTAATGGAATATCTGAAAAAATTCTACCTAATGGAAGTAAAATTACAAATTATATAATTGGGACATCAGAACTTAAAAATAAAGAGAAAAAAGAGTATGAATATAGTTCATGGTTTTTTACTCTTATGGGTAATGCTAGAAAAAAATGTGAAGAAGTTCCACTTAAAAAAGGTGATAAAATAGCTGTTACAAGTTTTAAAGCTACTAATGTTTCAAAAAAACTTGAAGATGGAAGCTATTCAAAACCATATTTAAAAATGGTAATTTCTGATTATTATAATCCTAATGGTATATCAAAAGTAGAAGAACAAACATTTTTAGATTCTACATCAGATGATGAATTGCCTTTTTAATAATATTTTGGGGATTCTCCCCCTTAATATTATTTGAGAGGTGATGGTTTTGTATAAAGTGATTGCTGATGTTTCTAATGTTGAAAAATATAGTTTTTCAAAACTAAGTACAATACATCAATGCCCTTATATGTATGACCTTTATTATAATCAAAAAATTGAAGGTGAAAATAATGGAATGGCACAATGTGGTTCATTAGTACATAGTATATTAGAAAGATATTTTAAGAGAGAACTTTTACAGTTCGAGTTGGTTGACACTTTTTTAGATGAATTTGATGAAAAAGTGCCAAATGGTGTTACCTTAACTTTTTCAAGTGGATTTGAAAAAGATATGACTGAAAAATATAAAGAACAATGTATTGACTTTTTATCTAATTTTCAAACAATTGAGAATTTAGATGTGGTTGGTATAGAAGAAAATTTTAATTTATTAACAATGATAAAAGACAAAACAATAATATTAAATGGTTTCATAGATATAATTGCTAAAGATAAAGAAAATAATTTTTATGTTATTGACTGGAAATCAAAATCAAAATTTAAAAATAAAGCCGAAATAAAAGAATATGCTCGTCAATTATATTTGTATTCTATATATATAAAGCACAAATTTGGAGTATATCCAAAAGAAATTTGGTTCTATCAATTCAGAATTGGGCATATAGAAAAAATTATTTTTAATGAAACAGATTTTGAAGAAGCTCTTAATTGGACTTATGATACAGTTAAGCAAATTGAAAATGAACAATTTTTTTTACCTATAGATTTTAGTAAATATGAAACCCCAACAGCTCTGAATGACGCAAAATTTTTTTGTGCGAATTTGTGTGATTATTCTAAGATTTGTGATTATTGGAGGTAAAAAATGGAAAAAGCTCTTACAAAACAAGAGGTTGAGGAATTCAATAAAATGAAAAATCTTACGGCAGAAAGTGGGATAATATCGACTTTAATTCATAACCCACAATTTATTTTTTATTCTGAACAATTAAATCCTAATGACTTCTTTGATAAAACAAATGGATGTATATTTTGGGCAATAAAACAAATTGTAGACAGTGGCGTTTATGAAATTGATAGTTTTAATTTAATGAATGTATTTTCTACAAATGATGCTGTTGCTAAAAAAATGAAAAAGGTAAATTTAGAAACAGTTAAAAGTGTATTTGAATTATCACAATATGCAGCTAGAAGTACAGAAACTGAATATAAAAAACTTGTTGAAGATGTAAAGGGCTTTTCAAATAGAAGAAAATTATTCTTAGACTTACATTCTGCACAAAGTTCTTGTTTGAATCCTGATATTACTAGTGATGAATTACAAAAAATTACTTTTAATATAGCTGAAGGATATAGCATTTCAAACTCTAGTATTAAAGAAATTAAAAAATTTTCAGATAAAGTGGATGAATTATGGCAAGAAATTCAAGATAGACAAAGTGGAAAGTTAATATCAATTCCTTTTCACATAAAAGAATTAAATGATTATGTTACAATGGAAGCTGGCGAATTAATTATATTTGGTGCTAATGCAAAAGAAGGTAAATCTGCAATGTTATTAAGTTGCACAGTTGATTTATTAAAAAAAGGATTAAATGTTTTAGTAATTGATAGTGAGTTGTCTGACAGATTATATATGTTAAGATTAATAGCACACGTTAGTCAAGTTCCTTTTAAAACAGTTAAAGATGGAACGGCAAATGAAGAACAATTAAAAAAAATAACTAAAGCTAAAGAATGGTTAAAAACTGTAAATTTATATCACGAGTATGTTCCTATTTTTGATGATAAAGGTGTAATGATGTTGTTTAAACGTATCAATTGTTTAAAAAAAGTAGATGTTTGTGTAATTGATTATTTTAAGCAAACTACTGGAACAGATGCTTTTGCAGTTTCATTAAATTTAAGTGGTTTTGTAAATACTATAAAAAACGAACTCGCAGGAATTTACAATATTCCTGTATTATCAGCTATACAAACAACAAAAAGCGGAGAGGTTGCACTTAGTGCAGGTGTAATAAGATATTGCTCTACCTTAATAACGATAAAAAGAAAAACAAAAGAGGAATTTATAGCCGATGGAGGTAAAGATTATGGAAATAGTTATTTATCTGTAGTAATAAATAGAAATGGTTCTCAACAAAGTGCAGATGAACATATTTCGGTTGATTTTATTGGAGATTTATTAACTTATAAAAGTGCTAAAAAACAACCAGAGAAAAAACAGCCATTTTAATAAGGGAGGATTTTTATAATGACTTGGCAAGAATTAGTAAAAAAATGTGATATTTTAATATACATTTCTCAGTTTATTGAACTAGAATATAAAAATGGAGAATATTGGGGTCTTTCTCCTTTTAAAGATGAAAGAACTCCATCATTTTCTGTTAATGAAGATAAACAAGTTTTTAAAGATTTTAGTAGTGGTAAGAGTGGGAATATTATTACTTTTGTAATGGAATATCATAAATGTAATTTTGTTCAATCATTGAATATATTGAAAGAGTTTTTTAATATTCAAAATGAAATTGAATATATAGAGCCTCCTAATATCTTAAAAATTTTAAAACAATTTAAACCAATAGAAAAAAAAGAAAAGAAAGTAGAAAGAAAAATTTTGCCAACTAATTGTATGAATAAATATGAAAAAATTAGAATAAAAAGTTGGGAAGAAGAAGGAATTTTGCCTGATATAATAGACAAATATAATGTAAGATATGACCCTGAAAAAGAAAATATTGTATTTCCTATTTGGGATAATCAAGGAAATATTATCAATATTAAAGCAAGAAGTGTTGGTAAACATTGGAAAGAACTTGGCAAACCTAAATATTGTTATTATTATAAACTTGGAACTCTTGATTATTTATGGGGTTTGAATTTTAAAAGAAATATAATAAAAAAGAAAAATGAAATTATAATTTTTGAAGGCGAAAAATCTGTAATGAAAATGGAAGGTTGGGGAATTGATAATTGTGTAGCTCTTTGTTGTGGAAATATTAATGATGAACAATTAATTCTATTATTACAATTAGGTGTTAATGTTGTAATAGCTTTGGATAAAGACAAGAATTATAAAAAAGATGAGAATATTAGAAAGCTTGCAAGATTTTGTAATGTAGAAGTTATTGTTGATAATTTTAACATTTTAGATGAAAAAGATTCGCCATGTGATAAAGGTCTTGAAATATGGCAAAAATTATATAATGAAAGAAAATTGATATAAAAAGGAGAATATGAAAAATGAACAATAATCAATATGTAGTATATCATTTACATAGCGACTTGAGTCTTTTAGATTCTTGTACAAAATATCAAGATTATATAAATAAAGCTGTTGAACTTGGTCAGAAAGCAATATGTTTTACTGAACATGGCAATATATATAATTGGGTGAATAAAAAAATAGCTTGTGATAAGGCTGGGATAAAATATTTACATGGTTGTGAGGTATATTTAACAGAAAATTTATTTCCAAAGGTCAGAGATAATTATCATACTATATTAATCGCTAAAAACATGAATGGATTAAAAGAACTAAATAAATTGATTAGCATATCAAATAGAGAAGACCATTATTATTATAAACCCAGAATAACTTTTAATGAATTTTTAAATATAAGCGACAATATAATAAAAATTTCTGCATGTTTGGCATCTCCATTAAACAAATTAAGAGAAAAGAATGAAAATTTATTAAAAAAATATGATTATTATGAAATTCAACCTCATATTAATAGTAATGAGCAAAAGGAATATAATAAATTTTTATACAATATGTCATTAAAATATAATAAACCATTAATTGCAGGAACAGATACTCATAGTTTAAATAAATATAAAGCAGAATGTAGAAGTATCTTGCAATTAGCTAAAGGAATTGAATTTACTAATGAAGATAATTTTGATTTAACATATAAAAGTTATGAAGAATTGGTTAATATGTTTAAAGAACAAAATTCTTTAGACGAAAAAATTTACATGGAAGCAATTAATAATACAAATGTAATGGCTGAATCTACAGAAGAAATTGTATTAGATATATCTTTTAAATATCCAAAAGTTTCAGACAATGATATTGAAGCAATTAAAATAGAAGTTTTTAAATCTTTAGAAGATAAAATAAATAATGGTATTATTAACATGAAAGATAAAGACATTTTTATTGATAATATAAATGAAGAATTAAGAGTTTTTGAAGCTGTTGGAATGAGTGGTTTTATGTTGTTTATGTCTCAGCATAGTAGATGGTGTTTTGAAAATAATATTCCTACTGGATTTGGAAGAGGTTCATGTTGTGGAAGTTATGTTGCATATGTTTTAGACATAATAGATGTAAATCCTTTAAAATGGAAAACTGTTTTCTCAAGATTTTGCAATGAAGATAGAAAAGAAATTCGGAGATATAGACTTAGATTACGCACCAAAAGATAGAGAAAAAGTATATAATCATATGATAGAAAAATTTGGTGATGATTATACAGATTATATTTTAGCAATAGGCACCGTTTCAGATAAAGCAACTATTGATGAAATAGGAAGGGCTTTAAGTAGAAAATTTCCAAATAATAAATTATTTTCTTTATCTTCAATAGCTGATATAAAAAAAGAATATGAAGCTGATGCAGAAAAAACCAAATTAAAATATCCAGAAATATTCTATTATTTTGACGGCGTTTTAAACACATCAATTTCTCAGTCAATACACCCTGCTGGAATGGTAGTTAGCCCAATTTCTTTATCAGATAATTATGGTGAAACATATAGAGATGGTAAAAAATTATTACAAATAGATATGGAAGGAGTACATGAAGTTTCTTTAGTTAAATATGACATACTAGGATTAAAAAATGTTGGTATAATAAAAGATGCTTGTAAATATGCTAATATATCATATCCTAAATCTAACAAAATAAATTGGGAAGATGAAAATGTTTGGAAAGATATGACTATTAGTCCTTATGGTATATTTCAATTTGAAAGTGATTTTGCCTTTACTTTACTAAAACAGTTTATGCCAAAAAACATATTTGATATGTCATTGGTAACGGCAGCTTTAAGACCTGCTGGTACATCTTATAGAGATGAATTAATGGAAAGAAAAATTCATAAAAATCCGTCTACAATTATTGATAATATGTTAAAAGATAATTTAGGATTTCTAATTTACCAAGAAGATACCATAAAATTCTTAAAAGATATTTGTGGTTTGTCTGGTAGCGAAGCTGATAATATAAGAAGGGCTATTGGAAGAAAACAGAAGGATAGATTAGATAAAGCTATGCCTAGCATATTAGAAGGTTATTGTAAAAAATCGAACCAACCAAGAAATGTAGCAGAACAAGAAGCAAAAGAATTTTTACAAATTATAGAAGATAGTGCAGATTATCAATTTGGATATAATCACTCTATAGCTTATTGTATGATTGGATATGTTTGTGCATATTTAAGATATTATTATCCATTAGAATTTATTTGTTCTTATCTTAATAACGCAGATACAGAAAAAGATATAGCAAATGGTACTGATTTAGCAAAAACAAAAAAAATAAAAATATTACCAATAAAATTTGGAATATCGAGAGCTAAATATTCTTTTGACAAAAAAACAAACTCAATTTACAAAGGGATAGGAAGCATAAAATTTCTTAATGAAGATGTCTCTGAAGAATTATTTAAACTTTCAAAAAATAAATACACTAATTTTACAGATTTGTTAATAGATATAAAAACAAAGACTTCAACAAATTCAAGACAGTTAGATATTTTAATAAAATTAGATTTTTTCTCAGATTTTGGAAACAGCAAAGAACTGTTAAATATAGTTGAAGTAGCAGATGTTTTTAAATTTGGAGCAGCAAAAACTATAAAAAAAGATAAGATTGAAGGCAGTTATATCACTTCATTTATAGATAAATATGCTACAGATAAAAATACAAAGGGAAATGAATTAAAAAATTATACAATACTAGATTGTAGGTCTTTGATAGTTGAATGCGAAAAATATATAAAATCTTTAAATATAGAAGATATTGACCTAAGAAATAAAATAATAAATCAGCAAGAATATTTAGGATATATTTCAGCCAACGGTAAAGAAGAAGATAGACCTATCTTGTTTGTTCAAGATGTAAAAACTCTTAGACGAAAAAGTGATAATAAACAATTTGGATATAGTGTATTTACACAATCTATAGGTTCTGGCATTACTTCTAGGTTCACAGTGTTTAACAAAACTATAAAAGAACATGAAAAAATCAATAAGGGTGATTTAATTAAATGTTTAGATTATTCTGTAGAGAGAGGATATTTTACATTAAAAAATTTTGAAAAAATATTATAATAAAACGAATATTTTTTATTATTTCAGCATATAATATAATAGGTGATAAAAATGGATATAAAATTATTTATAAATGAAATTATAAGACCTTTGGAAAAAAAGTTGCATATAAATATATATTTGAACAGCGACAATATAAGAACAGATTTTAATAGAAATTGTGCTCTTATTAAAAAGGGCGAACCTTGTGAAAATTGTGTTAGCTCTTCACATTTTGATAAAACTGGTAGATATATTTGCATAAAAATACAAAAAAATCCAGCAGATTTATTATCAGCATTATTTCATGAACTTGGAAATGCTACAATGCACAATATTCATAATGTTTATGAAACAAATCCAATATTTTGTCAGGCAGAGGCTGAGGAGTTTGCTAGAGTAATGTGCGAAAAATTAGATATACCATATAATGGATATTTTAGAGAAGAAAGTTCATTAAATATTGTAGATTATTATTGGAATTTATATTTGGATTATTGTAGCAAAACAAAACATCCAAGAAAAAATATGAGAAACACACTAATAGACTCTATAACAAATAGAATTATTGATTATGAAATTGACTATAAAAAATTTTTAGATTAGGTTGGTGATAAAATGTATGTTACTAAACATTCTAAAAAAAGAATAAAAGAAAGAATGGGATTGCCAAAAAAATCAATTCAGAGGCAAGCAACTTTAGCCCTAGAAAGAGGTTATTCACATCGAGAAACCAAAGGTAATTTAAGAAAATATATTGACCGAGTATATTTATCACATAGACAAGGGAATAATATTAAGGTGTATAACAATCATATCTTTGTATTTCAAAATACAATTTTGATTACTGTATTAAAAATTCCAGCTAAATTACAAGGAAACAAATATTTAAAACTTAAGGTTCAGAAAGGAGTTAGAAATGAGTTGTAAACATTTAAAATCTGACCATAAAACTTGTGGCATAAAAAACAAAGAAGTTTATGAGCTTGATTGTAAAAATTGTATGTTAAAAATTGAAAAATTTGATGATATTTTTACAAATATAACCAATCCTTTTGGTGATATTTTTAATAATATATTTAATAAAAAATAGGAGGTATTATGTTAAATTTTGACAAGGTAAAAGAAGTAGACCCAGAAGTTTATGAATCAATAATTAAAGAATACGAAAGACAACAAAATGGAATAGAACTAATAGCTAGTGAAAATGTTCCGAGTGAAGCAGTATTACAAGCACAAAGTTCATATCATACTTTAAAATATGCAGAAGGATATTGTGGTGCAAGATATTATGCAGGATGCGAAAATATAGATACCACAGAACAATTAGCAATAGATAGAGCTTGTAAATTATTTAATTGTAAATTTGCTAACGTTCAAGCACATAGTGGTGCAACTGCCAATGAAGCAGTATATATTGCTCTATTACAACCAAATGATAAAGTAATGGCAATGAGTATTAATTCTGGACGGTCACATATCTCACTTTTCTAAAGCATCAGCACAAAGCAGATTTTACAATGTTCTTCAATATGAAGTAGACCCAAAAACATTTTTAATAGATTATGATGAAATTGAAAAAATGGCAATCGAATTTAAACCAAAATTAATAGTATGTGGTGCAAGTGCATATCCAAGAATTATAAATTTTAAAAGATTTAGAGAAATAGCTGATAAAGTAGGGGCTTATTTAATGGCAGATGTAGCCCATATTGCTGGTTTAATAGTTACAGGGCTTCATCCTAGTCCATTTCCTTATTGTGATGTAGTTACCTCCACAACACATAAAACACTTAAAAATACGAGAGGTCGGAATAATTTTAACAAATAATGAAGAATTAGCAAAAAAAATAAACACAGCTGTATTTCCTAGAGTAATTGGTGGGGGCTTACAACATATCATTGCTGCAAAAGCTGTAGGGTTTAAAGAAGCAATGCAACCAGGATTCAAAGTTTATATGGAACAAGTTGTAAAAAATGCAAAAGTTTTAGCTGAAGAACTTATGAAACAAGGAATTAATATTTTAACAGGAGGAACTGACAACCATTTAATGTTATTAGATTTAAGAGGTACTGGTATTACTGGTCAAGAGTTAGAAAATAGATTGTCTGAGGTTCACATAATTACAAATAAAAATGCAATTCCATTTGACACAGAAAGTAAAATGGTAACTTCTGGATTAAGAATTGGTACTCCAGCAGTAACATCAAGAGGGTTTAAAGAACCAGAAATGATAATTATAGCTAATTTAATTGCAAAATGTTGTAAAACAAAAGAAGAATATGAGCAAGAAAAAGAAAATATTATAAATGAAGTAGAAAAATTATGTAAAAAATACCCTCTTTATAATTAATTTTTTAAATTAATAGGTTCGGCTAAAATTTTAAAAAAAATGAAAAGTTATACTTTTCCTCCCTTCAAATAAAAATGCCGACAGTATAATACCTATTATTGAAAGGATATAAATATGATTAAAATAAACGAAAAATATTTTATAGATGCTGATAATAATAATTTTGTATTAAAAGAATATTTAGGGAAAAGATTAAATAAAAAGACAAACGAAAAAGAAGATGCTTATGAAATTTGGGGATATTACAATACAATAGAATCTGCATTAAAAGGGTTAGTAAAAAGAGAACTAAGAAAATTTATTAGCAAACAAGAAATTAACAGTTTAAATGATTTACAACAAAAAATTGATGATTTACACAAATTTATAGCAAAAAAGCTAAAAAATGAATAAAATTAGTAACTGGAAAAAAATGGAAGCCCTGAAACCCTTGGGGCTGTAGGCTTTCATTTTTGAAAAAGTGCATAAAATGTCAATTTTATGCAAAAATTAATAAAGTATTAAATTTTGCAGTAAAACTGCATTTAGTTCGCCAGACAGATAGATATAAAGAAAGGAATGATAATATGATTTTACAATATAAAAGTTTTAATAATAATGGTTGGTGTTATGAAGAAGCCGACAAAATTACAGTATCAACTGTTGGGTTTTTACCAGAAAAGAAAGAAGAAATGTATAAGGAAATAGATAAAGTAAAGAAAAATAAAAATATGTGGTCTCCACTAGATGAGATTACAGCTATTCATGATTATATTGAAAACATGATAAAATGTGAAACAAAATGCGATGAGATATCATGGAAATTAATTCGTGATAAACTTCAAAACATAAATAATTTTATTGTAATCACTTTAGAAGGTTGCCCAAGACAAGATAAAAATATAACTTATGTTTTCGAACAAAATCATGGAATATATTTGTTAAATGATTATGGTAAAACGGTTCAAAGATTATAAAATAAAAAAATAGTCTGGCGACTATTAAAACTAAAATAGGAGGAATATATGACAGTTCAATTAGAAGATAATAGTAAACAAACAGAATTTTTACAATTAGCCGAAAATATGATACAAAGAGAAGGAATTAAAGATTTGCTTAATTGGTTGAAAAAAAGCGATTTCTTTATTGCACCAAGTAGTACAAGATTTCATGGAAATTATGCTGGAGGATTGTGTGAACATAGTATAAATGTATATAATTCTTTATGTATGTTAGTAGATAACTATAGAGACTGTTTCCCAGACTTCCAAGTTTCAGAAGAAAGTTTAGCAATAACTGGTTTATTTCATGATTTATGTAAAGTTAATTTTTACAAAAAAAGCTTTAGAAATGTTAAAAACGAAACTACAGGACAGTGGGAGAAAAAACAAATATATGAAATTGACGACCAACTTGGTATGGGGCATGGCGAAGGTTCAGTATATATAATTCAATCATTTTTAAAATTAACTAGAGAAGAGGCTCTTGCTATTAGATGGCATATGGGAGAATTTGATAATGCAGTAAAGGGTGGAGATTGGTCTATTACAAAAGCAAAAGAACAAAGCCCATTAGTTGAATTATTACATCTAGCAGACGTCTGGGCAAGTAGTTTTTTAGAAGAAACAAAATCATAATTAAAATATAAAGGCGATAAACGCCTTTATATTATGTTCCACGTTTCCATACTCCAGAAACATTTTCCCATATAACCGCTCTTTTCCATGTACCAGATACATTCGTCCATATTTTGCCTCTCTTATTTGTAGAGTTAACATTCGACCAAATAGTTTTTTGATTTCCTGTAAGAATAACTGAAACTTGTTTATAGTCATAGTAATTTACACCATTACTTGTCGTTCTTATATAGATTCTTACACTAACAGAATTGCTTGTTTTCATAGCTTTATATAAAGTATCTAATTCAGTATCTGTAAAATTAAAAGTATAAGATGAACCAGTTATTGTCCTATATCCAACATATGAATTTGCTCCACTAACATCATAAATTGATGCAGCCATAGTAGCTCCACTTGGATTATTATATTTTATAGTCTCACTATTTCCTAAATTGAAATTATTTGCAGTAGAAATAGTTGCTTTATTATATGTAGTAACAGATAGTGTAGCAGTTCCAGCCTCCCCACTATCCTTACCTATTGCTCTTACTTCTATTACATAAGCAGTATTTGGAGATAGCCCTGAGAATGTCTTACTAGACTGATAGCCACCATAACTTCCAGATGAAGTCTTTATTCTATATTGTACACTAGAAGTTGTAACATTACAACTAGAAGATACAGTTATAGAATTTAGAGTCTTACTAGATAAAGAAATAGTAGGTGTAGTTTTTGCATATGTAGAAACACTTAATGCAGCTGAATCCGTTGTTAATTGACTATCTTGTCTTCTAACCCTAGTCTTAATTTGATAAGTTGTACTTGGCGATAAATTAGAAATAGTATAGCTTCCACTTTTTGCATTGACACTACCTATAGCAGTCCAATTAGTTCCATTGTTTTTACTGTACCAAATATAATCAATTGTACTATCTGAAGACCAATTCATTGTTATGCTAGTAGATGTTTTACTCTTTAAACTTTGATTTGCAGTTGCATATCTTGGAATATCAGTTAGTTTAAAAGTCTGATTGCTTATATAAGTATTCCCGTGGCAAATAATTATCAGTAGCATTCATGGTCAAAGATGCATTAACATTTATAGTCTTTTTACCATTACTATCATGTACGATTGTTTTTGTGCCACTGCCCAAAGACAAAGTAGAATTTTTACTTATACTTCTTTTCTTGTAATCATTTAATACATCATCTCCACCCAAATTTACAATTGCGGTCATTCCAATAGTACTAAAATAATAAGTAGTAGATTTTAATATAAAACTCCAAGACACTACAGAACTATTTGATTCAATATTAACTGAATCTTCAGTAACAACTAATTCAATTGTATATGTTGAGTTTATTGAACCATTAACACTATATGTTTGACTATTAGCCATTTTGTTCACCTACCTTAGTTAAAATATTGTATATATATATCACCATTAGAACCTCCGCTAGGTGTTCCAGTACCACGAGATATACTCTTTTGTTTATTATCTATCTGTCCTTGTAATTTGCCAAGAGAGACAGGAATAGTATCATTAGCTGTTATTTTGGCATTTGTAAAACTTTCAACTTTGCCAATCGCCTTAGTCGTTATCCATTTTGCAATTGCTTGAAAAACTCTTAATGGGGTCATAACTTTTTTATTATCAGTTCCAGCCTCAGCTTCGGCTTGAGTAGCAATATCAGGTGTAGCAATAGACCAAACAGCAGCACCAGTCGTATTATCTATACAAGTAAATTCTGTTTTTGTTGTAATGTTTATCCATTTAGAACCTACAAAATAATTTTTTGATATATCATCTGTAGCTGTAGGGTCAGATGTAGATGAAGTGGTAATTTTATTTATTAAATTAGCAATTACTTCTGCACTTTTACCATTCTCAATAATAGTCATTTATTTACTTCCTTTCTTTAAAAAATATTAGCAATATGATACACAATATATTTCTTCCATTTTCTTTTTATATTTTTCATGTTTCTCAGGTTGTAAAAATGTAGTTATTGTATCAATATCATATCCAATATCTTCTAAGTGTATTATTTCTCTATCCAAGTATTTTAATCTTTGATTATAGCATTCTAACCTTTCTTTAAAAATGCACATATCCTGAATATATCCACCGTCAACTAATGCTTTTATTGCTTTATTTAGATGTTGGATAGTATTTACATAATATTCTCGCACCTTAGATAAAGATTCTTTTATATATTTAGATTTATAATCAGAAGAGATATCTTCTCTTTTATATTTATAATATTGTGTAGAAATTATATTTGGATTATCTACTCCTTTGTCTTGTAAAAGTTTACTATAGTGATTTGTAAAGTATCTATTAAAATGTTTTCTCTCTACAAATTCTTCCATAGCATAATGTTCAAATTGTCTTTTATATCCATGCAAATTTAAAAAGTCCATTAAATTTGACAATTGGTCAAATAACATAATCCCTAATAATTGTTGGTCTATATAATTTTGATAAATTTCTTCCATATTAAACCCCCTATAATATTTTTGCTCTATAAAAAATATTTAAGGTTTATAATACATATATCCACAAATATAGCATAAAACTAACCTCTATAAATCAGTTTTAAGCCGTTTTTATTTTTGAGACATACACTCTATTGTCTTAATTTTCACTTATTTCATCTATTTCTTCATATAATTCTGGGTCTGCATTAGTTGCCAAATAAACTTCTTTAAAAGTTTGTCTTGGTAATTCTTTCCCTTCTTCGTCATATTGTATATTCTTTTCTCTCAATATCTTACCTTCGCTAGCTACCAATTTTCTTAATTCTACCTGTTTTGTTTTTATTTCCATTTTAAATCTCCTTTATGTAACATTCCAGCCTTTATTTGTTGCAATAGCAATTTCTTCTTCAGTTAGTTTTGCTAGGTTTGTAGTGCCTAAAATTAATTTTTGAGCTTTGCAACCTTTTGTTGCTATATCATATAAATTATTTATTACATTCATCAAACTATCATGTGTTAAATTTTCACAAGAATCTAAAAACAATGAATAAGAAGATGAATTTTGACCTACAGTTGTACTATATGCCATTCCTAAATTTTCTAATCCTCCAAAATTTTTTAATCCTCTACAATACGATAATATACTCGTTATATCAATTATTTTATTAGCATTCAATTTCGGTATTGTTTCGATTTTAGTGTCATTAGAAAACATTCTTGAAGCTTGTATAACATTAGACGTATCTAAAGCAGGAATATTTGTCAATGAAATACAACCATCAAACATACTTGACATAAGTGTAACTTTAGAGGTGTCTAATAAAGGTACATTTATTAAATTACTACAATTACTAAAAATACTTTGCATATTTGTTACTTTGGTAGTATCAAATAATGGAATTTTCGTTATTTTATTACATGTATTAAACATATAACTCATATCTGTAACTTTTGATGTGTTAAATTGAGGTACACTTTGTAAGTTTCTACAATAAGTAAACATACTTTGCATATTAGTTACAAGAGACGTATCTAATAAAGGTACACTTACTAAGTTATTGCAATTATAAAACATATTTTTCATGTTCGTAACTTTAGAAGTATCAATAAGAGGAATTGAAGTCATATTTGTGCAATCTGAGAAAAAATTATTCATATTAGTAACAAGCGAAGTATCTATTTTTGGAATTGTTTTTATAAATATTGATAATTTAATTCCATTTATACTATTCATTATATAATAATCATTTATATCTACTCCACTAGTTTCAACCTCAACAGAACTATAACCATTAAGGTCATCGTCGCTTGCATTATATGTACCATTTTCTGTGATTTTCTTTGTGCCTAAATTTTGTACGAAAGTTCCTGTAATTTTTTCTCCATTAACATAAGCAGTTTTACCTTGAAAAATATCAGACTGTTGTGCCGTAGCATCTGAAGTATCTAATATCTTTAAACTTCCCTTAACACCCAAACAAGAAACGCCTTCTTTAAGATTCTCTGGTTTTAAATTAACTATTTTGTCTGTTAAAATATTATCTAAAGCTATTTGTAAATCTTTCATATTATATAACTCCTTCTAATATTTGTTTTGCTGTATTTAATGCTACATTATACTCATCTGGAGTTAATGTATTAACATAATCTATTGCTTTTATAATTCCTCCTGAAGTATATCCTCTGGGTATAGTTTGTTCAATGGTAGATGGAGTGTATTCTAACAAGCCATTATTTGAGATACTACCAACTATTTTTTCATCTTTTACATATGCTGTTTTACCATTAATAATATCTCCAGAAGTAGCAGTAGCATCACTAGTATCAATATTAGCAAAATTTCCACGAACCCCAAGAATTTCAATATCTTCTTTTATATTTTCAGGTTTAATATTTTCATCAATCTCATTAGTAACTGCATCAACATTTACATTTTTATATGTACCACTAAACTTTTGTGAAGTTGTTTTGGGCACTATGTTTAAATCTTCTAATTTAGGATAAATTTTTTCGGCTCCTATTTGAATATCTACTTTGTGAGGTTTAATTTCAATCTTCATTAATTGCACCTGCCTTATCCTTCACATCGAAATAACTTTCAGCAACTAAATTTCCAAGGAAAGAATTGTTTTGATACCAGTCAAGGTCATAATAATACCTACCTCTACTTAACAATTTGCTTTCTTCCTCAGTCAAACTAAAATTGATTGTATTATCAGCAATATTTTCATATTCTTTTGAAATTAAAGGTTCTGTGTTTTTCTTTTTAAAAATCTTGAGAGAAAATTTATCACTAGACGTCATTTCTTGAGGCGAAACAAGCTTTATTGGTAAAGTAATACCATAGTCTCCTTCTATCATACTTATGTTTAAACCTTTGCTATCTAACATGTTCTTCTCCTTTTCCAGCCCAATTAAGAGCTGATTTTTTATTTTAAATATTTTGCATACAGATATCCTCTTGTTCCTTTTGCCCAACCATTTTTAACTGAATATACTTTTACTTTTGTTCCACATGCGTAGGCTGTAACAACAGAGCTATTTGTTGTTGGTTGACTTCTTACATTTAATCCAGTTCTTGCAGTAACAGTCATAACTGTATATAAAGAAGATTGTTGTGTTTCGTTATCTTTATAAATACTTGTGTTTACATAAGCAATTCTTCCCGTTGCTGGTACTCTAATTTTATCAACATTAGCAGAAACATTTTCTAAAATTACAACAGTAGTATTTTTCAAATAATTATACCAGTTGCCAGTTAAATCTGGATTAGCATATAATACTACATCATCTTTAAATTTTCTAGTTTGACCTACTGTATTAGGTATATCTTGTTTTGTTTCTGGGATAGTTGTATCTATATTAGTATCAATACCAGTTCCTTCGTAGCACCATAATTCATTATATCCACCATAAGCCTTCATGTTTTCAAAAGTAACAAATACACTTGTTCCTTCTACTCTAGCCTTTCCACGTCTATATGAGACCTCAAACTTGTTCTTATATAAATATGGGTCATAAACTTCGAACTCATTGTCCTTAAATCCAACCAATACAATAAAGTGTCCTCCTGTTGTAAAAAGAGTTCCTTTATCGTCAGTACATCTTGCAACAACTAAACCACCCTTTTCAAGGCATTCTTTAGCTTCAGCTATTTTCCAATTTCTTTGAACTTTTAGTCCATATTTTTCTGTTAAATAACTATCAAAAGCTCTGTTTGAAGTTCCTCCATTAACACGAACTCCATCTCTCACAAAAATATCTCCCATAATATCTGGGGTAATTATTTCTTTAAGCATTGAAACAACCATAGCAGCACAAGCAGCCCCACAGCCACCAGAACCTATTGTTGCATGAGGTAGTTGTTGACTTGGATATGGGTGATTTGACCATCTTGAATCTGTTTGAGAATAATATATGTTATTCATCAACAACACCTCCCTCTAATTGAGATTCGTCTCCAAATTCTGGAATTTCTGTTGTAGCTATTATATTTAATTTTTCAATTTCTTCTTCCATAATTATTCACCATCCTTTTTTATAGCCTTTTGTCCTAATAAATATGTTGAAATTACACCATTAACTGCTGCTATAACACCAGTTATTTGAGCACAATATGGTATTGATACACCTTCAACAGCATTAATACCTAAAAGTAATGCACTTATAATAGTTAAAACATTCAATACATATTTTGCAACTTTTTTAATCTTTTCCATAATATCACCTCCATTTAATCAACTATTTTTCTGACACTAACATTAGGAGTAGTACGATAACTAGCATTTGTTGAATATATATATACTTTAGGGTTAGTTTTAAATGTCGCTGATTTTATTGTAGCAGTACCACCTTCGCACGCTACAGCTACATTATTATCTGCAGTAGTTCCGTTTGCATAGTAATTTGCTATTACATCAAATTTTGGTCTTACTACTACATTAGAACCATCATACCCAACTGGTAAGCTTAAGATACCGCATATTACACTTCTATAATCACCTGAACCATTAACGTTATGATTGTATGACATCGCCACTTCGTACACTCCGCCAATTACTAAATTATTAATTGCTGTTGAATAAATTGTATTACTTGCTTCTATGTTAGATATAATTTCCTGTCCAAAATTACTTAACTGCTTCCACTTACCCCAAGTTGCTCCTGACTTATTTCTAAGATAAACAATTGGATAACTAGCAGAAATTACTGTCGCGATTTGTGTACAATCTCCTCTATTACCTAAAACTAATAATTGTACCCACGATTTGTTTTCTGGCAAATTTGAACATCCTGTTCCTAAATAATATTGCCCAAAAGTTGTATAATTATTTGCATCCACATTATTAACAGAACTAGTTGGAACTGGAGGAATAGCTCCTAGTGTACAAACAGTTTTAGCATCGGCACTAGGCTCACTTGCAAAATAATTAAAAGTTAATCTTATTTGTTCTCTATAAGCACCATATACACGATAGCATCTTATTATCAAAGAGGTGTATAGCCCGAGGGTTAGGAATCCATAATGCAACTTTATTATTTTTAATCATAAATTTACACTGTGGTAATGTACCAGACGTATTTTGTTGTTTACAATTCACGAAATAACCTAACGACTGGAAATGATATCCTTGAATATGAGTTGAAAATGGCATAGAAGTACTGTAGCCATTTCCTATAATTTCAAAAGTTAACATTTGATAAAAATCAGCATTAGGCAAAGATACAAGAGCACCATTATTAGCATTAGTATCTTGAAAGGCTAAACACAAATCCTTAGACGCATTCGAACTACCGAATTTTTCAGAAATAAAACCATTTGTTAAATCTCCATTAATATTTTCAACAAATACATTATCTCCTGTCTTTAATATTTCACCAGTCTTATTTAGTAATTTAAATTTATTATTATCTCCCGAAATGCTTATAATTGCTTTATCATTATTTGCAGTAACTTCAAGAACCTTAGCGGCTATTTTTGTTGAAACATTACTTTTATTTAATATTTTTCTGCATCTATCATCAATAACTTTTAATAATATATCTGCATTTTTTTCACTATTCATAAATTTTCTCCTTTAATTCTGAGATTCATAATATGGTAAAGAAGCAATACTACAAGCAGTTATAGACATTGTACCATCAAAAGATAATGGTAACGTGATAGATTGTATTATAAATCTCTCTTTATTATAACCATAATAAGAATCACTTATATTAATAATTTGATTTACATCAAGATGAGGTAAAAAAGTACAACTAAATGAAATTGCCAATTGAAGTATTGATAATGCATTTAATTTGTATTCCGCATAATCTTTTGCCCTGTCAGTATTATATACAGAAGCAGACTCAATATATGTTTGCTTTGTTCCTATTAAATCAACCCTAGATGGTGATGCTGGGTTATTATTTATCGCAGTATATTCATAAATTTTATCATTTGTATTATTACTAACTACCTTTACAGTATTTATTAAATCAGCAAAATTTGTTGAAATTGATGGATTCATATATTCTGGTAATACATCACTAAAATCCCAGATAGCAGATTTATTAGAATATGAAAAATCAATTGTTCCACTATCCATATGGAATCTACCATCTATATCATAATATGTATCACAACCAATAATATTACCAAGCTCTATTAATATTTCTGACAAATAACCAGAAGGAGATTTGCTAATATCATAAGGACAAACCTCATCCATATATTGTGGGTCAAGTATAGGTTCAATAGGGTCTATTGCATATCCATTGCCAATATCTAAATCTAATATCCCACGAACCGCATCATAAACCTTGGTTCCTGCTGGAATCAGATAAGTTGCCTCTAGCTGATTATATCCAAGTTCAGAACCAAATTTACCAAACTTATCAACACCATTTATAGTAGTCAATCTATCAGAACCAGTCCTTTGAGATGTTACATCTGAATAATAATATACACCCTGAGAGAACCAATGTGTGTTCCCAGTGTTAACATCATATAATCCAGAAAAAACCTTAAACTTTTTATTAGCCCAAACTAAATTTCCATTTGAATCTGGTAAAAACCTACCCTCAGTATCAATAAAGGTTAAACTAATACTACGCCTAACACCTTGCTGATAATTATTAGATATAGAACCAGAATTATCAACAGAAATATCGCCTGTTATTTCATCAACTACATTTTCATAGTAATCTAATAATTGTAGTTTAAATTTTGGATGAATACTATTTCTTGTTGCAATATCTTCATATGTCTTATCGAACATATTATAAATTTCATTAGCCATATAACTAAATCACCTCTTTATAAATAGATAAATCATCTATATCTCCAATTTCAGTATATGAAAAATTTATTGTAGTAGGTTGTTTTTCAGATTCATCTAAAAAAGAATATGTTGCATCAGATATAGAAACAAGACGAATATTCCCTTTTCTGTCCTTTAATATTTTAGGACTATCATCAGCACAAAATTCACGCCAAGCTTTTAATTTATCAATAGTCTCAATATAATCTCCACTATCATTTTCAACATTACTCAAAAAACAACTTAAAGAACCTTTAATATAATCCATTTCGCCTCTTGATTCTTTTGGATATTTAGTAAAATTATCATGATATACTATATCTAAATTCTGAGAAATATCTCCAGAACTTACATCTGTATCAAATAACCAGACATCTTTAGGAATATAAATTCCTTCTTCAATTTTTTGTATAGATGTCAAGCTCCAATTCCACCAATTAGTCTCAATTAATGGTGTTATTAAGTTAATACCAATTTGATTTTCTGTTAGTGGGAAAACGAAGTATCTATATTGTGCTTGATTTGCTACTTCATAATCTTCTACATAAGTTGCACTTTTATTAATTTCTCCAATTTTTTTCAAAGAACTTTCTCCAGTTTTTTGGCGATAAATTCCCCAACCTAATAAATTTTCAGTCAAGCCAGTAATAAAAGTTGAAACTAAATTATTAGTATATGGAGCCATTATGTTAGTACGCCCTATAAAACTGTTCCAATCAGGAATAAATTTTTCTTGATTAACTTTTGCCAAATCTTCAGCGGTAGCAACATCAGTTAATTGTATTAAATAATCAATAGTTTGATTTGGATATATTTTTATATTATTATAAGCCATATTTTACACCTCCATAATAGTAGTAGATGTTGGCAAGATATTAATTTTAAACTGCTTACTAGACAAATTATTTAGAGGGAAGCACCATATTTTTGTATTATCCCAAGTAGCAGTATTATCCCAAATATACCCCACATCGTCCTCTACGCTAGTTTGCAAAACAAATTTATTAGTTGTATATATATCTAATATTTTTGTTTTCGTTTCACCATTATTATCATAAAAAGTATATCCAACTAATTCAATATATCTATCTTCATCCCCATTTAATTCTATAATTTTCCCAGAAAATCCATTTTCAAGTCTAGTTGACATAAATACACTAAAAGAAGATTTATCAATTAAAAGTGGCTCTTGAGAAACATTATCATACTTAATTATACCATTTTTGATTTGAGCAGAATTAGTTCCTATAAATGGGAAATTTTCAATTATTTTATATTTGCCATCAAAAGTTGGAATAGAAGTTTTATCTGGCTCAATAATTAGCCTTATTGCATCCTTATTTTCTAAAACTTGATAACCAATACCAACGTCTATATTAGGTTGCGAATAACTTATGTTAAATAATATTTTATCAGTAGAAACTTCAATATTATCTTGATTATTACATATTAATTCTATCATATAACTTGAACCATTTATGAATCCATCATATTTATAATTAATATTCGCACTATATATTTTACCCGTAGTATCAATAACTTCACCATCTTTATCATACAAATTAAAAGTATAATACTGTATAGCAACACCTTCACTTTGGCTATATGTTCCGATAAAAGAATATTCCCTTGAATTTATAGTTGTTGGAAAATTTTGAATTTTAGCAATTGGAGTTGTTCTAGCTTTAAAAAAATACATAGGCATATCAATAAAATTAGAATATATTTTAAATTCTTTACCATCAACATTACCAATTTCTGCATTAAGAGTAACAGTACCTATCATTGCATTATTATTTATTTCATAGTTAGTAATAATATATTCAGTTCCATCAATTATTATTTTTTGTCCAGCTTTTACTCTATTTTCGCTATATAGAGGAATTGATATTTTTGTAGCAGTTAAGCTACCAATTACTGTGTTAGAAGCAACTTTTATATCATAAGTATTAGTATAAAGCCTTGCACTCCAAATTAAATCGTTACCATTACTAAAAGAATTAGCTGGAACTTCCATTTGTAATATTTCTTGATTATATTTGACAACATTTGTTTTTGTTCCACTATATACTACATCATTTGTATTATTATTATATATATTTACTTGATAGGCGGTACATATCGTGCCACTTATCGTACAAAAAAAATTATTTTTTACACTTCCATCTAATGCTTGCCCATTTGGATAAACCGCATAAGGAAATTGTAACATCACACATACCCCCTATTTTATCTATTTTGTGTCTTTAATCTTATATCCATTATTAAAGAATCTAAATTATCGGCATTGCTATTTATTGTTAAATTACTAAAATTATAAATTGTATCACTAGCACCAATTGCCTGAACTTTAGGTTGAAGCATATTTTTAAAATAACTTATTGGATTAAATTTTCCCCAAGCCATAAGGTTTCTAGTCAAATCAGCAGGAATTATACCATCACCTTTATTTAAAACTCTTAATTCAGCACCTTGTTCTCCAACAACGGAAAGACCCCCATTTGCTGATAATGTACCACTAGCATATTTATCACTTATATCAATTCCTACACTAGAAGCATATTTAATTAAGTTCTTTTCATCAATACCAAGTTTATCCATAGTAGCATTATATTCTTCAACGAACTTCTTTAAATAATCTAAACGTTTTTCTAAAACCTCAGCTTCAAAATTAGTACCCATTTCAAGAGCAGCTTTAATTTTATTTTGTTGCATTTCATAATTGCTTGCAACATCATTCCAACCATCTTTTAATTTTTTAAGTTCATTTATTTGAGAATCAATCAGTGCTTCTTGTTCTTTTTGGGTAGTTTCCGCCTGAAAATCTTTTAAAGCTTTTTCTTTTTCTTCAACCAGACTTTTATCACTTTCCCAAATCCAACCTCTATCTGCATAAAAAACTCTTACTGTTTTCTGAGACTTAGCACGTTCTAATTCTTCTTGTAATTGAGCTAATTTAATTGCTCTTTCTTGTTCATCATTATTATCTGATAAAGCATCTTTTTGAGCCTCAAGAGCTTCAATTTGTTCCTCTATAGCATTTGTAGCCACCTTAATTGCATTTTCATATTTGTTTTCTGCCAATTCTCTTTGCTTATTTAATGCATCTTCAAGAGCTTTTATTTCATCTTCTAATAATTTTTGACGTTTATTATAAACTTCTTCTTCATATTTTGTATATTCATCTAAATACTTAGTCTTGTCTGAAAAATATTGCTTATATAAAATTTCAAGTCTATCTGTATATTCTTTCTCTGTGATTTCTCCCATAGTTAAAGAATGTTTTAATGCATCATATTCTTTAGAAAATGCATTCTTCCAGATTTTATCTCTATTTTTATATACCTCTTCTTCATATTTATTATATTCATCTAAATATTTAGTTTTATCTGAAAAGTATTTTTTATATAAAACTTCAAGCTTGTCTGTATATTCTTGTTCATTTATTTCATTCATTTCTAACGAATGTTTTAAAGCTTTATACTCTTTTTCAAATGCATCTTTCCAAGCATCACTTGTTGATTTAGCAGCCTTAGATGAAGACTTTGAAGATGATTTTGTTTGAAAATTAATATTAGAAATACCTTGTGCTACTTTATTATAGTAACTATTAATTTTCTCTAAATCACTACCTAATTTATCTGTATCTAAAGTACCACCAGCAGCAGCAACCGCAGACTGTGCAGTCGCTAATGTAAACAATCCCCCAGCTTGAGCTTTAGCTATTGTTCCAAGACCATCTATCTCATTTTTTTCATTAGCAATTGCATTTTTTGCTCCTTGACTCATACTTGCAATATTATCTTGTGATAATGCCAGAACATCAGAAGCATAGGCAGTTTGTAACTTGCTTAAAGTATTTAATTTAGCCATTTCAGATTCATTATATAAAGCATTCGTATTTGCTATCAATCCATCTTCAGTCCAAGTTAAATATTGTAATAAATCATTATCAACTAATTCTTTAAATGTTTCAACAGATATACTTCCTTCTGAATTAAATTCTTTAGTAGCAGAATTTAAAGCATCAAATCCGTTTTTGTAAAAATGTAATTTTATCAGTAACTTTTGTTAAAATAGAATCTATAGAAGGCACTACTTCATTAATAGTAGTATCTACATCTCCTCCTGCTTCAACTATCTTATCATGTAAAAATGCAAAGAACTCTTCAAATGTTATTTTACCTGACGATAATTTCTTAACCAAATCATCTGCTAACTCATCAATATTAGTAATACCTTGTTCTTTAATAAAGCCCCATAAAGCAGAAGCTCCTTCAGCATAACTCTCCATATCAGATATGTTATCAATTAAAGTTTTCCATCTTATAGCATCTTCATTAACAGTCAAACCAAGTTCTTTTAATCTTTTGTCAAATTCACTTACTTCATTAAATTTTCCACTTAGTTCTAAAGCATCTCTAAATTCAATTATTTTATTTTTTAAATTATCAGTTAATCCTATACTATCATTTAAATCTTTAAGCAAATTATCAAAATCTGTAGCATCATAAATTTTAATAGGTTCTCCTTCACCAATATCTTTAAATATGTTGAAGTCCAACATTTTACTAACATCTACATCTTTAAGTTCCTTATCTAGTGATTCCTTAATTTTTTTACCTGCACCACTATAAAGTTGTGAATATGTCTTATCTATCTCTGGTTGTAATTCATTTATTTTTTTAGAAATTTCTTCCTTTTCAGCATATGTTTCAGCCTTATTATATTCTTGAAATAATTTATTTTTTTGTTCTAAAGAAGTTTTGTAAGCCCAATACTCATCCCAACGACTTTGTTTAAAGCTTTTAATTTCAGCCTCGTTTGCTTGTTCTTCTAACTCGTGAAATTTATTCCAATCTTCTTGCATTGATTTAGTACCAAATTCTGTATTAGATTTCATTTCTCCCCAAGCACTTTGAGACTCTTTATTCATGCTTATTATTGCTTCTTCCATTTGGTTGTAAAATCTTACAGCTTGTTCTACATTTCCCCAAACACCTAAATCACCCACTAAATTTTGACTGATAATAACATTGTTTTCATCTGCAATGTTTTTCATTGTCTCAAATAGTTCACGATATTCATCCTTAATAGTTCCAGTAGCATCTAAATAATCATCTAAATCACCAAAAATATTAACTGTTTTAGTAGATAATAATTTTTCTCTATCTACCTGCCCCTCGTTTAAAGCAGCTACCTGTTTATCTAACAACCCTTTTTCAACATTTTTAAGAACATTAACAGTTTCATCATATGACATATTAAGTAAATCATTTGCATTTTTTACATTGGTTAGAGTTTCAATTTCTTCTTTATATTTACCAATAATATTTTTTTGATAATTAACTAACGTGTCTTGTTTTTCTTTTAAAGTATCAACAGATTCATAAGCAACTTTTAATTGTACAGCATAATCATTAATAGAATTAATTTGATTTTCTAAAGCTTCTGTTTCTTTATTTATAGTGCTAACATGATTCAATTGTTCTTCTTGCAATTTTTTTAAATGATTTGTTATTGCTATTATTCCTCCAACAATCGCTGTACCCCAAAACAAAGGATTAGATAATAATGCGGTTGTTAATGTGCCTAATGCCGCTGCCGTTCCCTTTAAAACAGCAGTAAATCCAGTAGCACCCAATGCTCCAGCCTTAAAACTAACAACTAAAGCAGCCATCAACCCCATTAAAGAAGAATTTGCTGCAACAAATTTAAAGCTTGCTGTGGTTAAAATTTTAAATGCTAATGTTAATGAACCAATTGCAATGATAACCTTTCCAACATCACTATCAACAAACTTTACTAATGTAGTTCCAGCATCAACAATTGATTTAACAAAATCACTACTAATTGTTTTTCTAGCTAAATTTTGCCATGCAGATTTTAATTTGTTTATATGCCCCTGTATAGAATCTAAAACTGCTTCATTTTCTCTGGTAGCACTTCCCATACTATTCATTGCTGTTTCAGTCGCAGAAATTGCAACTCCAAAGTTACTCATTAAAGCATTAAGCTCCGTAATTCTATTTTTACCAGCAGCTAATTCACCTATATTTTGTCTTTGAGCATCATTAAGGTCATTCCACTTTTCCGCTAATGCTGATAGTATATTAAACGTACTTTCCATTGCTCCATTTTGTTTTACAATCTCTACGTTTATACCAAGTTTATCAAATTGTTCTTGTAATTTTGAAATATATTTAGTTGTATCTTCTCCATCTTCTCCAACGCCACGCAACCTTTGTGAAATTGTTTTTAACGCATTTGCTGCTTTACCAGCATCTCTAGTTATCTCAGTAATAGCAGTTAACAGACCTAAAGTTTCTTGATAAGTAGTTCCAGAAGCTGCCATTGTTGAAGACACTTTGCCTATTGATGTAGCTAAATCAGCTGAAGATACAGCATAATTGTTTGATACCTCATTTAATGCATCAACGACACTTATAGCATTATCTGCCTCTATATTAAATGCCTTCATTTGTGCTATAATAAAGCTAGCTGCATCACCAGCATTTAATTCCTCATCAGCAATATTAGTATAAAGCAACGCTATTTGTCCAAGTTGTAATATTTGTTCATTATCATATCCTGATTTAGCAAATTCTGTTGCAGCATCAACCATATCACTTCCAGTTTTAGCAACAGTTGTTGACAAATCATAAGCTTTATTTATAAATTCATCTAAACTTTTTCCTTCTAAGTCAGTTACTTTTTTTAGTTCTGTTAAAGAATCATCAAGCACCTTAACTTGTTGAACCATATCTTCAACTGCAAATCTTGCCAGTCTCAAAATCTCAAGAGCAAGAGTCCAACTAGATAGTTTTGAAAAGGCATCTTGAAGATGCTCCCCAAAAGTCATTGCAGCCTTAGCAGCTTTTGTAGTTTGAGTAATATTATCCCCTTGCACTTTTGTAATAGTAGTAATTCCATCTGCAACTTTCGTATAAGTTTCTCTTTGTAACAATCCATTTTTAACTACACTACTTGTTAATTTACCATAATCGGCATCCATAGCTCTTATTTGTTGCGTAGCTTGACTCGAATCTACAGTTATTTTTATCTTTTCGCTTCCCTCAATTTGTTTTAACTGTTTTCGTAACTCTTTTACATCTAAACTAGTTTCTAATGTAATTTTATATTTTCCCAATATTAGCCCTCCTTTCTTATGACATAGACATATTAAGTTTTACTAATGGTTTTATATCACCAAACTTAGATAAAGCCTTAATAATCTCTTGATTTATGACACCTTCCAATTTATTATAATTAGGATTATTTTTCCTTCCAGAATCACCCATAACTTTCGTCCAATAATTTGTAGCAGATAAATTTTTGATAGGACTATTTTTAGTTCCTTCATCCAACCAAGTCAATATCGCTTCACTAATAGGTATTCCATTCCATACATCTGAGCCATTAACACTCATATGTTTGTTTAGTTTGTTTTTACCTCCAAGAGATGATTCTATTAAAGAAGAATCCATACCAATAGTAACACTAACACTATCTCCTTTAATTGTAACATTTGGCTTTATAACACTTTTCAAAAATTGCATAGTCCTGTCATAATACTCAGACACTGGATTTCCATATATATCTTGTAAAATATTTTCTGTTAATTGAGAACTAATATTTTGAGCTATATTTCCCAAAGCCTTTTCCAATTCTTGAGAAATTAATTCTTTTAATTGATTTTCATCTTTAATCTCCATGAAAAAAATCATTCCTTTAATTGTTTTATATTATTTATACTATCAGTAAATGCCTTAATTTCTTCAATATTACGTCCTTCCATAATTTTTTTTAAATCAAAATCTCCACCTTTCAAATCAGGTAAAAGACTAGTAATTCTTATAAATAACATTAAATTGTTAATTGTATTTTCAATATCTTTATAGTTTACTATATTATCTTTAACTAAAGTTAAAAATTCTGAATTATAAATAGTTTCATAATCTATATTATCCATATTGACATTTGTACAAATAGCACAAATTAATAAATCTAAATCAGCTTGTACCCCAAGCATTAAAGGTACAATATTTTCTTTTTCAGAAATCCTTTCACTTAAAGACTTACAAATCTGATTTAATATATATTCCTTTTCTTCAATACTTATAAATGGTTTAATTTTAAAACTTTGTTCTCCTATTTTTTTTGTAATATTTCTCCTTTTTTTAAAATCTAATTTTACATTATTTTCCATTTTATTCTATCTCCTTTTCTTCTTTGATAAAAGATTCAAGTTTACTCAAATCCTTATCCCAATTCCTATCTTTATCATCTATATCTGTATATATTTTTTTCATTTCGGCAGAACTCCAACCTACAATTGAAATAATTAATTCATCAGAAAGCCCCTTTTTAGTTAGCGTAGTTACAAAAAGATGACGTAGAGCATGAATATACATAGGCTTTCCTACTATATTCTCCCAACTTAATGCCCAAGACCTTAACGTACTAACTTTTATAGGCTTACCTGTATTTTGTAAAAATAAAGCCTTACTATCTGTTTTTGTTTTTTTTACAATTTCTGCCCTATATCGTAAGTATTTATTATAATAAGGCAAAAATAAATCCTTAATTATATACTTATTTAAAAGTTTACCTTGTTTACCAGCACCCTTAGTTCTAATTTTATGTGTAGTTTCAAGGAAAGAATTACCATAAGCTAAATGGTTTACATCTATAGTATCAATATTAAATTGCAAAAGTTCACTAATTCTGCACCCACTATAAATTGCTAAAGCCAAAACGCAGGCTTCAGTTACAAACTTCTCATCACTATCTAAATAATCTAATAACTGTTTTATCTCCTCATCTGAAAGAACTGTTTTTTCTCGAACTGGTTCTTTAGGTATTGGTTCAATAACAGAATTAATATAATTTCTAAATCTTGGATAATCATCTTCAAAAAACTTTAAAAATACATCAGACAAACTACTTAAAGTCGACCTCATTCTTGCAAATCTTTTACCAGACCATTGAAGCTCGTCAACCGTATAGCTAAAAAAATCTGACATCTCAAATTTCTTTATGTCTGGAAAATATTTATTATCGCAGTTATTTAAGACCCAACAGAAAAAAATATTTAAATCGGATTTATAATTTTTTAATGTTGCATCACTACATTTTCGTCCTTTAGATTTTAAAAATAAATCTATTAATTTTTTATTTTGTGGATTTATCTTTTCTATCAGTTCTGGACTTGTTGTTACTTTTTTAAATGTCCTTCTTGGCAAATTATTCACCATCCTTTAGTTCCTTATATAATGCTAATGCAATTAACGCAGATTCTGCTAAATCACTATCATGTTTTTTTTTATCTTCATTATCAGAAATCCAAATCAAATCTAAATTGAAATATTTATTTGCAAGTTCAATTCCTTTAGATTTTTGATATTCTCTTTTGAGTTCTTCCTTTGTACGCTTCTCATCATATACACCGAACAAGCTTTCTCCAATGTGATGGTATAAAAATTTTCCACTTAACACCATATACATTACAAAGTCCACAAATAGAACCAACTAAAAATAATAAATCATGACAAGTTTTTGCATTTCTTGTAACTGAAATTGCAACATCTTCTATGGCAACATAATCAATATTATATTTTTTGATAATTTTCTCAATTTCATTTTGCGTATATACAATTCTAACAAACGTACTGTCATTTTTATTTGGAAAAATTAACTCATTATAAATTAATTTATTATTTTCAAAAATACTTACTCCACTTGAATGTGTACTCAAGTCTAAACCTAAAATTCTCATAAAACCACCCATTTTTCATTTTTTTGCTTAAATTTAGTCACTGGAAAAAATTGGAAACTAGCAAACCCTACAGCCCCAAGGGTTTCATTTTTGAAAAAGTGCATAAAAACATTCTTTTATGCAAAATTTATGTATAAAAAAAGGCAATAAACTATTATGTTTATTACCTTCAAAAAAAAATGCTATTTTAATTTTATTAGTGCAAAAGTTATTCCAGTTACAATTAAATAAGGTATAACTTTATCTCTAATAAACACCATAAAATCAAATTTTCCTCTATTATCTGTATCACTTACCCTCTTTTCTAATGCAGACAATCTATGTTCGACTAAATCTGTTTTATTATCATTAGTTAAGATATTATTACTTAAATTTATTAACGTCTTTTCTAAATTATTTATAGCATCTGGAACCCCATCTAATTTTTGTACAGTTGTAAATACACTATTTTTTACAGCTATATAATCTTCTTTTAACTTATTAAAATCTTCTGTTAGTTTTTTTAAATCTTCTGTTATTGCTTGATTCTTTGAATCAATTGCATTACTTAAATTATCTAATATCTTTTCAATTCTCTCGAATCTCTCTTCATTTAAACTGTGCTCAGGACATCTTTCTCCATTCATCACATAACCTCCTATTAACTATTAGCCAAAACACACAAAGGCTTAATTTTTATATACGTTAAAGTTAACTCCTAAAATATCCTTACATTCTTTTATCTTCACAAAATTATTTTCATATAGAATATTTTCACAAACAGGATTATGATATATTATAGAAGTATTAGGCTTCAAATTTGATATAACTTGTCGCATAATATCTTCTCCAAATGGATTAAACATAAAAATATAATTAAACTTATTGCAATTAAAATAATCTATAATATCTTCATTAATAATGCAACAGTTTTTCTTTATTTTTTTCATATTATTATAACAAATTTGATAAATTTCTTTATCAAACTCAATTCCATAAGGTTTATCAAAATATTTAGATAGCACCATTAAAGCTAATCCTTTACCACAACCTATATCCAAAACCTTATCTTCTTTATGTATTTTAATATTTCTTAATATTTTATTTAATGTAAATATATCTGTCATCTCATAAGAATTATGGATGTTATCTCCATATATTTTTCCTTTAATAAAATCTACTTTATAAAACAATTGAAATATCCAAACACAAAAAATATACAATAAATATTTCAAAAGTTTAAATGGAGAAATTTTATAATGAATAATATTATTAAGTATTAGCTTAAATTTTTTCATCGAATATTCTTCCTCTAATTTTATTTAATATAAAAGCAATTTTATTATTCATAAATATTGCTATTATAATTTCTGTTAAATATATAGATATTTGTAAACTATTCGGAAGAAAAAAACTTATTATAAAAAATAGTAATGCAAATATCAAGAAATCAATTTTATATTCCCAACTATATTTTACAGCCTTATCATATTGTAAATTTAGTCTAGGTGTCTTTAAGAAAGTATATACAATAGAAAATATGGTCAATAAAACAAGAGGAAAAATATTAAAACTATAAAGTTGAGAAAATTTAGCAATAAATAATAAAACTAATGTAGATATTCCCAAACAATATGTTAAGTTACCATAACTATGATAACCGCCGCATTGCTCTCTTAAAATATTAAAAACTATAAATATCAATGCGATTTCTTTAAAACATTTAAATATAATGCCAATTAACAACATAAAAATAAAACTAATAATGTTGTATAAGTTCATTCTAAAACAATAATCTTTGTCAGAATAATTTTTATCATTTATTATATTTTTTTGCCTAAGTTTTAAATTATGCCAATCAGCAATCTTTATTAATAACTTATCAATCATAATATCACCAAAAAAAGGCGTGCTCTTCACACGCCCAAGGTCTATAAACAAAATTTTAATCTTTATATTTTAAGTCTAATTATCTTCTTACTATTCCACCTAAAAGAACTTTCATTTTATATAAACTCCAAATTATAAAGCTTTCAATAAATTTGAATGTCATAAACAATGACAATCTCATTATGTTATTTAAATTATAAGTTAAAACATTAATATTAAATATGACATTAAAACTACGAGCACACAATATTTCAATTGCGTAAACAAATAAAATGCTCACCATGCCATATAAAATAGTTTTAAAAATATTAATTTTAAATCTTATTGAAGTAAATATACCTATATAAATTCCCATAAATATTTGAGATAAACCATTTATTGGTACAAAAGTTGTTATAGTAGATATTCCAAAAGATAGAATTAATCCATCTTTAACTGCTTCAATAAATTTAACCTTTTTATTTAAAAATATTTTTATCACAAATAAATACATAATTATGGAATCTAAAAATCCATAAAATAAAAAATCTAATATCCAATTTTCAAAAATTTCCATATCTTACCTAATTAGAAATTTTACACAAGATACCCATGGGTCAAAACCACCAAATAGATAAGGCTTACCATCTTTTTTCTTAAAAACATGATATGTCTCATTTCCATCTTTGTCTGGCTTAACATCTCTTAAATGAACTAATAAAGTTTTATTTAAGTTATCAACAGTTACCTTATATACTCTTTCACAATTCTCCCACATTTTTTTAAATTTTATACATCCGTTTTCTTTCCAAAAATCTTTTCCCTCTACAAGACCAAAAGATTTAAAAACCATTTTGATTTTACCGTAATTCTCATCAATATTGTTGCTTTTTATCCATAAATCAGCTCTATTCACAAAATATCACTCCTAGATGTTTTTATTACCACAAATATAATTCAAAATCATATCACGAGTATTTTGATTAAATTCTTGCATGTTCACAAAATCTATTTCTGCCTGTTTATCGTGAGTTTCTTGATTATTCATGATTTTACCAATATTCTTACATATGCATTGCAACAATTCAATGTTAGTTTGATTAGATATATTTAAAAGTCTTATTTTCTTTTCTAGTACAATAACTTTATAACAAAGAAATCCTACTAACCAAAAAATCCCAACAGTAAATAAAAATATTCTGCTAAAATAATTATGTTGATACACAATTAATCCACTAGTTGATGCCAACTTACCACAACACAATAATAAAGAACAACATATTAAAAAGCCTATACCAAATGTAAAAATAGTTAAAAACTTTTATGTTTTATCATTCCCTTCATTCCTTTCCACAATATTTAATTACATATATATTATATCTATAATATAGATAATTGTCAACACTTATTTTGAATTTTCTTCTTTTAATATTTTTTGAATTTTTATATATGTTTCTTTATCTACACCCTTTGATTTTTCTAATATAGTTTCATCATCCATACCAAAAGCTTGTTTTAATACAAGAATTAAAAATTTTTGATATGAATCATTATCTTTTTTATTCACCTTTATCACCTATTTATCCATTTTGTCAATTAACTTCAATAAAGAAGAATTTATGCTATCTAAAGCATCTAACATCTTCTTAGTATTTTGTGAGTTAATTGTATTAATTTCGATTATCTTTCTTGTTGCATTTAAAGATTCCTGAGCTAAAACAGCAGTTATCCATACTAAAGTATCAACTGGTTTTAATGAATTATCATTCATATCATTATCTCACAATAGTTTTCATCTAATATGTTAATTACTAGAAATCCTTTATCATACTTTTCAGCAACTCCATCTTTGTTGCCATATACATAGTCGCCCTTCGAAATTTCATTTAAATATTTAACTTTAGCAATGCCTCTAACAATTATATTACCATATTCATCAGAAACTCCTATTGGAGATTTATAAATTGAATAAGAATATTGTTCAGCACTGCCATCTTTAAAAATCACAAATATATGAGGTGGAATTTTTTTGTCTATATTTAGCGGTAAGATAATTTTATCTTTTTGTTTTATATCTTGATATTCTTTTAAAAGAACATTATATTTTTCAAATAAATCATCATTTTGAGATTGCATTGTATTAATTAAATTTTTCTTCGTTTCATCAATCTCTTTTTCTACTGTATTTAAAGAATTTAAATTTTGTCGGTTATTATTTTCACAATCCACAACCTTATTCATAGTATCTTTAATTTTCATTCCTATACTATCAATTTGTTCTTGATAATTTAATTGACTAAAAATATTTTTTAAATTATTAAAATCCTCTTTTAAACTATTACAAAAACTCTTTACTTCTTTTGTTTCAAGTTTTAAATCTGTATCATCATAATTTTTGAACTCAATAACTTTATTTTTTACAGCTTCTTGAAAATTATAAGTCGTATTTTCTAAATTATTAAAACTCTCAACAATATTATTACAGATTTTATCAACTTCTTTTTTATTATAAAAATCTAATCCATCTATTTTACTTTGAATTTCATCAAATCTTAAATCATTATTAATATCATTTGATAGTTTATCTATCTTTTTATTAAACTTTTCACATCTATCATTCAATGAATTAATCAAATTTTCTAAATTAGAATATTTATTCATAACCATTTTTTGAAAATTATAATATTCTCTTTCCTTTTCCTCTTTTGTATCAATATGACTAATAATTATAGTATTTGTTGAATATAAATATTGTCCATCACCATTATAAACTTTTAGAAACATAGTATTTTCAACAAGTTTTTCTGGTACTTTAAAAATCAAAACATCACCAGACTTAGCAGGAACATATTTCTTATTGTTAAAATATATTTCATGCTTATAAGAATTGTCAACATTATTAATATTTATATAATCTATAATATCTTCAAGCTTTTCTTCTAATATTAATCTTCTTCCTTCTAATCTCATAGACACCAACCCTTTAAGATGATGTCTATAAGATAGTTAGTTTTATTTAGAATAATTACGCATTCTGCCTTTTGACATAGATATTTCTTCTTTTTCTTCTTGAATATTAACTATATTTTTCATTTCTTTTGTAGGAATTATAAAATAGTTAATATCTTTTAAACTATATGTTTTACCGTTGCTACCAACAAACATATCTTTCTCGAAACTATATTCTGTAATATCTAATGTACCTTCATTAAGCCCAACTCTCATAGGAAACACAAAATCACCTCCTATGTTACTCCGACAGCGTCTTCTTCATTCCACACTATAATGTCATATAAGTTTTTAGCACTATATCTCTTTACAAACTCTAGGTCTAAAGATTGTGCAGCTGGTTCACCATCAGCAGATAAATCCCAGTTCCATGCTCCAGAAATTTGAGCCAAACCATTAATTTGTGCTTGATAAAATTCACCAGTTTCAATATCTTTTACAAGACCCATTGCTGTTACTAATGCTGTCTTTGGTTGACCAGCAGCAACAACTGGAATTGTTTGTGCAGATGCACCTGTATCAATTGAATAAGAACAAGCAAATTGTGTTCCATCAGCTGGAGCTTCGCTTGTATCAAATGTAATTAATCCTGTTGAACTTGCATATGTAAATTTACCAGCAGAAGCAGTAGCATCTTGTGTATATTTTTCACCATATGTTCCATCAGCATTTAATTTATAAATTGTGCCAATTTCTTTACCAGCATCTCCTTGTGCTTGATATTTTGTTTTTACTTTACTTTCAGCTGTTGTAATTACATCATAATAAACTGCATTTTTATTTGCTCCTGTAGCAATTTCGCTACCAATTTGAATACCCATTACACCTGTATTCCATGTTGCGTTTGTTACACTCATAGATGCACGTCTACTGTGTCCAAAGCCACCTTATTAATATTCAGTAGTGTTCGTTAGGCACTACCCGAAATTTATGACGTGTAAATAAATTTCAGCTCATACTTTCATATGAGAATAGACTATATCACATCCTCATTAAAGGACTCCTCCATTTCCACTCACTTGAGTGTACTGGGCATCACCCCATAGTCGTTGAAGATTTTACTATATAATTATTAAACATCTTTCCAAGTTATACCATTAGCTATTTGACTAACAGTAGAAAATGCTATATCATATTTTTTACCTATTTGTCTATATGATATTCCATTTTTTAAGTCTTGTTTTATTAATTTAACTTTTTCAGAACTAAGTTTTTTATGATGAGCTTCATCACCAGATTTATTACAAATACAATTAGAACATAAACCTATCTTCCAAGCATGTTCTAAATTTTCTTTATTAGTACACCATTCAAGATTATTTATGTTATTATTTTGTTTATTTCCATCTATATGATTAACTTGTAATTTATCCATATTCTCAACTGGATTAAAAGTAGCCAAAACTAAACGATGTACGAATCTCTTTTTGTATTTTCCATATAAATAAAAAGAAACTCTTAAATAACCTCTTTTTGATATTTCTGGTTTTCTCAAAATTTTTTCTTTAATATCAAAAATATCTCCATCTTCATTTATAAGATATTTTTTATTTAAACCATCTATTTCTAATTCTTTCCACATTTTACATACCACCTTTTTGTTTTAATAATTAAGGTCGATATTATAATTATATAGTAACTTTCCTGCTAGTTATCCATTATAAAAGCACTTAGGATTTAACCTTATGCCATCCTATAAATTTTTTCTACTTTCATCACCTTCACGCTTATCTTTGCAGATTACGTTGTGGTTTTATAGGCTTTAGGAACTTCAAGCAATTAAAAGGATTTTCTCTGCTATTTGCTAACAAAGGGAGTCAGCTATTGCTCCAATGTAAACGTTACCTCTTGCCAATTATCTTTTAGTGGTTCACTACGCCACTATCTTCATAAGAAGACTCATACTTTCATATGAGATGAGACTATATCTTAACCTTCACCTTTCCGTGTTAAGGTTTCTCCACTTCGATTTAAGGGATTCTCACCCACGTCAATAGTTTACGCCCTACTTCTGTTGCGAGTTCTCGCTATAGAATAGTCGTTGAACTTTATTCCTTTAAGGAATCTTAGCTGCGGATAATCCAATTTGACACGATTTTACTATACCAAATTGATTAAACTTGCCATTAATATATTACTATATTAATTTAGTTGTGTCAACTCTAAGGACTTCCCCGCAATTAAAAGAATTTATGTTTTACATATTATTTCTAATAAGACAGGCACAATTTTTTACCTGTAGGATAAACCATAGTTTGTTCGTTTGTTAACCCAGTTGTTTTACAGTTATCTAAGTAAGCAATAGGTGCTTTACTAGTTGGGTCTCTTAATAAAATTTCAAAAACTTGTTGAATAGCAAAGTTTTTTGGTGTGTAATTTTGAGCCATCTCAATTCCTCCTATTTTAATATTTTAGACCAATTTATTTTTTCAAAGTTAATTTTGGTCTTTTCAGTGTCTATTGTACCAGCATAATATGCTGTTACAGTCTTATCCCAATTATCTAACGCATTTAAACGAGCATATCCCTCATAAATACGATAAATTGGATAATTAAAAAGTTCTTCTCCAACTCCAGTTTTCCAAAGTAATGAAGAACATATACTCTGTAAGTCTACATCGTTTTTATTTTTAATTTTTCGTTTAGAAGCTATTTGCCTCATAATATATTTAGCTGTTCCTTTACTTCCAGCATTTTGCAACTGATAATATATCTCTGCATCCTCCATAAAATTTATATCTTTTATAAATTGACACATAGCATTAAATGTAATTTCATTAATAACAACATTTTTATCAGAATTTATTAACATTAAGTTATCATTTGCATCCATCATAGGATTAAATTTTAACCCAGTAAAAAATTCTAAAGCTTCTGACATTATTTGGTCTGTATCTTTATTTTGCATTTCTGCAATTAAATTATTTATAAATAAAGTCCAAGAAGTTATATCTTTATACCATATTTTGAAATTATCATACAATATATCAGCAACATGCAAAGGGCTTAAAGTTAATACAGAAACATAAGCTGCATATTTATCTTGACCAATCTTTAAAATATCTAATAATTTTGGATGTTTAATATACAATTTATTTGGTATGAGTTCATAATCTTCACCGTACCAATATTGTAACCTATCCATTATCTCTCTTTCCGACATTAGAATCATTAGAAATACAATATCTCAACTTATATCCGTAAAAATATTCACCATATCTATAAACCTCCCAGCTTAAAAAATATGGAGCTTTCAAAGATATTTGTCTAACATCTTTATTAAAGTTATTATTAAATATTTCATCTATTTTAGAACTAATCAAATATGGTCGTATTTCATTAGTTTCAGGCATTATCCATATATTTAAGTGAGAAAATATATCAAAAGTTAAATAAGACTCTCTGAATCCACTATCTTTACCATATGGATATGTTTTATCAATATATATATTTAAGAAGGTTTTTTCCTCTTTTATTGAATCTGCACCTCTTGGCATAAGAAAAATATTTTTTAGCATTAGATTTTCAATAGTACACTTACTTTCATCAGTTTGTGGATAACCAACTAATTTTAACAATTCTTTATCTTTACCAATTAATTCGATAACTTTATTTACAACATCACCTAATTCTTTAAAATATGCCATATTACCAAGCTCCTTTCAAAGATATAGTATAATTATAAATATTATCTCCTGATTTACAAATAATTGTTAATAAATTAGACGACCTTTTTTTATTTTTTATCCTAAACCTATTTCCATCTATTATATCAAAACTATAATTTAAGTTAGTTGCATTAGTAGAAACCTCAAATGTAAATTGGTCTTCTTGTGCAATACCATTTTTATATAACACACAATCATATATTACAGTATCACCTTGTAGTATTGAATTATCAAAACTATAATTTTCTGGATTGACCATTACAAAATATTCATCTTCAATAGTTTCAGCTACTTCAACTTCTATACTATATTTAATATCAGGATTATCATATAAATAAGCAGTAATAGTTGAACTTCCTAAAGCTAAACATTCTATATTTCCCTCTACATCAATAGAACATACAGACGGATTGCTGCTTTTCCAAATTATTGGTTTAACAACAATTTCATTATTTTCTTTAATATCTACTGTTAATTGAGTTTTAAAGCCGACTAGTTGTTTTATATTATCTTGATTTATTACAACTGAATATCTATTAATATAAGCATCAGCTATTAAATTCTCAAAATCATCTGTCGCTTTATTAGCATAATTGCCACCTATAGTTATCTCAACTACAGAAGGTGAGTCGTAATCTTCTGATGATGAATTTAAAAAATTTCTAATACCATTTGCATAAATCTTATAACAGACAGGATTATTTGGTACTCCAAATAGAAATCTTTGATTAGACCTAATTTTCTTAGTTCGCTCATTTCTTTGACACCAAATTTTTTCAAAGCCACCTATGATAGTTGTATCTCTACCTTGATAATCTCCAGCTCCCATTATATTATAATCTATTACACATGGTTCATAAATTTTCTTACCATTCTCATCAATCCACCTCAATGTATTATTACATCTACGGCATATACAACCATTTGTGCAACTTTCATAAGTATTAGCATTAATACAAAGCCAGTAATTATCCTTCCATTTCAACATACGACCTATAAAAGTTCCAGTATCATTTGGAGAAAATATAAAAGATTTATAATCATCTCCATATTTATATCCTGTACTAGGATTAATTACACTATCAACTCTAGCCTTTGTTGCTATGAAATCTCTCTTACCATAATTTTCTTCGACTTGAACATCATCAAAAACATTTGGTGCATTATCTATTGAAGAATCAAATATAGCACCAAAATCTTGCCTATATGCTTGCTTAGGAGTTCTTCTAATTGATTCTTGAGCATTATAATACTTTAAATTCAATTAGACCACCTCACTTATTTTTTCACATAAGTTACAACAATGTAATATTATGTCTCTTACTCTATCGTGTTCATCTTCACTAAAAGATAACATACCTTCAAGTAAATAAATTAATTCAACATAATATCCATTATCCGTTTCTATATTTTTTGCACCAGTAAGTTCAACCAATAACCTTGATAAACTTAAATAAAACTTCTCATATGCTTTCTCACGACTACTTACAATTTCACCAGTATTATCTTTTCCTTCGTAAATCGGTAAAAGTTTCCAGATTTTATTTCTAAGATGGACTAAATATTTGTCTGAAGGAGCAAAATCATATTTATTAGGCATTATTACCACCTGCCATTCTTGTCCAATCTGTATGCATAATGCTATAATCTCTTTGAGAGTTTCTAACTCTCTCATATTTTTTGCTTCTTAACTCTTCTTTTTCCCTTAATAGATTTGCTTCTGAATATCTATGTGCTTCGTTTTTATTCTGCATCATACCTGTGATTTGTCGCCTGTCAAAGATTTCTTTATCTAAATACATAATAACTAACCAGTCTGCTAATATATCTTTTTCCATATCGTCTAAATCTATATTAAAAGTACCCTCGTCATCACTTCTATTAGATAAATCCTTTAAACAGTTGTTAAATTTAGGTATAGCACGAATTAAAAAGCCTTGAAGATAAAGACTAAAATTCTCTTCATCTTCTTCGGCGAATTTATCTAAAACATAATCTTGAATAGACATTAGTGCTAAATCATATATATCTGAATAAGGAGTTGCCATAATTCAAACCCCCTTCATCTATTTTTTAATCTCGCTTAAAATTTCTTTTGCTTGTTTAACTTCTTCTGATAAATCTCTACCAGAAATTTCTTCACAAATATGAACGATATTCATATCAACGTCTTCATCTTTAATTAGTTTTTTGCAAATCAAATCTATTAGCACATCTTTTTGAGTATTAGATAGCGAAGTAAACACCTTTTTAAAAGATACTTTATCAGCATCTAATAATTTTTTCATTGTTTCTACATCAACAATTTTATTATAAACACTTATTAATTTCTCTTTTCTAACAAATTCTTCATCTGCAATATATGCTAGTCCTTCTTTAATAAACTTACTATTAACTTTAACTATTCTTTTTAAATCATCTCTAGGGATAACTTGTTCTTCACCAAACTGAGTAAATTTATAAATATTTCCTCCACCCATTGGTTCTGTAGTTAAATTTAATACCCAGTTACACATAGAAATAACTGGTATATCTTCTTCATATGAAGATACGTTATTTGTGTTACCTGCCATAGTTTTCATCATTAAAGTAATCTGAGCTTTTAATGTTTCAATTTCATTTTTTAATGCATTATTTTCTTCTACTGGGTCTATAACAGTTTCTTCAACTTCACTCTTTTTTATCATTTCTTCCTCAGAGGCTCTTTTAGGAGCCTCATTATTTTTAGAAGTATTTTTATTTGTAGATTTTGTACTTGCCATGTTTTTCTCCTTTTATACTATAGATTTATTAAGTTAAAGCTATTTCAGCAGCAATTGCAGATGTTGCAACACCAGCACCCCAAGCTTTCATTAAATCAGCTTCTTGTCTTAGGTCTGCATTTGCGTATTGTCCACCAACATTTGTTAATGTAGAACCTTCTGTAGCAACTTTAACAATTTTGTCAGCTGTTGGGCTTATGATAAATATTTTATCGTTAGGTAGTTTTAATTTAAATTCTTCTGTATAATCAGCAATTTGTTCTAATTCAACACAGTTGAAACCGAAGAAATCTCTAACATGTCCTAAAGAAACATATTCATCTCCTAAATTAAATCTATAGTTTGTAGAAGCTGGTAAAATTTTGCTTAAAGCTAATTTTGTTCCTAAGAATACAGCTGGTCTTCCACCATTCCATGCTTGAACTTTTTGAGCAAGTTCTATAGCAGAATCTTGTGTATATCCACTAACTTTTAACTGACCAGCACCTGTAGTTGCTGATAATCCATCAAGTGCAGCTGCAAATGCATCATATATATCATATGTCATACTTGTTTCAATTGATTTAACTGCTTTCATTACAAGTTCAGCTAATGTATATTTACCTGTTAAAACATCATATAGTGATATACCAACAGAAATAACTCTGTTTTCTGGAACTATTGTTTTTGTTCCTTTAAATTGTCTCTTTATATCAAAGCTTCTTTTTCCTCTTCCACCTTTAGATACTACAAATAAATCTCTTGGTTGTAAGTCAATTTTTAAACTATCTCCAAATCCTACTTGTTTTATATCAGCAATATATCCAATATCTTTTATTAAAGTATCTGGTAATACAATATCAACTAGCATTCCAACTATAGCAAAAGCTACCTCTCTAACTTGTGTGAAGTTACAGTACATTGGTAATGATGCAAAATTTTCTATCTTCATTCCAGAGTTTACTTCTATTTCTTTTTTATATGCATCTAAAATATCTTTGTCTGCTTCAGCAAAGCTAACATTTCCTATTGATGCTTTTCCATTTACATAAGCATTATAATATTCTTCAAATGCTTCATATAGCTTAGTATCTCTACCAGCTGAAAAATTCATTACATTTATTGGTAATCTTTTCATATTAGTTCTCCTTTATTTTTTAAATTAGTTTTCTGCAACTTCAAGCACATAAGCTTCTGTTCTTTGAGATGGGAAACTATCTGCTATTGAAATATAATCTTTTCTAAGAATATTAAGCTTTGTTCCTGTTGCTGTTGTAGTTGCTGCTGCAACATATTTTCCATCTGTATCAATTGTAGCAACTGTACTATCAGCTGTTGGAGCTGTAGCAAAACAATCAACTGAAGCTAATATTTTATCTCCAGCCATTAATTTGATTGCATTAAATACTAATCCTTTGATATTTGTAAAGTTTTTAGGATTTAAATCTCCTACTTTGTATTGTGTTCCATCAGCACCCTCAATTATATTATCCTCTGGGCTATAAGCCATTAATAATCCTGTTGCGTTAGCAGCTGGAGTAGAAACCTTATAAACCTCTGTTTTGTCTGATGCTGTTGATAGAGCACCTTTTGTTAACATAACCCCATTGTCTATATCTTTTTCAGCTATAACATTATATACTAATGCATCTATATTTTTTGCTTGATATGATAATGGTACAATAACACCTTTTGCCATAATAAAATCCTCCTTGATTTTTTTTATTTATTTTTTTTGGTTTACACCACAAATTTAAAAACTTAATTAAACCAATCAAAAGCTTTTCTTTGTTTAGTTTGCTCTTGATTAACAATCGCCATTCTATTTGAATTAACTTCTTTTTTTGATGTGTATTCAAATGCAATAGCTTTAACCTTATTCTTAAAAGCATCAATTGCTTCAAAGCTCACTTCTTTAGATTCTTCTCTCAATTCATCCATTTTGTCTTGTGGAACAACTTCAACTACTTGTGAGAATATTTCTTCAATAGCAAAATTCTTTTCAGCTTCTTCTTTACTAGCTTTATATTTACGAAGTTCTTCTAATTCAGACATATAAACGCCTTTTTCTTTTTCCATTTCAGCTATCTTTGCTTCATATTCTGCAACTTTAGCTTCATAATCAACTTCTTCTTTTTCTTCAGTTTCTTCTTTCTTTTCTTCAACTTCTTCTTGTTCTTTGTTGTCTTCCATATGTTCTTCATCGCAACCCATTTCAACTTTATTTTCTTCAGTTTTAACTTCTTTTTCTTCCACTTTTTCTTCTGAATTTACGTTTTCTATGTCTTCCATTTTCTTTTCTTCTTCCATTTCAGTCGAACCCTCCTTTTCCTCAAAATTTTCCACAGAAAGCCCTAGCTCTCTATAGTGTCTTAATAAATGGCTTTTAATTTCCCCACTTACTATACCTTGTTGGCTTGCTCTTTGAAAAGCAGCTATTACTCCTGCCCTATCTAAAACCAATTTATCCCCTTTAATTTTATGATGAGGATATTTTAAATGCTCTGATGGAGCAGTATCGTAACCATTTTCTGTTATTAAATAAGCTTCCTTGACTAATGATTTAGAATTTGGAGCTTTTAATAATTTTGAATATAATTTTCTTCCGTGGATTTGTCCAACTAGAAGAGTTCACACTTGCTTCTTTAGAATTATCTATTTTTATAGTGTTATTAGCAAAATAGATAGAATTTGCCTCATTAACCCTTTGTGAAAAACATACCATTTCAGCATTTGCATTATAAATGGCTGGTTTCCTATTATTTCCTAAAAGCGTTACACCTTTGAAACTAAATTTATCAATTCTGCTTGTTTTTTCGCCTTCTACAAATTCTTCAGAACTTTCTAATACCTTAATTTCCATACTTACACTTTTTATAGGATTATATCCATTTTTAACCTTGCTTGTAAATAAATTATAAACATCTTCACAATAAGTCTTAAAAAGAATAGCATAAGCATACATTGAATGAGAGCCATCTTCATTTTCAACAAACTCAAAATCTTGTTTTGGGAAAAATCCTATTGGAACTTCATCTTTTTCATGCCCCAAAACATCTCCTTCATATTTATCATATTTGGCAACTAAAGCTTTCGAAGTTAATGTTGGAGCAGCATCTTTTATAGCCTCATAAGAAATTGGAAAATTATGTGCGTTAGGATTATCATCAACAACTAATATTCTTAATAAAGCCAAATCTTCATCTAAATATTCTTGAAATTCAAAATTAGATAAATCCATAGCAAAATTTAAAATCTTTTCCACTATTTTACACCGCCCTTCAATTCTTTAGGTAATATCTTTATTCCTTCCTTTAATGCCTTAGTATTAGCAAAAATAAAATTTCCATCTTCATCATATGATAAAAGTGGAATTTTATGCAAAATTAACCATTTACCTATTTCAGGTGGAAATGACACAATGTTCTTTAGTTTACATTTACCAACTATAAACATTATTTATCACCGCCTAAAATAAAAAATTTATCAAAATGATTATCAAAATCATAATAGTTATCTTTATACAATTCAGCTTTATCTCTTAATAAAATATGTTGATTTATATAAGGAGTTAATTTTTTTAAATTTTCTTCAAGTAAAACTTTAACATTTATATCATCTTCACTTTTAGCTATTTCAATAGCATCTACAATAACATCATTTGTTACTAACAATTCATCAAGAACTCTTTGCATAGCCTCAAGAAGATTTTTATACTCAGTAGTATCAGCAGGAGTCTCATAATACATAGTTCTTACATTAAATTGGTCTTGTATTTCAGAATAATCATCGGCTAATAATGGATATTTATGTGCAATTCCTTTATGGAATATTTCACTAGCATTATTCATTGACCACTTTACAGACATATTAGTAACAATATTATCACATATTCTATTCATATAGAACATTCTTTGCACTATTTTATTTATAGCCTCAGAAGTTTTTTCTGTCATTAACATTAAACTTCACCGCCTTTTTCAATATTGCTTCCTTGGTCTCTAGTCTCTTGCCCAGACTCAGTAAGTTCTGAACTGTCTTTTTGTGGGCGACCAGCATCTTTGCTACTTTGTGTATAAACATTTATTAGAGAAATTAACTTTTTGTCAAAGCCCATAGCCTTTGTCATTAATAACTCATCTTCTAATTCAAAAATATCTAAATCCATAGAGTTTGCTATTTTATTTGCTGAAACAAATCCTTTGTCAGCAGCCTGAAAAGCTTTATCCATTCTATCTTTTCTATTCTGATAGCTATTTGTTCCACTAAATTTAAATGCAAATTTATATTTTTTAGTTCTCATATTTATATAATATTCCAAAAAATTAGCAAATTGTGGATAAACATTTTCAACTACCATTTCATCTATATTTAAGCCAAGATTAGTTTCTGCCGCAGTCTGTTTGTCTGTGGCAAACAAACTTCTTCCACCATTCAATAAAGATGCTACATTTTTCAATTCATCTGAATAAGAACCTTTATTTGTATTTGTAAACTCATGGCTCTTAATATCATCTGAAGGAATATTTAAAATATTAAATGAATTTCCTAATGCTGCTGCACAAGCACCAACTATTTTACCCATAGTTACTGGGTCAACAGCAAGCATATCTTGTGTGTTTCCAGTTTTTTGCTCCTTTAACAAAGGATATATTGTAGAAAAAACCTTTTTACTAGCTAACATATCTTGATTTAATTCCAAATCTCTATAAATAGGTACTAGAACTAAATCAGCCAACATTGAAGTAAAATAAGGAACATTTGTTGCAATCGCATCATTCATTTTAAATACAAAGCATCCATCTTCTGGGCTAGTTTGAACCCAATAAGCAAAATTACCAGTCCTCTTATCTATAGAAGATGATGGGATATATTTTTTATCTTTACCATTAAATAATTGATAATATCTTTTTTTCATCCATTTTGGATATAAATTTATATCTATGCTTGGTTGCATAAAATAGTTCATATTATAATCTGCTAAAAATCCATAAGAAAATCTTCCAGTTAATTTAGCATATAAATAAGGAAATTCTTGTAAAACATATTTATCATTATCTAAATCGGTTCTTAACATACAATAGTAACTCTCAGTGTTTAACATTTGAAAAAACACTCTTGAAAATTCTTCTTTGTAATTGAATTTTCTTAAAAAATCTTTAACAACTTTTAAATCTTTTTTATAAGCATCAGAGTTATAATCATTTTCTGTTTTAGCATTTTTACAATTTATGGCTAAATTAAATGCTGGTAAATTTTTTATGTAATCTAAATTTCTTTTATACAGAGCAGACCTTAAATACTCATTTTGGCAATAAGCAATTAGGTCAAACTCACTTTCTTTCGCATTTTCAATATATTTATGAACAGTTTCTGCATTAGCAACAGAAGGATTTAAACTTAAATTCTTAAATGCTGTATTTTGTAAATCTGGAGTAAATGAGCCATAGCCTTGAACATAGCCTTTACTGAACCCTACTATATCAAATTCCTTGTTTACAGTTCTATAGTTTTCAATTGTTTTTTGTAAATTATCTAAAGTCTCTTTAATTTGATTCTCTTCAGTCTTTGTCAATCATTCCACCTCCAAAATTTTAATATGCACAACATTCTAATATTGAACTTACATTATTAGAACTTCTTTCTTTCAATATATTATTATCTAAATAACTAGCAATATAATTCATATATGATACACTAGTATATCTATCCTTCCTTCCTCCAGAAGGCTCTTTTAATTTTATATTACCATTAACCAATTCCATAGATAAAGAAACCATTTCATTGATTAATTCATTTGTTTGTGAATAAGGATGTAAATACCAAGCTCTCTCACTAAACGAATCTGTATATTTTAAATAGTCTTTATTTGTTTTAGTCAAATATTCATCAGCATCCATTTCAGTAATTAAGAAACTTATCATACCTCTCTTCAATTTATCTCTCATAGCTACAGCTATATCATTATTTATCTTTGCACTTGCAGAAATTGCAAATATTAAAGGTCGAGCACTTAAACTCAATGTTCTATCAGCTAATTCTTGATAAACTTTTTCTTCAACAGCTTCATGTTTAATTACAGTCCATGCAGGATATTCTAATCCTCTCTCTGGGTCTTTTGTAACGTTACCCATCATATCATATAAAGCAATTCCGAGCGTTTTGAACATCCAGTACCAAGTAATCAGCTTGAAAATCATAAAATACTTGTTTTATTCTTAATGTTTGAATTAAAGTATTCTCACCATTATGAGATTCTATATAACAAACATCTCTGTGATAACCATAATGCATAGGTAAAAGTCTAGTACAACTAATAATAGTATTATCATTTCCCTGCCCTTTTCTAGTCGCAACATCGACAGATATAATTCTAATTTCTCCATCCGTTTTTTTTATATCATAAGGATTTTTCTTAGGATTATATTCCTTTTCTCTTTGAGGATAAAATGCTTTCTTTATGTTTTGAGTTTGTTTAAATAAATCTAGTGTAAAATAAGCATCTGAATTCGCACCATAAGGTAAATTTTCATACTCTTGCATAAATGTTATACTATCCATAGTTTCTCGCTCTTTTAATATTAGCTGTTTAGTTTTTATTCTATGTTTAACTGCTATTAAATAATCAAAAGCAATAAATCCACACTTTTTACCTCGAACCATCATTTTAATAATATCTGCTGTATATTTATACCACCACTCACTTTTATAATAAGCACTTGAAATCAACATTTCTTTTGGTTCTTCTACTAAACTATCATCATCTTTATATTCTTCTAACTTTAAATATGGTGTCTGCCTTGCATATGCAAAAGGTTTAACAATAGAATCATATTTCTCTTTATCCATAATTCTAAACTCTTCAGAAATAATAAAAGTTGCACGCTCACCGTCTACCAGATTCACCACAAGCAACAACTTTAATTGTCGAACCGTTATGAAGTTGACACAGTATTTTATTCTGAGTATCTGTATAAATAGCTATTTCTCTAGCAATATTAGGATAGTCATTTTTCAAGTTACCTATCTTACCAAATATAATTTTAGCCTGTTTTTGTGTCAGTTGTGTTAACCATAAGATTTTTTATTCTTATGCTCTTATATTTTACCATCATATAAGCTCGGCGTACATATTCACCTTTAACTTAATAGTAAGGTGAGAGAGACTCTTGGGAAGATTATTGCTATCATAACGCTCACTTCCTACGCTCTACAAGGAATTACGATATAACCCCTCTCGGTATTATCCTTTTTTTGGTGGACTTCACCGATTTTCCCTCTTAATAATCTTAAATATTTCTATTTAAGACGCCAATTTTATTTAGCTGCAACCACGACTATTTCACTATTTGGATATAATACTGCTCTAGCTAACGCAAATAATGCAATTAACCAAGATTTTGCAGATGCCCTACTAGCAATAGTAACAAATGTATCACAAATACTCATAAAATAAATCCATACAATTTGATATAAATGTAATGTTACACCAAAATAATGTTCAATAAATCTATGTATATTTCTACGATAAAAAGTAATCCAATCAATTAAATTTTTTCTCCAAATCTCATCTCGACTTTCTTTTTTAGCCATATTCTTTCGAGCTTCAAACATATTATTAGATTTTATATGATTAGCATAATCATCTTTAAAATTAGTATAAGTTCCCATTGCTATTTACCACCATCACTAAAATCAACCATAACATCTTTGTCTACATTAAAGTCTCGACTTCCAGTAATAAAATTCTTGATTGGTCTAGTTATATATTTTTTCAAATAATCTTCTATATTATCAACATCTTTGAATTTTTTCTTATCTTTATACCATTCAGCAGGACTTTTTTCCTCTATATCTTTTATCCAAATTCCAAAAGCATCTAAAGACTTACCACCATTTGCAATACTTGTTTTAGCAGGGTCTACTGCACAAGTTTTCATTAAGTTTTGTAGTTCTTTCAATGCTTCAGAAGTATCTTTTGCTGCTCTTCTTCTATTTCTAACATCTAGCTTTTTAATACATATTTCTCTCAAAAGTGTTTCTTCTGACCAAGTATCACATTTCAATGTCTTTTTACATTCAGATAATTCATGCTCTAAAAATTCATATTCTTTTAAATTAAAACCTTCTCCCCAGTCAATTATATATTGTTCTGGAACATCTTCCTGCTCAATATTTTGAACGTCTGAATTTCTCCTAGTATTCAAATAATTTCCATCAAGAAAAGTTCTTTCATTCAATTGGCTAGAAATAAGATTATAATAGGTTATATATGCTTGATATAAATCTTTTCCGTCTTCATAATTTTTAAAAGCAATAGCATATACTTTTTCTAAAAAAGGCATATCCATAAATCTACACAATTCATACATAGCTTGTTTTTCACTACCATATAAATCATAATATTCATCATATTTCTTTTTTAAACAACTTGAACACCAAGGTAGTTTTTTCATATATTTATATTTTGGATTTTTTGACACATAAAATTTAGAACCTGATGGTTTTTTACCACACGAAAGACAAAACATATCAGGCATTTTTTGTCTTTTAATAACACTTTCTACCTCTTCTTCAACTTTTTCTTTTGGTTTTCTTCCCAAAATTCATCACCTTCTATTCTTCCAGTGCATTATAATCTTTTAATATTTTTTTAACTCTTTCATCATTATAATAAACTTCAACAAAATCGTCAAAAGTTAAGCTTAAACTTCTTGCAGTCATCAAAGCTATAATCGCTGTATTTTGCATGCCCATGTCATGAGCAAATAATCCTAATAAATAATCCCAATCTGGGTTTCTAGGATTTAAATTTTTTGCATAACGATATGCCCACAAAAATTGGTCAATTCTACTAATATCGCTATCATTTTCTTCTCTAGCAATAATATTCATCAAATTTCTAAAAATCGAATTTTTAGTAAATTCACTTGTTTTTTCATTTATTAACATAGTAGCCTTACAATACATAAGTTTAGAATTAGCATAATCTCCACCAGCCAATGCAGAATCAGCCCATTGAACGATTAAATCTATGTTGTCTGGCTCTTTTTCTATTTTTTTTGCAATAATATCGCAATTACGTTTAGATTTATTTTTACCAATAAAATCGCTTTTTCTATATCCTGTATGAATAATTTTAATTTCTGGATTTGTTTTTATTACTACTACATTACCACCATTTAATGATAAACTTTCATGTATAGAACTTTCAAAGGATAAACCTTTTTGCCACTTGAATATTCTTGGACTAATATTTGCTATAACTGAAATAATTTCATTATTATCATCAATATTATATATAGGCGTAATTATTCCATCAAACTTTAAATCTGACTTAGTGGCACTTTCTAACATTGATTTTAAATTTTTTGCAGATTTATCATCAAAATATTCATCTAAATCTAAAAAAATTACCCAATCAGTATCATTAGGTATTTTACTTAGAGCAAAATTTTTTGCAGCTGCAAAATCATTTATCCACTCAAAGTCGTACACATCTATCCCCATTTCTTTAGCTTTAGAAACTGTATTATCAGAACTTCCAGTATCTACTAAAATTCTATAATCACATATATCAGAAATTCTTCCAAAACAATCTTCTAAATTCTTCTCTTCATCTTTAGCTATTGCTACTTGAGCTATTTTCATATAATCACCTTTTATTCTTTTTTTATTTTATTCTGGTCGATGGTTGCTCCAATCGGTCAAGAAAACAGACAATTCAGGCGTACCTTTATATCTCCAACCATTTCTTTCTAAATCTCGAATCTTATTAACATCATAATCTATGTTATGTGCTTCAAGCCACTTGATTCTTTGTTCTGCCTTCCATGTTGTTGAAAATTCTTCTCCTTCCCCAAATCCACTCTCTATTAAAGATTCGTGTAGTATAGAAGAATAACAATCATAATAACCTTTCTTAAATTCTCTCACAATCTCCAGCAGCAGCTACTGTTACAGTTGAAATTGCTTCTGGAATTGCCACTCCATTAGCAAACAATTCTACACTAATATTGCCTGCCGCAGTCGCAGTTATTACAAAATTACCTGTAACATCATAATATCCAGCTTTATTTATTTTTATAGTATTATTGCTAAAATTTAATGAATTATTTGTATCTAATACAGCATTTAATGGTATAACTTGATTAGCTATTAAAGCTGTGCTTGTTGTATTTGTTAATTTTAACATATTACCACCCCAATCTGTGCCTTACGCACCAAAATTAAGGTCTATAAGTCTATAAAAATTAAAAAACTAAACTATTGTTGTTCCTGTACATCCACATCCATTATATGGACTGTATGCAAAATATGGGCTACAAGTTAAATATGCAGGTATTGGTGTTGGTCTAACAGCAGTTATAATTTGATTTGCAAGATTTGCATTATTAAGTGCTAAGTTAGTTACATTAACTTGTTCTCTTAATTGGTCAATTTTATCATTTTGCATCATATTTCTAGTTGCCTCACCTTCTGCATGGATAGCTGTTGCTAAAGCGTTTGTTTGGTTAGCTATTGCTAATCTATTTTCGCCAATTTTGTTATCATATAGGCTTTTTATCCTATATTTCTATATGTTTCCATATAGTTCAGACTATATCTTCACCTACGACTTTACTCGTTTAGGGTTCGGCACTCGTGGGTATATTATATTCTATTTTCACAGTTTCAATACCTAGTCGTTGAGCCTTTACAAGCCATTTAAACTTGTACTTGGTTGCTGATTGACATATTTACAATTTAAATGTTTGTACTTATAACTATTTTTTCCATTTAATAAGCTTCTCAAAGTTGTGCAATTAATATTTAAATCTTTTGATGCTTCTTTTATTGAATTATAAACAACGTCATTTACTTGTATAACTTTATTATTATGCGTTTTATTTGGTTTTATATAAACATATTCTTTATTATCATTAGAATATCTAATATATTCACCACTAGATGAGAATCCTTTTTTCAACCAATTCTGAACGGTTCTATATTTTATATTTTCTTTTTCAGACAATTCCATAATAGAATTATATTTTTTCCCTTTAAATATTATGTAGCATTTTTCTTTCTTATATGAAATTGGATTTGTCTTTTTTACATAAAAACATACTTCACCTTCAGGATTTAATCCTTTCTTTATCCAACCACCTACAGTTGTAGCAGACCTATTATAAAACTCTGCCGCTTCTTTTACACTATCAAAACTCTTATCACCTACACAACAAGGTTTTTTATGTTTATTACCAACTATATTGGCAATTTTGGGATTTTTCATAGAATTTTCTTTTGACATTCTTGATTTTTGAATTGGAGATTTCATTGGATTATCTTTAGACATTTTTTCTCTCATTTCTTTTGTCCAATAAGTTTTCACTCCACCACATCCACCAAAAACACAATTACATTGGCATTGACCAATTGCCTTATATTGAAATATTAATTCTTCCTCTTTTTTTAAAACACATAAGCTCGTTTTTATAATTTTCAACAATTCTAACATCACATTTATGTTCTTTTATATATTTATTAAATAGCTTGTTTCTATTTTTTACTTTGTATCTATTATTTGTTCCTTTACCTACATAAAATACTTCATTAGTATCAATATTAAACCATTCATAAATATAAAACATATTTGCACCTCTGATTAAACTTTTAAATAATTGTAAACTTAGTTTTCCAGCAATTCACCGAATATCTATGCAACGCATAGCACAAGATTTCTCTTGAGGTTGCCTACGATTCTTAAGCAACATTCAGAAAGTTGTTGTGATAAATCTTTAAATTGTGATAAAGAATTGTAATTTGCATTACTAATCAACATATCTGTATTGCATTGTGCATTTCTTATTTCTGATAAGTTTCTATCCATTGTTTGATTGTATAGACCAGCTTGTAGTTCAGCCTGAGTTAAAGCATTTCCAGCATTACCTCCAAAACCAAATCCATTACCATTGAATAATAAGGCAAATATTACTATTAGCCATAAGAACCAATCAGCTCCAGCACCCATTCCTTCATATCCAGCATTTACAACTGGTACAGCAGTATCTGTCATCATAGTTCATTCTCCTTTCTTTGAAAAATTTCTAATTCAATAAGAAAGGTCTATAAATTTATAGCTAACGGTAAAACCGTTGAACTAACTATGATTTATTGTTGTATATTATTATTTAATATATTATTTACAAAACTTTTTAATTGGTTACTATCTTTGCCCTCAGCAATTTTTAATGCTTGTTGAAAAGTTGGATTATTACCAAATTGATTTTGTAAAATTTGCATTGGATTTTTATTATTTTGTAAAATACTCATCATTTGTGAAACTTGTGGATTACTTTTTGCTAGAAATTGTATTATTTGATTTGGATTTCCCATTGATGTTAACATTTGTAGAGGATTCATTATCAACAACTCCATTCATTATTAAATTTTTTAAATTCAATAATATATCATCTTGCTTTTGTGATAATTCAGAAACCTTTTTATCTAAATTCACAAAGTCTTCCTTAGAAGCAATGTTACTATAATCAATTTGTGAACTATTAATATTTTCCGAATTTTCTAATAGTTTATATGTTTTAAAACTAGCAGCACCAGTATTTATATCAAGTCTTTTTTCATAAATACTTTTAGCATTTGTATCTACCATATAGCTAGGATTTCCATCTAGTCTTATAGTTGTAGCCTTAGCTTCATCAATTGAAGTTACGGGTTTACAATCAAATCCAATTTGAGGTTGATTCTGTTGCCCCATACCATTATAAGACTGATACGTTTGGTAACTATTCATCATTTGTGGACTCGTATTTTGTAAATAATTTAATCTATCCAACTTTGACATATCATTATAATTAGGTAAATAAGGTGTAGTATAAGGATTATACATAATATATTCCCCCTTTATAAAATTTATCTATAAAAGGGTCTATAAGTAATGACCTAGAGCTTCGAAAGTTTTCTAGGTACCAATCAAAATTTCAAAGCATTTATGCTTGGAGGGATTTTTCAGAATCGAACTGAATCATGTAACTTTTGCAGAGTTATGTGTTCCCACTTCACCAAAATCCCAAGGCAAAGTGTATAATTTTATAAATTATTCTTTTGTCTCAAATTCAACATCTTCAAAATATTCAAGTAAATCTTCTATTACATCTTCATAATAAGCAACACCATCTTCATTTTCATTTTGCTCAATTATATCTAATATATCTTCAATCATTTCAAGTTTCAATTCTGTACTTTCATCAAGTCCATCCTCATTAAATTCTTCATCATCTTCCCAAACAATATTTGTTCTGTGAAGATATTCTTCAGTACTACATTCTTTTCCATCAATAAAAAACTTCATAAAAAAACACTCCTTTTTTTCATTTTATCACCAATTTTTATTTTGTCAACTCTTCTTTAGTTTAAAATTATATTTCTACTTGCTGTATGACCATAAATTTTATCAAACTCATATAATTTAACCATAGCTTTACTACCTACCATTAAACTATCTGAATATGGGTCGCTACCTATAAATGAAGGGCAAGTTAAAATTTCAACATTATGACTCTTATCTTCTCCAACTATAATTTCATTTGCCGAATGACGATGACCTAAAAAACAAAAATCATAAAATTCTCTATGTAAACTTGACAAATCTTTAATTGCATCTTTTACATTTTTAATTTGATGCCCATGCATTATAATTGCTTTAAAATCAAAAATATTAAAACATAAATAATCTTTATCTAAATCACTATGAACAGTAACTCTAGGATTATTTGCAACTAAATCAGAAATATAACTAACAATAATTTTTTCTAAATCTTCAGCTGCTAACTCACTAGCTTTACTACCAAGTGGCCTAGTTTGAGAATGATTTGCAGCACTACAATGATAGTAATCAATTTCACAAAACTCAGATAGATTATTTAAAAATTCAGCCAATAATCGAGAAATCTCTACTACGCATTCTACTACTGGTATTTCATTTAACTGTAAATCAGTCAATCTAAGTATTCCTTGTATTGTATCTGCCACATTAATTATTTTAATTTTATATATATCATTATTAAATATTTCGCACTTTAATGCATAAGATAACTTTTCAAGTCTTTTTTTACACTCTTCTCTTGAATAATTATTATTCTGGCTATCAAAATTTGCACCAAAATGAAAATCTCCCATTCCAACAATATATTCTTTATCATTTTGATAAGAATAAGGAATATCTTGAAAATCAGGAAGGGGTAATTTTTCTATACAATCTTTTATATTTTCATAAAATAATTCCCTTCTAGCATCTCGTCTATTGTATCTATTCTCTTCAACTTTAGTAGCTTGTAATTTATATCTTTCTTTCATTATTTCTTTCTTTTTTAAGTCAAGTTCTTTTATCAAATCCTCTTCTGTTATTTCAACTGAGTCGTCTATATTGTCTATTATTTTTTCAAAAACATAGTAAAATTTCCTTAAATTTTCTGAAGAATATACATTTTTATCACCAAGAAGCATATCTCCCATTTGATTATAATCAATTTTCCCAATCCTTTTTAATTCTACTATATCTTTAAGTTTTTTTAAATAATTTTTTGAACTCAAACACAAACACCACCCTTTATTCCTATATTAGACACTATAGAGCAAAATCTTACCAAACCTTAGAAATACAATGTTTTTCAGATTTTCGTTCTTCCTACTTTTTCTTATACTCACAATTTTGCCTATTCTTGACAATACTTCTACAATCAATACAATATTTTTGCCTATTGTTTTTTATGTTTGTAATCTTAATAAACCATCCTCCACATTCTTGGCATTGAAAATAAACTGGATTATGGAATTTATAACTATTATTGCATAATTCAAAAAATATAGTTCTACAGAAATATCTTTCCAACCTATTTTCAATAATATCTTGGTCATAAAGAGATTTATAACTAATTTCTTTAACTCGTTTTAATCCCTTTGCAATAGATTTTTTTTCATATTCTTCTTCATCTAAATAATTATTAAACATCCTTCTAACACACCACTTTATAAAAAGATGCTTTTGCTCTTTTGTGATACCAAATTTATTTTCATACAAATCACCAAACAAAATATCATTACTTTCTTTTGTATTAAAGGCATCACCAGTATATATATATTCTAAAAAATCATTAATAATTTTTTTCTTTTTCTTTTTATTTTCTGTCATTTGATAACTTACAAAATATTCCCATAAATAATCATACATCATAATCTAAAGTCTCCTTTTTATAATATTTACCAAGATATTCATAATCAGCATTGTCACTAGAAACTTCAATATATTTACTAGCTTTAAATTTAGGCGAATTTTTAATTAAATTTTCAATTATTTCATCACCAAAAATATACCAGCAAAGAGTTTTGTTTGTATCAATAGACCTATAACAAGTCTTAATAAAATAATTAGCAATAGTTTTTCTATCGTCTGAAAATCCTAATATTAAACTTTTATATTTATTAAGGCATTTATGTAAATCTACACTTGGGTCTTCGTCCTTTTTAGAAATAGTTTCCTTCCACTCCTTAATAAAATCACTATTAATTTTTCTAAATTGATAAAGTATATATTCATTATCAGTTTTTATATCATTATCAACTAATAATACTCCAGTATTTTCATAAGACATATCCCATAACAATTTCTTCTTTTCCCATCTGTTTATATAATCACAAAGCTCATTCATTTGAGAAGGAGAATTAAATGCGTTTTTAGGAATTTTATTATTTTCATCTAAATCTTTATTCTTCTTAGTTATTGTATGGTATCTTTTAAGTTTATCCTCATAATTATATAATAAAAAATAAGGTAATTTTTTTAAATTATTTCTTAATCTCTTTGTTATATTCCAACGAACACCTGTTTTTATGCTATCAATTTCTTTCTTTATATACCCTCGGTTTCCCGATATTTATTAGGGGAATAGACTATATCATCAACCTATAAGGTTGTTTGGCACTTCGATTTAAGGGATTTTCACCCAGCTGACATTTCATTCAGCCCCTACTTCTATTGAGTTTTATCTCCCACGGAATAGTCGTTAAACTTTCGGTTTTATCCGCTTAGCATAGGATTGTCATATCGTATAAATTATTTTTTATTTATAAATTCTAAAATGATTTCTCATACACTTCCAATTTATTTATACGACTTAGATTTTCCCCATTAGCCAATTAATTAATACTCATTTCCTAGTACTACTAACGTTTAATTGACACCCAGCATTTGCTGGTTCACCAAATTTGCATTGCATATTACTATACAATGGGGCTAGAAATTTTAACCCTGATATAAGCGAAGTAAAGATACATCATCTTCATAAACTTGCTTAATTTCTTCATTTTCTGTATATTTATTTAAAATACTTGTAGCTATGTTTGTTATTTCACCAATCCTGCTATCCCTAGATTTTAATTCATAATCAGTTAAATTGTCTTGGTTATAAGGTAATTTTTTAGCAGTTACTTTATCGTCTATATCAATTACCATAGTTTTATTAATTTTATTATTTACTAGCAATGGTTCATCACTTAAAAACACAGCATCACCATCAGCATCCCAATTTGGACTATATCTTTACCATATCTTTCGACTTAGGTATGTGGCACTTCCAGACAAGGAATTTCACCTTGAATGTACTCTCTTCCGAGATAGTCTCTTAACCTTCACTTTTTGTGTTTGGCACAGGATAACTTTTTAGCTTCCCCTGTTAGCCGATTTACTAATTATCATTTCCTATAATTCCTATCGTTAAATCGACACCCTAGCTTTCTAGGTTCACCACATTTATTACTTCATTGTTTCCAACGAAGAGGACAGACGCTACTTTATCCCACCTTGAACAGGCATACTTAAATCATACATATTAATCATTACCACATCTTGATTTTCAAAATGTCTAAACCAATAATCATAATCTTTTCCACTTCTTATTTTAACCTTATTAACTTCAGATGGACAAACTAAAGGACTTCTAAATGAAACTACACAACTATTATCATCAAAAATTGTCTGCGTTAAAAATTCATGTTCGTTTAATATACCTATAGGTTCCTTTCCAGATACATATTCTAAATAACCTATAATATCCCCCACTACTGTATGATAAAATCCGCCTACAATAAATTTTGCCTAACTTCATCTCATCAATTAATTTATTGCATTTTCTTATAATCATTTTTTTTATACAAGGGTCTTTAAGCATAGTATCATTTATATAAACTGCTTTTACAAAATTATTCAATAGTTCAAACATTGAACTATCAGTTGCACCTAAAAATTTCATCATATGAAATTTGCTTCCACAAGCAATATTCTCTATAAGATTTGTAGAATATTTTGCCAACTTAATAATCTTGCCATCATTTTGACTATCCAAAATATCATATTTATCATCTTCATGATTCCATAATTTTTTATAATGTTCTACATATTTAGAATTTATTAAATTCAAGCATTGTAAATATTGAAAATTCATTCTTGCAGCAATATTTATATGATTTGTATGATGGCTATATTTACTAATTCCAAACTTAAAATGATATTTTTCTAAAACTTTAAAATACTCATCAATAGCGTCATTACCATATTTTTCTTTAAATAGCCCAAATCCTTTAAACATACTCGTATTCCAAATACAATCTATATCTTCGACCTTATGTTTTTTGCCAACTACATCAGTAATCTCATCCACACCATGTTCCTTAAACCATCTTTTAAAATCAAACTCAACAGAATATCCGCTTCATAAATGGTAATCTAACTTGCAAACCTATTGGTCTATAATCTAGTCCGATTTCTTCCTTTGCTGCCCAACCCAAGTCTTCACAATGAATTCCACATCCATCAAATGGAGATATTTTTATATCCTTAGTTCCATCTTTAATTTGTCTATATTTATACTTTGAACCATCTTTACTAATACCCTCGACTTCTTCAGCATATCTAATTTTTTGGTTAGGTATTATTTTTGTATATTCATCAACAATAACTATATTAGGCATCTTAATATTTAATAATACACATGTACTAAATATTAAACATCTTTGTGCTTCATATTTAGATATTACAACAGGCTTATTTTCCATTTCAATATCTAACATACTAACCTTCATAAGTTCATCATATACATAATCAGCAACAAAAACCGTAATCCCTTGCTTAGCTTGAGATGCACTTTTACCAAATCTCAAATACTTTATATTGTTATAAATAAAACCATTATTTAACAAAAATCTATAATTTTTTTCCTTTTTTTTATCATGCTTAGCTTCAACTTGCACAATTTCTTTTAAAAAAACATCTTTTTTACCAGTAATTCTTTGAATCTGGTCAATTAGTGGCGAAATTAATGTAGAAATCAATATTTTTTGCTCTCTATTGCCATCTAAAGTTAAATTATAATTCGCCTTTATTAAATCTTGCACCTTAATACAAGGTATATAATATTGCGTTTTATCCATTAATTATTTTCCCTTCCAACATAATTAAACCAATCTTTATAAAAACTTTCCCTACTTAAATAAGTAAGCTCTTCATCAAAATCATTTCCATTACAACATAACACACACTCATCTTTAAAAGGGCATTCCTCATACCAAAAACACTCACTCATAAAAATCCTCCTGCTACAAACCCATACTTTTATCTTTTAATTGCTCCCAATAAAAATCTTCCCAATAAGCATAATATTCATCATCATGCTCATTATAACTTATATTATAATCTGGTAAAACCATAGGATTTTCTCCAGCCATATAAAACTCTTCGTTACTCATACTACACCTCAACTTTAAATATACTTGTAAGGAGTTTCTACATATCATAGACGCGTTTTTATACTTAAATAATAAAACTATATGTCTTAAAATATAAAACTCTTTTAAATTAAAATAAATAATTATCCGTCTGACAATTTTTTCAAATTAATATCACCTTCCTACTATTTTCCAATATCTTTCGCTCTGTTTATTATTATTTTTTCTTACTAATGAAACAATTTTATATCCAATATCTAATTCTTCAAATAAATTATTTGTATTTTTAAGTCCTTGGTCTCTACCATTAGTTTTGACATCAATAGTTATTGTACTCCAAACTTCCCTTCTTAACTCATTCTTAACAGATGCATTCATTTCTCTATTCAAATATTTTTTTAAAACATTAAGAATCTTCTTTTTTTGGTCAAGTACTTCTAAAATCATATCACTCCTAAAATTCTTACCAAGCTTATTACACATATACTTCATAAATTCAACTTCAGCATCACCCTGTAACCAAGATTGATACAAATCAATATAATATTTATAACTTATATATTTAGCACGATTAATTGTCATATCATTATCTATAATATCATCTAATTTCTTTTTGCTATATTTCTCTAAAAACTTTGCCTTACCAAGTTTTATTAATTCTTGTGCAATTTCTATTCGTCTCTTAAAATATCCAAATTGATAAGATATTTCACCCCTATCATAAATCTTTATATAAACATTAATTTTATCATTTTCCCCTAATCTTCTTCGCCTTCCTAAACATTGTATTAAATTTACAGGGTCAATCGTATCAATAATTATTGTTTCCAAATCTTTATCTTTGATATTGACTCCATTATCTAAAACTTTCGTTGCAAATAAAATTTTAGATGAAAATTTATCTTCAAAAACTATATTTTGTAATTCTCGCTTAGACGACCTCTTTCCATATTTTACATTACTCTCGCTACATATATATTTTGAATCTTTATATTTTCTACAATTATTTGCCGCCCTCTTTGCCGACCTACAAAAATATAATATTTTATTATTCCCCTCTAGTAAGTTTGAAATAGATTTGTCCTCTCTAAAAAAATATACATTTTCTATATAACTATAATCTGCTGGCAAATAATATACAAAATTAAATTCGTGCCTATAATATAATAATATATCTGGAGTGGCAGTCATAAATATGCACACTTTACCTTTTGGCGTCTCCCTAAGAATATCCAAAAGAGTATCTGTATATCTATTGAAGCTAGCATCACTAAATAAATAGTGTGCTTCATCACAAACAATTACATCATAATTACTTAGATAATAATATGCAGTAGTTCCCATTGATTCAACCTTCTGGTAATTTACTACTTCAATATTTTGTCTCTTACACTCAGCTAAATAATTTTCTACCTGCATTTTTAAAAGTCGCCTATTCGTTATTAACAGAATATTTTGATGGTTCTCGCTACAAAAATCACCAAGAGTATGTGCAATAAAATATGATTTTCCACTTCCTGTCTGGCTACCTATGAACACACTACATGAACCTTCATTAAACATTTGACAAAACCATTTTTCAACCTCGGAATTTCCCACTATATCACTAACATATGTCATATTTTCGCTCCTACTATATTATATGCTAAATTTTTGAACTTTATTCATATTTTTGTAAAATTGCCAAAATATAAAACTTTATTATATTATTATATTATTATATATATTATATTATTATATATTATTATATTATTATATATTA